CTAAATGTCATAAATTTTTATTTTTTTTATAAATTCTATAAGTTTAGGATCTTTATTTTCAACATAATGTGCAATTTCATTTTCTTTATCTGCTTTTAAATTACTAATGTATGATAGACTTTCCTCTTCATTTAATTTGCCTTCGTGTAAATTTTTAATTATAGGCTTTTGACAAATTCTATTGAGAAAAAGAAGAGGATAAGATTCTTTTTTATTTATAACCATAATAACTCTAATACTATAACAATGCCCATCAATAAGTTTAGACGGTATAAACTCTTCTATGAAGTTGTTCCCTTTTTTAATAATTTTATCATTAGATAAGATGATGCCTCTACCTTTAAATGAAAATTCTGGTTTCAAAAGATATTTAGGATAGTCAGGATGTGAGTGAGGGTTAATTTTTTCATTTATTTGTGGACATGGAAAATTATAAACTCTTCTCCAATCCATTTTATTTTCATATTTAAAACCTAAATTTTTTATAACTACATTTGAATCTGTTTTTGTAATTAGTTCATCTCCGTTTTTTACAAAAGTTGAACATTCAATATTTACCTTTTCACCAAAAATTTCTAAAATTCTTTTATCGAATTGAACCTTATATTTCATTATAGAATTTACGCCTATAATACCATTTATATCGACTACGTAAAATTTACCGTCTAGTCCATCTATTATGTCAAGTGCTATAAGATTATATTTTTCCATAATTCACACTTATTATTTCTCCTTTATTTATTATTTTAATTGAATGTAAACTAATATCTCTTTCCTCTTTAACTAATTTACTATTGGGTGTTATAGATTCCGTTAAATACCCCCCAATTGCGTTAGGTTCAAAACAACAAGTTGGTTCGTACCAATGATGACACACACCAAAATTAAATCCTTTTTCAATATCTTCTGTTGCGTATAAAACATATTTACCGTTCCTTTTTTCAATAGAAACACAGTTTGGTAAGGGGATATAATGTCTATTATTTTCAGTATCTGGTTTTGTAGGGTTATACCAACTATATTTTAATAAAAGTTCTTCACCTATTTGTATATCTCTTTTAGTATATATTCTATTATGTAAACTAAATCCACATTCCCACTTAGGGGTAGGTTTTTTTTGTTTTAATACTAAATTAGGATTATTATTATGGTTAAAGAAAGGAACTAATGTAGTTCTTAAGTTTACTATTCCTTTTTTTCTGTTATGAAAATCAAAATAATGCCCAACACCTAATTCTGTACCTTCAGGTATAAATTCTGTCGCAAAAACCCCTAAACCATGTAAAGGTGATTTTTTAAGTTCTACACACTTTGGGATAATATAACCTTTTTTAATTTTCATTTCTCAATTGGTTTAGTTTAACTAAATATTTAAAATAGTTCATTGTGGTAAATAATTCTAAATTTTTAGTTTGGGGTAAAGAATAAAGATTAATTAACCTATTTTGTATATATTCATCATCTTCTAATATTTTTATCTCTACGTCTGGTTCTGTTATTTTATTATGAACTAAATAATGTTTAAAGTCGTCAATAAATATTTTGTTTTTTATTCTACATGAAAAAAGTTGTGTATTTTTTTCTACATTATATAATTCAGTTACATTTATTAAAAAAAATAAAGAATTATTTAATTTTTGGTGGATTTTTTGTTTAGTTTCACCAAATATTATTCTCTGATCCCACTTAAAACCATTTCCTTCACATATTAAAACATCTAAAGGATTAATATTATTAGATTTAATTTCAATGAAAAGATGATTATATTTTTTATCTATAGAAAATAGTTTATATTCTTTATTGTTTAAAGTTATTTTATTTAATTTTAAATTATTAGTTAAATATAATCTATGGGATTGGTATTTTTTATTACCAATAATGGTGAAAATGTCATTTTTTAATGTTATTTCTTTAATATTATCTTTAATTATTTTAATATTCTCCCTTTTTTTTATTTTTTTTATTAATTTTTCCATAAATAAATTAGAACCTAAATTAATATGGTAAAGAGAATAGTCCGAATAGATTTCATCATCAATAGTTTTAACATTTTTAAGTGGACCTTTTATTTCAAATTTGTTATCAACTTTTTTTAAATCCTTATTAATAGTTTGAATATAGTTTTTATGTTCATTACTAACCCACTGTAAATGTACTCTTGCGTCTGATATTTGCCACGCACCTCCCAATTTATCTTCTCTATCGATTACCAGTAAATCTAAATCTTTAAATGAATTTATGTAACAATCTAGTAGAAAAGAAATATTAGACGAAATATATGTTATATCATAACTTTTCATAAATATGAAATGGTTGTCTTTCTGTCCAACTGGTAGGATAGCGATAATATTTTATAAAATATCTATTTTCTGTTTTTCTACTTAAGGGTCTATAGCTAATAATAGTGACATTAGGAGTTTCTTCTATAACTTTTTCATTTATTTCATAAACTTCTTCTTGCGGAAAACAAAGATTACTTTGCCATATTAAATCTCCGTTTTGAAATTCAAAATCATAGAGTGAACAGTTTTTTAATTCTATATTATTTAAACTATAATCTTTTATTAGCTTATTACCAAACTCTAATCTATAGGGATGAATATCAATACCAATTGTCTTTATATTAGGATATAATTCATTCCAATAAAAATTCATCCATCCTGTACTACAACCTACTACGATAAATCTTCTGGGTTTTATTGAGGTGTTCTTAATTAAATTATGAAAAGTTTCATAAGGTGTACTTCCATAGGTTAAAAGTCTAGTATCAACACCTAAACTTTCACCAGCTTGTGTATCTTGTTTTCTAAATTTAGAAATATAACTTTCTAACTCATTTAATAATTCAGTATTTTTCATGTATATATAGTTTTATATATAAATAACTAAAATTAATAAATAATATTAAATGATTTGTAAAAGAATTGTTAGGAAAGTTTGACGGTGAGTTGTGCCTTATTTAAGAATCCATATTCTGAAGTTAAACCATAATCTACTAATACGTTGTCCACAATTTTTTTCATTTGATCACTATGACCCGTAATAATAGTTACTTCATTACTACCTTTAGTCAAATGTTCTCCTAAAAAAATATCTAACTTTCTAGATACTTCATTATGTCTGACACCGTGTAAATCTAATTTATTCATCACTAATTTTTTTTATAATTTTGTGAACTTTATCACATAGTTCATATTCTTCTTGATCTATAAAATGTGTCAAACATTTATTTAAACTATCTTCCCAATTATCTTTGGTAACACACAATATAAATGTAACTTTTCTATAGTTATTTACTACTTTAACTATTTCTATAGACTCTACATCGTTATCGTACGCAAAATCTACAGTTTCCATTATTTTGATATGTAAATTTGTTTTATGGTTTTGAAGATACTCTTGCTCTTCTAATTCACTATTAATATGTATGACAGGTATTTTTTCCATTAATTATAGAAACTACTTATTATCTCAATTTTTTTCATTATTTCTAATCTAACATTTGGATTAGTTTCTGTTAATAACTGTTTTCTTAAGTATCTTAAGTCTTCCATTATCTGTTTATCGTTATTAATAGATTTCATAGTTTTTTTATTTCTTTTTCTTAATAGTAAATAAATTACTAAACCAAATATAAGGGTGGGGATAATAAAAATAAAATATATCATGTCTTTTTTTTCATAAATATGAAAAAACTATGAAGACATCACAAAATCTATATATTGTTCATACTTTTTTTGTACGATATATTCTGCAATTTGATGGCAATCCTTTTGAGGTAAGTGCATATGTGACTCTAATAAGTTAGCAATACTTAGTGAAGAGTAATGTCTCTCTATTGATTGTGATACACAGTAACTAATAGAAGTAATTTCATCTGAACCTAAAACAAATTTTGGGTGGGTAATTTTTTTTACTATGATTACTGATGGTATACCTAAAGGATTAGTAGTATATGAAATGTATCTATCAAAAAAACTTTTACCTTTTTCTACGAAATTTTTAATATGTTTCTCTGTTAACATATTATAAAAGTACAAAAAAATTATTTATTATCCAAATATATTTCGTTTAATATGTCAACTACTTGATCATCTTTTAAAAAGAAGTTATCTTTTACAACAGATAAATGTACTGTTTCGTCATCAAAACACTTTTCATAATCTTGAAATTTAAGTAGTAAATCATTCAGTGAATCTAAATAATCATAAAAAAAAGTTTTATCCTTAGTATTTGTTATTACCTCAATTGCACCTTCATAGTCATCTTTGAATATTCTTTCATTTAAAAGATTAATATTAGATTTAATAATATTTCTTTTACATTCCAACAGAGAATTATTTATAACCTCTCTTATTGTTTTTAATTTCTCACTATCACTTAATAATTCACTATAAGTATTTTCATTTATTAAATCTCTTTTTTCTAAAAAAGATATGATAGCTTCTTTTACTTTATCATTCATTTAATAAAGATACTTTATTTTTTTAATATAGTCAAATATTGACATATTAGATTTTTTGTAGTATTTTTGTGTATCTTTTAAATAAATAATATATACTTATATTATAGAAAACAGAAAAATAGTACAAAAAAAAAAGACTATTTATTAATTTCATATAAAATGGACCGTAAATTAAAGTTAATTGGCAAAAAAGTATTGCTAAAAAACGTATATAATATTGACACAGATAAGGGAATTACAACTGAAGGTTATACTGACATAGAAGGTGTATTAGAAAAATTAGGTAGTAATGACTTTTTCGGGTGGGATATTTGTGCAACAGTAAATGGGCGAATGTATAAGTTAGATAATTTATCTCAAATATTGCCTATTTATAATTAAGATGAGAACAATACTATTTAAAAAAAATGGATCTTTACACTTAGTAGATAAGGTTAGTAAGGAAGTAGAAAAAGTGGATACAATAATAAATTATTTAGATTGTCCAGTAGAATTTGAGGCGGGAATAACTTTTAAAACATTCTTTAATCATGTAATAAAAGAAAAAGATTTTCTTAATATACTTTTTAAAGAAACAATGAAAGGGTCTTCTATTGATGTATTCTTAAAAGAATGGGATAAGAAAGGTAAAAGTGTAGATCCAAATAAAGGAATACAATTTTTAAAAGCATATAAAATATTTGACTATATACAATTAAATGAGGAAAAAGATTTTATAGATATTAGAGTAGACTTTGATGGAATTGGTAATGAAGAACAGTTATACAATTTGGAATTTATACCATTAAATGAGTTAAAAAATATACCTATGGTAATCTCAGAGAATATGTCTATATATAGAACTGTTTCTAATTTAAAAGGTGAAGAGTTATTTTTTAGAGGTAATTCTTTTGTTCTATTGTTTGAATTATTAGGTACTGTCCTTTATGTTTTAACAATACATAAAAGTCCCGAAGGTAGAAATTCTGCAAAAGAAAAATTTATACAGATTTTAGGTAACACTAATATTATAGAAATGTTGGAGGAACAAAAAGAGGATGCAGTGGAAATACAGAATTTTGAGGAAGCAGCACAACTTAAAAAGATTTTAGATAGATTACAAAACGGATTTACGAATGAGTAATTTCTTTTATTTCGTATTCACTTATTTTTTTAGGTAAAATATAATACATCTTCATTAACTGATGAAAATTATATTCCACCTCATCTTTACTATACCCAGTTAATTTCATTAATCCTAAATTATCTATAACGTTCCCAAATTTATTATAAGATTCTTTTATATATTCACCAAAATATGGGTTTAATGTGTAATCATATGTAATAGTATATAGTTTCACTTTAGATGATATATCATTTTTATTTTTAATATTCTGTTTGTAAAACGTTTTAGGTAACATACTATTAAATATCGTTATCTTCCATAATAACTTCTTGAATTATTTTTTTTTCTATTTTAGTATTAAGTAATCTAATAACATAAATTAAATGAAATGAACATATAATTAAAACTTGTATTAACTCAAAAATCATTAAACTAAAAAATATTAGAGGGTAAAGGGATAAGGAAAGTTTACCAAAACCACTTACTCTTTTATCATTCCACATTGCAAATGTCGCAAATATAAAAAAGAATATTGCACAACTATAGTGAAGTAAGGGAAATTGATACATATCAAAAATCGCCAAACATATTAATGCCATTGCAGATATTTTCCATTCATTATTACTATGTATATATAAACCAATAGATAAGGTAGAAAAAATTGTAGTGAAACCTAAAGGGATGTATTGATAATATTGACTATAACTACCTTCCCACCCGTAGATTATTGGCAATACGATTATGGATAGTATACCCAATATTACCAGTATTAAACGAGTGCACAAATTAAGTTTACTTGGCACATTTTTCATAAATTAAATGGTTTCTACTAAATAAATATGTAGAAAAAAAAAATAAAAAATAAGAGTACTGGTCAACCACTCGCATCCCACCGATTTATTGTTGTCCATAGTGTTAGTTCAAACGATTAAAAAGGGTTTTGGCCTCCTGATTGTCTAGAATTTACAGGATCATATTATGTACCCTTCCGCTACTTCCTTTTGTTACAAGTATATTTTTCTTCTATAGTAACAAAACCTTTTTAATCTCCTACCCTCATTATGTCACAACTCACTCGCCATAGCCTTGTCCGTTGTGTACTCTTATTTCTTTGTTGATGGTAGTAACCATATATCACCACCAAACATAACCTCTAATAGTTTAGGTTCAATTTTATCAATCTTCGCTAGTAACCTTAAAGTAGATACTGTATCGTGTTTCATCATTTTAGAAACCTCACCTTGTATCCTTTCTTTTGATACTACGTTCTTTAAGTGTTCAATTAATCCCGGTTCAAACATTGCGTCCCAAACTTCAGGATCAATCTCAAAACCTTTAGTAATCGAAAACCTTAATGCTCTAATCATCCTTAACGGATCGTCAAAGAAAGTTTTAATTGGATTTAGTGGAGTAACTAAAATACCTTCCTCTAAATGTTTTCTACCCTCAAATAAATCAACAATAGTTCCATCTAAATCTTTTGCCAATGCATTAAGGGTAAAATCCCTCCTTCTTAAATCGTCTTCCAGTGTCCCTAATTCTAATATAGGTTTTCTAGTACCTAAGATGTAACCTACTTCCTTACGAGCCATTACAAAGTCTGCCACCAACCCTTCATTCACATGTCCTTTAGGGAACTTAGCTCTAACAGTAAAACAATCTTTAGTCTCTAAGAATATTTTAAACCCTTCATTTTTTAGATGAGATAACATTTCATCCCATCCCTCATCTACTGTTTGATCGGTATTATCTAAAACGAATGTGAAATCAATGTCGTTGGTGTGGACACCTATGATTTCGTCTCTTACACATCCTCCTACTTCATATATCTGTGGCATAATTAATTTGTTTATACAAATATACAAAAAATATTTTAATAAACAAAAAAAAAGGGAGAATTTCTTCCCCCTAATTTTACAAACAAATCAAACCACTATTACACCATAGTCTCTGATAAACTCCACAACATTTTATTAACCTTTAGATTTTCATCTATCGACTTAACTGCTCTGGTTTTATTATATTTAATTTTTCCGTCTTTCTTAACGTAGGTATTTAAACCACCTCTAATCATCCCCTCTTGTATTCTGTTGAATACTGTCCACAAATCATTTCCTCTATCTGCGGCTCTGTTAATGGTTAGTAATTCATCTAAGTTAACATGTCTGTCCTTACCCCATCTTTCGATTACCGCTTGTTGTGCGAAATCTCTTCGTTGTTGAGGTGTTAGTTCCACACCCATCATACTTTGTACTTTACCAACAACTTGTGGGATATGTGTAGTAATTTGTCCTACCGTATCTAAGATAGAAGACTTTTTAAATCCTTTGTGACGAATAGTGTACTGATCAAATGTCTGATCCGCAACTACTAATCCGTTACTACAAACCAATCTGAAAAGTCCTACATGAAATTTGAATGAAGATCTACCATTGTGAGAGTTGGTTAATACAATCTCTGGATGTGTATCCCCAATCTCATTGGAAAGGTTATCCATCTCCGTATTTCTGAAACGTAAAATGTGTTTCTTAAATGGTACGGTATCTTCATATCCTGTACGAGTACCAGTTTGCATCGCTGCGGTTGGTTTCCAATTCTTCTCTTCTAAGATATCAATTACCTTAGTAGTAGGAATGTGTTTGTAAATGTGTGAAAGATGTCTTGATTGTGTCTGTGTTAATGCCGAAGGACACTGTGCTCCGATTTGTTCTAAATTTAAGTATTCCATAGTTATTTATTTTTGTTATTACAAATATACTGCAAATATTTTAAACTGCCAAACATTTTACCATAAAATGCGGGATATTTCTTTTTTTCCACTTAGAAAAGTATTTTTTCTCTCTAATATAGTACTCTCTATATGACTCAACTGCATTACCAATTTTACATTCATCTGGCATTGCAAGTCTAAATGGTGTTAGTTTACCCAACTCTTTTAATGGTGGGTGGTTAATCATACACCATTCGATTATATCTTGTGATTTGTGTCTCTTTTCATATCGATATGTATATTCTTTACATAACTCAATACCTAAATCACATAACCATACATAATTTTCTATACATTCTCTTGCCCATATAGAACAAGGGTGGTTCTTATGGGATAAACCATAAGGTACATCTAAACCTGATTCTACCATATGATGGACACCACATAGAAGTTGTGCACTTTCTAATATCATTTTAACTACGTGCTTATCGTTGTGATACTCAGCACATTTTTTTGGGTCTTCGTCTAATATAAAAATATTCATACCATAAAAGTATAATATTTTTTTTAATTATCCAAATTTATTACTTTATTTTTAATATTTATAGATATAAATTTAACTTTATGAACAAATTTTCTAAATTAGAAATAAAAATAATAGATTTTATCAATAAAGAGTTTGTTGGTACTTACCCTAGGAAATCAAAGGTGTTACAGTGGTTAAAAACTACATTAGGATTTACCAATGAAGAAGCTAAACAATGGTACGCATTATGGATTTTAAATAAAGATACCAAATCCGCAGTTAAGGTTGGAAATAATGAGTTTGGGGATAATAAATATAGAATTCCATGGGAAACTATTGAAAATGTTAATAGAGGAGATGCATTATATAAATTTGTTGAGAGACTTAAAGAAAAAGATGGTGATGAAGATGAAGTATTAGAAGTTTATTACCCTAGTGATGAACACAATAAATTAGTTAAGACTTTATTAGGTGACGCTTTTTATTATTGTAATTCTAGCGGATATCCAAAAACACCTTGTGTTAATTTTGAAAGAGATGGATTAGAAATTGCGGGTGATGGTGACGACTTTGAACAATTTATATCTGGTGTTGGAGATCAGGCGTGGAGAATTGGTGATGACGGAGCAGGTTCAGAAGATTATGATACTGAAGAATTTAACTATGTAATGTATAATGATAAGACATTAGATATAGTAAAAAGGATAGGTGATATAGTAGGTGTTTATGTTGATGATCCTAAATATGGTGGTATGGACAACGATGGTGGACTATACGAATATTTAGATGACTTTCTTACTAAAGATGATAAAGACGATGTAGTAGATGAATATGTTTGGGCATTAAATGGTGAAACTGGTAGATATAGAACAGAACAAGTAACAGAATTTTATGAAGATGAAATTACTTACGTCCCTTACACCAGTCAATTTTCTTATGGTCCACACACCATAAAGATACCATATGAAGATTTATTAGAGAAAATTAAAGAACATGATATTTTTACATTTAGTGATTTACAAGATTTAGAAGAAGAACTAAACCCTTGTGGTAATTGTGATTTGGATGATGTATATTGGAGTGGTGACTTTATTGATGAAGCAGGTGCAAAATATGTTAAAGAAGTATTAAATGCGGTACTAGAACGAAAATTACATAAATTAGAAGAAGATGAAAATTACGCAGAAAAAATAAAACTAAAAAAAGAATTTACAGAGTTTCTTAAAAAAAGTGGGTTTGGATTTCATAGGTGGCGGAAAGAATGGACTAGTGGTGATGGAAAATTACAATTTTTAGAAAAAGATTTGGATCTTGATGAAAAAATGATTACTTTTACATATAACGGAGAAAAACATAAAACTTCGTTAGAAGATTTCACCCCTTGGGTACAAGGTAGTGTATTAGATTTAAACGAATGTATAACAGTAAGTAAATTCAGATTAATTATGGAAACAGTAGGAGACCCTTTAGATATTAACAAGATTGCAATCTTTGACTTTGATGGTACGTTGATGGACACACCACACGCAGAAGAAGGTAAAAGAGAATGGGAAGAAAAAACCGGTTCACCATATCCACATAGAGGTTGGTGGAGTAAAAGAGAATCTTTAGATACTGAGGTATTCGATATTCAACCAATTAAATCTACAATAAGTGATTATGTTATTGAAAGTGATACACCTAACACTTATATGGTTATGTTAACAGGAAGACTACCAAACCAGAAAGATCAAGTAGAAGATATATTACACAGTAACAATATTGTTTTTGATGAATATCACTATAAAGATGATGGGGACACATTAAATAGTAAGTTAAATACTATTGTTAGTCTATTAAATAGGTTTCCAAATACTGAGTTAATAGAAATGTATGAAGACAGAGAACCTCACGCTATTGCGTTTGAGGAGTGGGGTAAAGAAAATGGGGTAAATCTAAAAGTAAACTTAGTTACTAAACCTCAACTAGATTTTAAATAAAGTCCAAATAAAGTTGCAGCAATACCAAAAATAATCTGTACTACCACCCATACAGTTGTAGACATAGTTTTAAATGTTTTTAAATCACTAACTTCTTTTTGTAATTCTTTTAATTGTGTAGGTGAAGATACTTCATCTACATTACCTTTCCAATCTTTTAATGAAGATATTTCGTCTTTAAATTGTTCTAATTTAGATAGTTCTTGTTTAATATCATTATTTTCCTCAGTTAGTGAATCTACTTTATTATTCAATTTCTCTAATTCTGCTAAGACAAGTCGTGAATATTCATTCCACCCATTTTGATTTCCGTTATTACCCATTATTAATTATCTTTTACTACTTCACAAGTACAAAGTAATACATCCTTACCATCAACTTTTTTTAAAGTAATTTTAGATATAAAATCTTGTCCTGATTTATGTGGACATTTTATAACACCTTGCCAACTTCCTTCATTATTTAATTTACTATTAATTTCATCAATAGGTCTTTCAGGAATTTTAAGGAATAATTCATAATGTCTTTTCCCCACCATATCATTAGGGTTTTCAAACCCATAAAGTTCTGCGAACAACTCATTTACTAACAAATATTTCCAATCTTCTGCCATAATAGCCATAGGACGAGGAGAAGTTAAAAATACGTGTTCTAAAATGTCGAAGTGTTGAACTTTTTGTATTAAATCTTGATCTCGTAGTGATAAATCCTCAACTAGTTGTCTTAATTTGTCAATATTGCTCATTTGCGTCTTTTATATATAAATATATAAAAAACTTAATAAATTATCTAATACCGGATAAGTACCACTTTTTTACGTTGTTACGTGGCTTTTCGTTTTCGTTGATGTTATTTACTATAATATTTGCTTCATCTTCATCTTTAACTCTATAAGATAAAGTGTTAAAAATTTTACTTTTACTCTTACCGTCAATAACTTCTGTTTTTTTATTGACTCTTTTTAAATGTACTGTTAATCTTTTCATTCTATTTTTATTTTATTTGGTAATTCTTCTTTACTTAAAAAACTATCTTTTATAAACTCTATAACAACTTCTTCACTGTGGTTATAATCTTTCCATTGTACAAAATTAAAACCTTCGTATGAATGGTATTCTTCTTCATCCCAATCATTTGTAAGTGGTTCACCACTTATTTCATCGTTATAGTTTTCATCAACCCAATAATAATATTCGTTTGTTTCTAACAACCTATATGTATTTTCTTCATCTTCTTCTAAAACAAATTTAACAGTTAGATTTCCATTATCATCACAATCCATTTCCAAAACTTCGTTAATAAAATATTTTTCCATAACTTTTTTTGGAAATAAATATGTTTATTTTTCTAAAACTTCATTAAGCGAAATAAGTTTATCTAAATACTGTTTTGCCTTATAGAGATCTTCTATACCATTTTTATCTTTCCATCTTGTAACATATTTTACAATATTACCTTCGAAAAAATCTAGATTGTGTGAATATGAATAGTCCCACATTTCAATTCCTCTATTATAATGTTTAGGGTGTTTTACTCTTTCCGACATATTATTATTAATTTTGATTAAATATAATAATATATTATTTAAATGTCAATTAATTATTCCTAAACAAATAAAAAGGATCGGAATAATTACCATCTTCTAGTGTAATTGTCTCTTCATTTTCGCCTCCATCGTATCCCGCTAACCAATGTCCTAACCCATCATCCCTGACTGCTCCTTCCATAACCTCATCTCTGTCAATGTCTATATAACCGTACTCATATGCTTCAGAAATTTCCATACTTGCATAACTTAAAAAACTGTCTATATCATCTACGAATTCTTCTGTTCTATCGGCAGTTATTTGTTCAATATACATTTCAATAAGACTTTCACCACTATATTTTTCTAATATGGTTTTACTTTCTTCTAAATTAGTTTGTAACTTATCTAATTCTTTATAAGATTCCTCCAAATATGTTTCTAATTCATCGAAAATTCGTTTGTAATTATTATAGGTACTTTGTAACCCCTCAATCTCTTCACTATATTCCATATCCCTATAGTTAGTTTCGTCATCACTATAATAATCTAATCTTTCAATATCCTTTTCTAAAACTATTAATTCTGCTTCAACATTATCTTTTTTAAACTCTTTCTCTTGAATTTCTAATGATAATTTTTTTATCTCATCTTTATATAATTTAGTGTCATACTCTGCACCGTCATATAGATCCCAGTCCTCACTATTGTGATTAAATAATTCCTCTCTTAACTCATCTTCATCGTAATCTCTCACCCTTTCTTCTGTCCCTTCTCTTACATATAACCTTATTTCTAATTCATCTGGTTCTACGTACCCCATTAACCATTCTTGATTTAATGCATCATATCCTTCACTTTGAATTATATCATACACTCTAGTTTGTGCTGCGTTCCACGCTTCATCATAATCTCTCGCAATTTGATAAGTTTCATAACCACCTCTAGCAACATCAAAAATTCTATACTCTGGTAGATAAGTGTTATAATAATCCCTTATATCTCCCTTATAAACTTCAACAACAAATGTCTCTGGTATTCCTTTAAATTCTGACAATACTTTAATATAATCATTACTAGCAGTAGTATCTAACTCTACTACCTTATCCATATCTAAGAAACCTCTTTTATGTTCACGTGCAGAAGTTGCATTTAACATATATAAATTAATTAATCTAACTTGCGTTTCTAAATCATCTATTGCCAATGTATCTTTTAAAAATTTATATATTAGTTTATCATTATTTTGACTAATTCCTTTATCATACATAAATTGTAATAACTTTCTATCTACAGGAGTTAGTTCAGTATACGTTACATTACTGTCATTAGATTCTGATATGAGGTTATATAGTTTCATTATCTTAATACTGATTTAAATGGGTGATTTAATTGACCGAATCTCCACTCCTCCATCTCACTTCGAAGAGTTGACTCCTCAAAATATTTTATTTTATCCTCCTGTTCATATAAAGGACTCTTATAACTATTCTCATCCGGGTTATACTCATCTTGTTCGGTATCAAAAACTTCATCAGTTAAAACAATTAACCCTTCATCGTTTTCAATCTTATCTCTCCAATCAGTATAACTCTCAGTATAGTAATTACGTATTTGTGTACCCGGAGATGGTAACTTTACTGGTGATATCAATTTAATTCTCATTTCATTAATTTGTTTATAATACATAGTTTCACATATCTCTGTGTCTCCACCACACCAATGACAATCTTCATCAGATCTACCATCACCATGACATTCATCACATTCTACTTCTTCGTATCCATCACCATTACATTCATCACATTGTTCTTCCTCTCCTTCTTCATCTCTAAAACTTCCTTCACCATCACAATACCCACATTCTAATCTTTGTTCTCCTTCACCATCACAATACTGACAATCATCATCTTCATATCCACTACCACCACATTCTTCACAAGTCTCACATTCTTCCTCTTCTTCATCACTTACATAATCGTCATAATAGCGAATATCATAATAGTAATAATCATACGGTTCTAAAATAGGATCTGTCAGCCAATCCTTAACCTTTAAATTAGTTGCCAAAAGGAACGCCAATTCATTTATTTTATCTTCATCTAAAAATAGTGTGTTTTTCATAAATTGATAGATATTATTATACGGTAAATCGTTATCATTTGTTAATCCTCCTTTGAAATACCTATTAAAAAATATATGTCTTTTACTACTCCAACTCCACTTAGATGCTGCACCCCTAAAATAATCAAAATCAAACTTTTTAGAAATTATATTCATTAACTTTCTATTAATTGGGGTATCTAATTTTGGTGCAGTGTAGTTATCTTTTCTAAAGTTAGCACCGTATTCTTCCATTATGTTAATAAACTTTATCATTATCTATGCTCAATTAAATTTCTAAAATACGTTCTGTATTTTGCATTTTCAAAATGTATATCTTCTTGTGGATAATACACACTAACTGTTCCTTCTTTACTTTCCAAATCATCACTATCAAAACTACTTTCCGTATCTTCCCACTTATCCTGCATTGGTATTAAAAGTGCCTCATTTTCATCATACCACAATTCAAAATTTGTTTCATTCACTATAGGTCTATCTAAATTTGGTTCGTTACTATATAATATTAGTGTATTATCTGTTATATGATATTCTGTTTCTTGAAAGTAATCAATACCTGTCCCTTCACAGTTCCAACAGTCATCTTCTACTTCTCCACCACCACCACAGTCTTCACACTCTACCTCACCTTCACCATAATCGTATTCCCCTGAACCCTGACAAGTTTGACAGTCATTATTTTGTGTACCCACTCCGTCACAATCTCCACAATCACCATCAATGTCTACCTCATCTTCTGATAATTCACCATAGTAACCTACTTCATACACATAAAAAGTTTCATCTGTTTTTATAGGATCAGTTAAATAATTTATTGAACCATTTAAAAATATTAACCAACACAATTCCGCAATTTTTTGATAATCTAAAGCCATTATCTCATCCATAAAGGTAATAATACCTTCTCGTCTTATCTGATCTATTATTGGTTTAGTATAATTAGTATAATTAAAATTTAAATCGAACTTTTTCGCAACTATATTTAATAGTTTTCTATTAACTAATGTATCTAAATCTTCGGATTCTTTTAGTATGTCTTTGAATCTAATCATATACTAATAAATATGATTAAGAATAGATTTCTCTCACCTTTCCTTTAATAATGATTTCTTCGTCAACAGGTCTCCAATCCGTAATTAAATTTGAATGGAACGGTTTACCATCTTTAGGTATGGCTATTGTAACGTGTGGTATCTTATTACTACTATGATATCCATCTACTTTAACTGCTATTGCATCTTCTGAAACCCCAATTTTTTTAACTGTTAATTGTACTGTTTTACCTATATCATCTCTCAAATGTTTAGGTACAGGTTGTTTAAATCCCATAGTCATATGATGTGCAATTTTTTTCCAGTTTAAAGGAATTTCAACATAATCATCTACAAACATAATTAAATTATCTTGATCGTCATCGTCTAAAACTACTGCAGAATATAATAGATTACCTGTAGATTCATTTAGTTCTTCTATTCCATCTACTTCTTCACTATGACTCTTAGGCATAATACTTATATTCCACTTATTCAAGACTTTTTCTAATGCAATAGGTAGTGCCATAGATACTGCACCTAATCCCATTAATGCTACTATTCTTGCTAAATCTTTAGACTGTTCTTTGAGAAACTTTTTATCTTCTTCTGTAACATCTTTTCTATTAATAATTTTTGCAAGAATTTTAGCTGCCTCAGTTGTTTCTTTCCCCTCTCTTTTAGCACCATTCACAAACTCAGTCCAAGAATTTTTTAAGTCTTCTACTCTACCCTCAAATAAAAATTTAGGTTGTTTACTTTCTTTGATTGATTTAATTTTTTTCTTAATCAATCTTTTTCCTGATTTAATAATGTGCTTCTTCTTCATAATTACAATTAATCGGTTCTAATTATGAGATAAAGGACTCCATTCATATTTATTTCATCGTAGTTGCCATCATAACTAGCTAAGGCTTCATAACCTTCATCATCTTTAATTGATTCTTTGAGACTATCTTCATCCAACCAGAAAAAACTATCTATAGCACTTTCTCTATCAAAACCTAGATTATCAACAAAATAACTAACACCATCACTTCTAATTTCATCCACAGTATTTTGGGTATAATTTTCTCTTAACTCATCTTTGGCTTGTTCTACAAATTCTCCTTGATAAATTTCTTGTAGGTTTTCCATCTCAGTTTCTAAGTCATCTAACTCACTTTGTAAATCATTAATCTCTTCTTGTTTCAAATCTATCTCCTCTTCTAATCTATTGTACTCATCTTCATCTTCTACATAATCCAAGTCCCCTTGCTCTGATTCTAACTCCTCTTTTTCCGACTCTAAGTCATCCATACGTTCTTCGATATCATCTTTTTCACTGTCTTTTTCTTCCCATTGCTCTTTGGCATCATCCATGTTATCATAACCAGCTTCTTCTAATATCTCTTCATCTGTCATATCACTTAATCTATGATCAGCCTCTTCTTCCGCAAATTGTTCAATGGCGGAATCGTTTGGTTCTAAATGATTTTCCAAATACCAATCTTCCATATATTCAACACCATCATCTATTCTACTTTGTGCGTAATCATCCATTGCGTCATCCATCTCATCTTCATCACCTATTGCATATGTTCCACCATCATCTTCGTTTTCATACTGATCTAAACCATAGTGACTATAACCACCCTCTTCCATTAAAAATGGTGGTAAGTCAAAATATTCTGCTAGTGCTAATTGTTTGTCATCAAATTCAGAGTTAATCTTTTCCATATCTAAATCAACCTTTTCTAAATCATCGTAGGTTTCTCCCTCATCCTCATCAACAAGTTGTTCCATATAAAGATATGTTAATCTCATTTTAAGTTCCATATCCTCAATATATAATGTATCAGTTAAGAATCTCCAAATCTCTGCACCATCAGACCAATCCAAATCTTTACTTTGCATCAGTTTAAGAAACTTCTTATCTACAGGAGTAAGAGTAATCAATTTAGGTTCTTGTGTTTCCTTTTGTTCTTCTTCTACTTGTTCGTATAGTTTAAATAATTTCATCTTAATAATCTATCTGTATTATATAATAAGTATCATCATTTATCGTTTCCGTATCATAATAGTCATCTATATTGCTTAATTCGCCTGCCCTGTCAATGGTTGTCATATCTTCAATAAACCCTTCTCTATCGAAATTTAACCACTTTGGTAGTTTACTAACATCTACTTCATTCCACTTATTTAAATAGGGTTTAGTGAATTCATACTCACCCCACTTTTGATCTTGTGTTATATAACCATGGTCAATTAACCAATCACCAATGTAGTTAGCCATTTTATTGTATTCATCATTATATACTAATTCTCTTACTCGTTCCCTTAGAGAATCCTCTATTTGGTCCATTTCTACTTTTTTAGGGATACCACTATTCATTGGATCATCTTCATTCATTACTAACTGATAATATCTTTTAATTAATTTTATAACTTCATCACTATTATCATAATCCTTTATCATACGAATTATATCATTAATACGAGTATTAGATTCTATATCTTCTGCATATTCACTAGCAATAATTCTTTTATCTGTATCATCAATATATAAATAACTTATTAATCCGTGCACAGTACCTTCGAATTGGGCTGCCTCACTAAAGTTATAGTATCTATCTTGTAATGCATCATTTATTGCGCCCAATGTTTCATCTTCAGTACCTACTTCATAATGATCGTCATTTACTATATCATAAAAAACTGACATGTCTCTATCCCAAGTTTCTTTCATATCTACAACGAGTATAGGTGGTAGATTTAAATTATTTGCAACTGCCTGATGACGGTAGTTAGGACCGGGTATTATATTTTCTCCTTGTGTTGTTAGTTTATTATAATCTCCGTCTTCTTGAAAGTTATTTATAAATAATTTTATATAATACTCTATTTGCTTTGGATCATCAAACCCCATTATATTTTTTAAAAAATCATATATACGGTATAAAAAATTTTCATCTAAATTTCTTAATTCTTCTACTAAATTATAATTTAATTTAGAATCATCCTCATGTTCTCTCCATACCTTATTGTGAATAAGGGTTAATATTTTTTTGTCTACTTTACTTAATTCAGTATTTTTGGATTCAGTTATATAGTCTCTTAATTTATACAAAATATTTTTTTATATAAATATATAAAAATTTACTATAAAGATACATTTAATGTCGCTTTTATTGAATTTTCTTCAGATTGTTCATTTACTACTAACCAAATAGTATGATGTGTACCGACATAATGTAATACATCATTTACAATATACATTATATCATCATCAAAATAAACCTTTTCACCGATAGATGGAATTTTTTTTATTTTAATATTTTCCTTAATGAAATTAAATTGTTTATCTACAATATGTATTATTTCAGATTTTTTAAATATGTTAAAAATTTTCATTTTTTATTGATATTTATACAAATATACTTTATTATTACAGAAAAATAAATATAATTATAAAAAGATGTTAAAAGTAAACGTAAAAAAAGGGAATATTGAAAGAGCACTTAAAGAAATGAAGAGTAAATTCATTAAAACTAAGGTTGCTAGAGAATGTAGAAAGAGAGAAGAGTTTACTAAACCATCTGTTATAAGAAGAGAAGAAATTAGTAAGGCAAAGTATGTACAAAAGAAAAGAACAGAAGAAGATGAATAGTTTACTATCTAAAGAGGTAGTTAATTCAATTAACGAACAAATATGGTTAGAAAATAATGCTTCTTTTTATTATTTGTTTTTATCTACACAATTTAATGAAAATGGGTATAACGGAATATCTAAATTCTTTTTAGAACAATCTAATGAGGAACGAGAACATATGTTAAAATTAATGAATTATTTATTAGAACAAGATGCACAACCCATAATTCCTAATTATAATTTTATGGAAGACTTAGAAGAAGAATTTAATATACTAACACATTTTCAAAATTCTCTTTATAATGAGCGTAAAGTAACTAAATCTATAAACACTATTATTAGTAAGTGTAAAGAAGTAAATGATATTCAAACTGAAACTTTTATGCAATGGTTTGTTACTGAACAAATGGAGGAAGAAAATAAATTTAAAGAAATTATAGATGATTTAAAAATTATCGGTGATAATGGAGGTGGTTTATTTGAATTAAATAAACAATTAGGTAGATTACCTGCAGAAGAATAATTATTCTATTATAACATATATCCAAACTACACCGTAGGAAATAACAAATTTAATTTCCCCAAAAAAACCTCTTTTATTAGATATATCTCTATATTTATCGTAGTACATATCAAAGTTATCTTCAAATTCTTTCACATTGTGTTTCCCTAAGAACAATAAACTACTCTCATTTCCATATTCATCACTATATATAGGCATATTTATCTTTTACTATAAATATCTGTAAATAATAATATGTTCTACTAGATTTGTTTAAACTTTAGAAAAAAAAGTTAAACATTTAATTTACTATTCACTAAATAAATCATTACCCCAAACATCTTCAGGATTTCCCTCTAACGGATTCCTCAAAGTAGTATTAACTGTGTAGTCCACTGGTTGAGGAGTTATCGTTCTACTAACCCATTCTCTAATGTGCCTTGTTTCCCCATCTCTATTTGTAGTATCTATACCTTCAGGTCTTGTTGGTCTAGTAGTATTGGCAAATATATCATCTCCGAAGTCAAATTGGAAGTCATCAATGTCTACCTCATCTTCTACTTCATCATTAACAGGCATATCCCCAAGAAAATCCCCTAAACCATCTAACCCAAATACTTCTTCGTTGTTATCTGTAGTATCATCAGACGTAGTTGCTAATAAACCGGTGTGTAAAGTTAATAAATCATTATATAGTTTTTTTCTATTATTATATTTACTCTCTAATAATTCTATACTAATGTAATTTATCAACATATCTGCAATTATTCTGTGAAACCTACTAGGTTTTCTATTACAAGATGATAACAACTGTCTTTCTTTAATCTCTATTGAATCTTTGCTATCTAAATGTAACTCTAACGCTGAGGTACTACCTTCTGTCATAATCATAAATATCCTTACTAAACCACTCTCTATTTTTTCTTTATATCCTTGACTCGGATTATTAATACAGTTTTTAAGTTTGTTTCCTGCCCATTGCATTTCTGTCTCACTAAGTATTTCTTTTATAGTAATACCTGAAGGTAAAGATATCTTATTAGAATCTATAAGGGGTTGAGTTAGTGGTTTAGACATCATTTCTTTATATACCTTAATGTCTTTTGAAATACTTTCATAAGTAGGTTTAATATTTTTATTATTCTTTTTTAACGAATCTACAATAATATATCTTAACCATTCGCCTTCTTTATTTTGTATTCTTTTAATGTCTTTGAATAACACTAATGACTCTTGTAAATTTAATCCGTATTTTTGTATTGCAAATATAAAATCTATTTCTCTTTTACAGTACTCATCTAATTCTTTTATTTGTGTTACACTAAAATCACAATTAGCGAACTCTAAGTCTATCATTACAATCTTTTGAAGATACTTTGAATTATTAATAATTAAATCACATTTTTTATGTAACGATTTTTTTATCTTCCCACTTACATAGTGGTACGCATTAATAAATGCAATGGGAGAACTATACCCTAAATAAGCTTTATCCATTATTTTCATGTTAGGTTCAGTATACTTCACTGGATGCAGCGCCCAAAGTCTATCATTATATTCTGACCATTTACTTAAGTCACCTTCAGGAATACTAACTTCAGGATTTAACCAATTAGAAATATGTTTACTATCTTGTGACTTTTTAGTACCATTAATTTCTTCATGTCGTTTAAACCACATTTCTTTTTTATCATCAAAAAATTTTACCATTTTAAAATATGGTTTTATTTTAGGAAAATATTCCATAAACATATCTTTATATTTATGACTGAAATAAAACCCCCATTGTCTTGGCATCAATCTCCACCTAATAGAATGTATTAATGGTTGTGAAAGTATTTCCATACACTTATCTACATCACAATAACAGTTTAATTCTTTTATCTTTTTAAATAATCTGATAGCGGTATGTCCGGGAGTATACATAGCAGAAATATCTAACTGATTTGTTCGGAAAAATTCTGCGAACTGAGGTGTATAAAAGAGATTACCTGTTGATAAATCAATGCCTATCTGACAACAGTTGAAATCAAATCCATTTAAGATATACATATAATCTCTATTATTTTGTAAATCTATAATTTGAGATATTACTATAGTATTTAATAACCCATCACGTAATACTTCTAATATTCTATAATTAGATGCATCATCATATCCTATGTCACCCGCATAATAACCTTCTTGTATAATTAATTCTTTTGTTCTTAATGGTGTATTACCCTGAATATTTTCATGATCCGCCTCTACAAATATATCTAAATCATTTATGGGGTAAAGGTTATCATCATGTATACCTTTCCCATTCTTCATCCTCAATAATGTATTTGCAACTGCACCACCAGCCAAAAATCCTCTATCAGGAATTGTCACTAATTTATTTAGTTCTTTTAATATTTTTAGAGCAATGTCCTTCTCTTCTAATAGGTTTTTCATTCTTTATAATAGTTTATATATAAAACGTAACTAGGTATTAAAATACCACAAATTATTAAAATATATCCTATAATGGGTACTAATGTCACCATACCTATAAAAATAGATATAATAATTATACACCATAATAAAATTTTTTGTATTTCTGATTTATTCATAACTTTCTATTTCTAAAAGATCAGATATATACATTTTGATATCTTCTGGGTTAAAACCATCTTCATACATATCTATAACTGAATCTACTATTTTATCTGATAACATATCATAATCATTCTCAATATACTTAAACCAAGAATCATCTTTTTCTATATTTTCTATTGGGTTGTCATTTCTTTTATAGTCATTTATACCTAAATGGTGTATTAGGTTAATTCCCATACGTAATGCTTTCTGTACTTCATCTACTACAACATATTCACTATCTCTGTGTTGTTCGTAATACCCACACCCTAAATTTAAACAATTAAAATCGAATTTTTGTGCTAGTTGGTTAACATCCGTAAAAGGATCATTACTAAATTTTGTATAACCACCTTCACTTAAAACTGTTTTTACGTTATCCTTAAATTCATCATCAAAAATTTTAACACCGCTACATATTTCTGTAATCCAATTAGCGGATGGTGCATCGAATTGTATTGCATACCCCACATTTTTGAAGAATTCTTCACAAGCTTCTCTAGAACCTAACATACCTATTTCTTCCTCAACGAAAAATGCGCCTTTTAATATATCCATTTCTAAAAAAAGTGATAAACAAACAAATACACCACACTTATCATCTCCACCAATACCTGTTTGTTCATTAGTTAGTGGATTATACGCAATTAAATCACCTTTAACATTCTCTACAATGTCTAACCTTCTTTTTTCGTTAATTAAATCTATATGTGACCTATGGACGGTATCGATGTGTGAAACTACACAAGGATAGTATTCACCCGAAGTTACTTTATCTTTACCTTTAGTTAGATATACGTTACCTTTCTTATCTAATACATAATCGATTTCGTTATCTATTGCAAATTCTACTATATAGTCTCTTAACATACTTTCATTACCAGATATTGATGGTATTGAGAGTACATCTTTTAAAAATTTCTTATCCATAACGATTAATTTATACAAATATAGGAATAATTTGACAAAAAACCAAATAATTATATAACAAATTTATTACAAATTTTATTTACAATTATTGTTTTTGAGTGTATTTATTAATAAAGTTAATAAAAAAAATTAAAAAAGACAAATATTATGGGATGTGGATGTAAAAAAAGAAAACCAACACCAGCTAAACCAAAAACAACTAATACTACAACACCAACACCGAAACCTAAATCTAAGTAATTAGTTTAACTCATTCGCTGGACCTCTGGTGGGACTAACCGACCAAGGACTATTATCTAAAGTATTTGCGGGACCTCTATTAGGGGAAACAGACCACGGACTATTATCTAATGTATTTGCAGGACCTCTTGTAGGTGAAACACTCCAAACTGAACCTGATCCACCACCACTTGAACCACCGGAATCAGAAGTACCACCTTCTTCTTGTTCGTCAATTAATTCTTCATTATCACCTATAGTATCTATATTATACTCATTAACCACAAATCCAAAATCTTGTTCTTTATCATAATATCCTAAGTATACACCATCTTGATCGAAAACAACTACTTCGTGTGCACTACTTTGAAATGTTAAATCATTAGGTGAGTCAACCCACGAAAGTATCTGTAAGTACCATTCTTTAGGATCAGTAACTGTTTCTCCAAACTCTCTTAGGACAATCTTCTTATATTGTGATTCTGTAAGTTTAATCTTCATTACCTATTTATTTACATATATCATCCACTGTAACACCTAATTTTGACATAATTTCAGTCATCATTGAGTTTATACCTCTACCAACTGCACCATATTTTGTTCTCATATGTTGTTCTATTTCATCTAAGATTTCTTTAGAAAGTAATCCACCACCAAATTTACTAACTAATGGTTTTGCAACTTTAAGAACTGTCCCAAGTAATCCACCATTCGCTTTATCATATAATGCTTCTAAAACTTGTTCTGGTTTAACTTTCATATCTAAAGACATTCTAGTGATAAAATCATCTAAAGATTCTGCAGCTTGTTTAGCTGCCTCTTTAGGGTTCGCACAAAATTGCTTTTCGTCTGCAACCACTGTGTTTAGTTTCTCTATAAAACCTTTTAATCCATCTTGATATTTAGTTACTAATTTAATGAAAGGTAATCTCATCTTTTCCTTTTCTTCTTCAGTTAAATAACTTTTAGTTTCCCCTAATAATCTTTTATTAGATTCTAATATTAATTCTCTTTTTAATTTTGCTAATCGTCCCATCTTTATTTTTTTTTTATTTTATCCTATATTTTTTAATAAATTATTTAATTTCTTTCTTGATAAGTCGTTTTGAAGTGACCGTACACCCATACTAGTGTCTCCATCTATATATGGTAAAACCTCAAATTTATTACCACGACCATCCTCATCTTCATAGAAATCATTTTGTACCATCCCTTTTTGTGGGGATATATCATCTACAATATCAATATCAAATTCATCCAGTACCGCATCCAAATCCAATTCATTCATATCACCCACTTCAAAATCGTCTTCTGCACCATCTCTAATTGTACTTAATGCTTCTTGTGGTGTTCTACCCATTACATATACTCTACCTTCAGGATAACCTCTACCTGTCAATTCAACAACTGTAGGTATGTGAGTAGGTATTTGCCATATACCCATAAACTCCATAGGTTTACCCAATAATTCATTTAAATCTTCTTGTGAGTGAAGATCTACCATAACTTTAAAGTTATGTGCCAAAATAATTGCTTCTTCTTGTGTGAGTGATAAATCATTCACTATAAAGTCTACAATATCAGAGTTCATTTTTAACCCACCGTTTTGGATTTTATCTTTAATTTCCTTAAATAACCTTACAATAAAAGCATTAACAGTTTTACTAACTCTACCCCATTCATCACCGGTATTCTCAGTTAGTAATCTACTATATTGTTTCTCTGTTAATTTTACTTTCATTTTATTCATTTACTAATTCTACATTATCTATTAAATCATCTCTTAAATCGCCTACTCTTTGAGCAACGTGATCATCGACATATCCCTCATCTACCTCCCAGTCAATATCCGCTGAATGATAGTCTATATAATCGTTATGATCTACATCATAATTATAGTATTCACCGTCTTCTAATTGATCTAAAAACTCTTCTTCATTACGTGCATATCCTATATACTTACCTGATTGGTATCCATTCAAATATCCTCTCATAGGAATTTCTTCTACAATTTCAAACTCTCCATAAAACTCTAATGGTTCACCCAACATTTCACTAAAATCTCCCTCATAATTTTTAAAGTCGAGTTTATCCCATAGTAAAAGATAGTTATAACAGATAACTAAAGATACTGCGTTTGGTATTACTAAATCTTGTGCCACCTTTTGTGAAACCGTAGGTATATTTCTTAAGTTATTAAAACTAGGATAGTGTTTCCTCATAAAATTGTAACATTTTATAATAAACTTATCAACCTTATTACCTATCTCTTTAAAGTTAACGTTACCATCAAGAAAATCTTTATCATTTTCTTTTAATAATCTACTATATTGGCTCTCCAGTAATTTGATCCTCATAGTCTTCGTCTTCAGTTTCTTTTTTAAGTGTCTCACCTATTATATACGAACCAACAAATGGTGTAAGTGCTGCAAAATATGCACTCATCCCCATTAAGTCTGCATGATTAATAATTGTAAATACACCAATTAATAACCATAAACCAACAGTTACATATATTATTATTTCTCTTTTACTAGATTTACCCGCTTTAAATATAGAGGTATCATCGCTACTTCTTTTGGTTTCACCATACATATACGCTCCTGCAAATCCTGTTAATGATATGAAGTAAGCAGCTAATTCATTAAAATTAGTATCAAAATATGTACCTAATACACCAATACCAACCCAAAGTAATATTATAACATATGTTAAACATTCTCTTTTTGAGTCACAACATCTTCTTAAAAATTTCATAATTATGTTTATTAATAAATATAGTGTAAGCATAAAAAAACCCATCCGAAGATGGGTTAGTTGTTCGCATTGGTGAATATTTTACTTCTTAAATGCTAAGAAGAATTCTCTAACACCAAAACCACCAGCAAAAAAAGCATAATTAATACTTCCATTAATAAATAATGCTACTGCAATTCCTCCACAACAAGCTGCTTTAAACCAAGACTTGTTTACTATTTCTATTACTTTATCCATAATATTCATTTTTGTTTATGTTATTATCTACCCTTCGGTAGTTTCCGACTCTAATTTATTTCTTAAATTATTATGAGCCAAACTTTTCATATCACTTCTGATTTCACTTACTTTCTCATAAAATTCTTCCATTGCATAATCATATTCTTGACTATGGTATTCACCCTCCGGAATTTCATAATTATCTTCATCAGGATATTCTATTTCTTCATCATGTTCCTCATGATTAAATCCGTTTTTATTAATTACGAATCCTCCTATAGGTGTAGTTGCCTCATTTTCATAATCACCGTCTATCTCACATTCTGGGTCGAGTGAAGAACATATATTATATATGTGTTGCACAAATTCTAATGGTGGATACCACGCTGAAGTTGTTATTATTTCTGCAACCTCACCTTCAATATCTACCCAAAATTCATCATGATAACACCATTTAGCACCAACATTCTCACCATACCATGCATATGTATTTTCCATATTATCATAAAATCCACTTATTAGTGCAGTATGATTATCATTATTATTTTCTTCTACTTTAATTTTTATTTCTTCTAATTTTTCCATCACTTCTTTATTACCTGTGATGTTAATTGTTGTATATACGTGATTTGCCATATTTTCTTAAAATTAAAAAAGGGGACTAATTGTCCCCCTTAATTGTTAGTTGGTTTTTTAAACTGATTCACCTACCCATTTAACTACAGATTCTAAACCATAAATTTCTGTAATTTTTTTAACAAATCTCTTAGGATTTTTTCTAATGTAAGTTAGGCTTTCTGTAGGAACTCCATTTCCTGAAGGTCCAAAAAGAGTTACTAATGACTCTTCTCTGTTTTTCTTAGTTGAATTACTCATTTTAAAACTAATTTTATTTTTTTGTTATTATTAATACACAATGTTAGTGATTTTATTTTTAATAATCAACCCTTAAATAAAAAAATTTACTCTACTTCTAATAATTCTACTTCAAAAAGTAATTTTTTACCAGCTAATGGATGATTTGCATCCACTCTTACGTCCTTTTCATTAACTTCTGTTACTGTAACATTAATTGTTCCTCTATCACCAGAAGACTGTAATACATCACCAACTTTAACACCTTCAGGCATTTGTGTTTTCGGTACAACAGTAACTAAACCATCTAAATATTCACCATAACCTTCGGTAGGTTCAATTTCTATAGTTTTACTGTCACCTTCAGTCATACCTAATAATCCTTTTTCAAAGCCAGGTATTAAATTACCTTGACCTAATACTGTTCTTAACGGTTCTCTACCTTCCACTAAAGAAGTATCGAATACTGTCCCATCCTCAAATTTTCCAGTATAGTTAACTTTAATCGTTTTTCCTGTTTTTACTTTTGACATTTTTTTAAAATTTTATTTTTTTTATTAATTTATATAATGATAACATTTATTTATGTGGTAGTAAAGGGATTTATAAGGAAATAAAAAATTAATAATAAGGTAGCATTGTATTACACCATATCCACAAAAAGTGATGTATTTATAGTCGATGAAGAAATTAATTATATTGTTCGTTTGTATACTAGGTATCCAATGTTCACCAACAACATATCAGACTCACTGTTTTTCTCACTTAAAGTATGATGATTACGAAAGTAGTATAGATAGTACTTTTAATTATGCAGAAGATATGAAAGAGTTTTTTATTATTGAAAATAAATAGTTTTTGGTGGAGATGGGGGGATTCGAACCCCCGTCTTGCCCGTCATCCATATGAGATCTTTTTACAAGTTTAGGATAAGTTTTTCTAAACTTCCATAAATTGATAGATTTTCGTTAACTGTAAGGTCGTCACTGGCAAATCACTATCATTACCAAACATCACCATCTACTTCCTTTAACATCTTAATAACCTACAAGTATACTCAGTTACATGATGTGCTTAGCATCTAATCTAATTAGGCTGCCATAGCATACTCAGCGTTTCCAGCTAAGGTTTTTGATGTTGGTCATCACCCATACCTGAATCTTCACACTTCTCTACGTCAATCAATTCCGTGTCATCCCCATATCTTTCACTATATAGTTTTTCTTCCATATATAGTTGTTCGTAATGTTTTTCCATTTCCTCAACGTAAATTTCTTCATAAAGTTGTTTAACTCTTCCCATAATGATAAATATAATAAATAAAATTCATAAAAACAAATATTTATTAGTATGGAAAATAAAAAATATACAGTTAATTATAAAATAACTATTAACGAAGAATTAGTGGAAGAAAAAAAAGGGTTTACTTTAATTTCAGATCACCCAGATAATATTGACGGAATTAATATATTATTAAGTGAGTTCGATAATTCCAATTTAACAATACACCAAAAAGAATCTTTGGTTAAGAAAACTTCAATCCCCCCTTCGTTAGCATATGGTAAACATAATAAAAACCTAATGGGTACTGTTCCTAAAACATTACTATATAAAGACTGTAAAGTAGGGGATTATGTGTTAATAAATTTAAAAGATGATACAACACGTAGAGGTGAAATAAAAAAAGTAAAAAAAGAAAGTGTTATAGTAGATTGTAATCACCCTTTAGTAGATAAAACTTTAGACTTAGAATTAGAAATTATTGATATAAAATAAAAAAACCCTCATTGAGGGTTTTTTGTTATAATCTATTTTATTTATTTTATTAATCAGTTAACAACTGTTTTTTATTTTTCTTTTTATCTGTTAGTCCTGCAATTGTACCTTCCAGACTATGTATTTTATCGTATAATTTATCTGTTCTACTATCAATCATACGTCTCATTTCATCGAACTCTCTTTCTGTTTTTTCAGAGTTCATTTCATATTCACCCCATAAAGCTCTTTCCACCTCATGTGATTTTTTATTAATATCATTCTCTATTGAAGATATTTCGTTATAGATTCTCTCTATCTCTCTTTGATTATCATATTCATTCATTTTAAATGTTTCTACATCAACCTTACCTTTAAATTTGTTAAAAACGACCACAACCGCTAATACGATCCCAACCACCAATAACGTAGATAAAACTGATACTGTTACTAAAATTGTTTCCATAATTTCTATTTTTTATTTTATTTTGTTATTATAGATTATAACAACTTTAAATATAAATAAACGATATAAAAAAGTCAATCTTTATTTATTTCTCTAATTAAAATTCTTTTTACAATAGGTAGGAAAGTATTTTCAAAAGGTATTTCTTTTTTACTGTGTGCACCATATGTCATCATAGGGATATCGTCTCTATGGTTAAGATATTCTTGTTTAATGTCTTCGTGACTACTAAATTCAGATATATTTTGTGTAGTAATAGGTTCAGTTTTTAACATTTTATATTTGTTACCTTCTAATATTAAACTATCCATTTTATATTTGTAAATAATACTATTTTTGGTAGTGAGTATTAAATAACCTTCCTCTTTATTCTCAGTAATTACACCTACACTATTAAAGGTAATATCTTTTTCTATATTATCACATATTTTTCTACCCTCTTCTATCGTACCTTTTATTCTACGAAGGGCGTAATTAATGAGTTTTTGAATTTCAACAAAGATATCGTCTTCTATTGTTGTATAAATTAACTCCATATTTTTGAAGTCTATAGATGTTAGTTCTTTGGGTGTGAGTTTATCCTTTTGTTCTAATAAATCTTTTAAGGATCTAAACTCTTCTATACAATCAGAAAGATAAGGATATATTTTATTTTCTTTAAATTGGTTATTTACTCTTTGTAAGTAATCTAAAAGAATATACTTTTTATACTCAAAATCAGTATTATCTTTAGTTAACCAGTCCTTATCTAATTTCTCCATATAATATAAATATGGAGGTAAATTATTAAACTAATTCTTCTACTATACCAATTATTTCACTTACAACTAATACAGATGCTGCAATTACTAAATCGAAGGGGATTAATATATACCCTATTATCCTTATACCACTTTTAATAAAAGAAACTATCTGATGCCATTTTTGGTTGGGCATCTTATCTATATCTTTATTATCAGTTGAATCAGGCATATAACCCCACACTTTAAGTTTTATTTTATCTTGTTCAGTTAACTCCAAAGGGTTTTTTTTACCCGTAATTTCCTCATAATGTGGATTTAATTCTCCTGTATAAGGATCATGTGTTGGTATTTGAAATTTTATTTTACTCATAATTTTTATTTTAATTTTTCCAAAAAACTTGTATACAAATTAATATTAAACATAACATTAAAGATATTATTGTTTTACTAGTAATACTTTCATTGAAAAAATGACTCACACAAATAGTGTACACAATAATACCAATCCCAAAACCTACAAATCTAACAGGCCAAAAATAACCACCGAAAGCTTGTACAGTATATTTAGTTGCCCATAAATATGCAAATGATAAAGGTATACCTATTAAGGCAATTACCCATTCATTATCTCTAGCCCATTTCCAAATGAATTGTGAGTTTAATTGAAACCATGTTATTATCTGTGCGATAAGAAACATAAACACACCTATACCTAATAATTTATAATTCATACTTTGTTTTTTGTCTTTCCAACATTTCTTTAGTTATTTGTTCTTTACTTAAATAGGTTAATGGATTATCCATACCTTCCGCGTATAATTCAAACGAGGTTATCCCATCACCATATAATCCACTTCCACCCCCAACTACTGAGAACCAACCACCTTCTCCTTTATCACTTAAAGGGAAGTATTCTACTGCAGCAACTCCATTAGGTACAACATGATGAGGTTTAAATTTTAAATCTTTAAATGTTTTAACACCTAAGATATCTGAGGCTTCATCTTCAGTAAAACCCATTAAATCTACTAAGTCACTGTAGGCTTGTACGGCATCTTTATCTTTAATATATTTTATTATATCTATTGGTATGTTTTTCATAATTGTAAATATAGTAAAAATATGTTGATAAAACAAATTATTTTATAAATAATCGTTTTCTTTTAATTCTTCGTTTGTAGGGTAACCAATAATTTTTCCACAATCATTACATATTTTTAATACATGTTTTCTATCTTCATAATATTTTAATGAAGTATCTTCATGTAAACATTTATTTTGTAGTTCAATTAATTCATCAGTTAATAATTTAATATTATTTTTAATATCATTAACCTTAGTTCTAATATTTTCCATTGGGTAGGTTTTAAGAAATTAACCCCTCTTCTTTGTATAGTTTAGATATTCTATTTCTGGCGTAATCACAAAACTTTTCCACTAAATCAATACCAATATATTGTCTATTCATTTTAGAAGAAGCGTATGGTGTTGTACCAGTACCTGAAAAATTATCTAACACGATTTCATTTTCTTTAGAATATAAATCTATGAAGAAGGATGCAAAGTCAGTGGAAAACGTAGCTTCGTGTCCCTCTACTTTACCATCGTTATTACGTGCCTCAATAAAATTATAATAATTATTGTAGTACTTTTGACCGGTTCTCGACACAGAAGACACTGTTTTGTTCGCCTTAAAATAAGGAGTCTTTGCAAATATATACACCATCTCTACTATTCGTGTAACTCTATTAGGATGTCCCGATACAGGCATAGCGGATTTCTTTTTCCAAGCAAATGTGTCATATATTCTAAAATCTGTATGGTTAAAAACTTCATTGATTAAAAAATAAGGTAACGAAGGATTAAATGTGGTATAACTAAAATTAAAAACAACCACACCATCTTTTTTTAATATTCTTTCATACTGTTTAAAGTTTTGCACAATCCATTCTAAGTAGTCATCTACAGATTGGTTATCTTTAATCTGATCTTTAGCACCGGGATATTTATGATTATCCTGTCTTATAGATGCTAAATAAGGTGGCGAAGTTAAAATTAAATCAATAGTGCCTTCATTAATTTTACCCATAGTTTCTACAGTATCACCACAATATATTTGATTGGTTTCTAAACCTACATCACTACTTTCAATTAATTTTGTTGGGTATTTTGTTAAGAGTGAATTTTGCATATCTATTACACTCTCGTCTGTTTTCTTAACATCTACTATCATATCTTCAAATAGCAGATATTGAACATTCGAAGATTGTTTTCTTTTTGGTCTTTTCATAAAACTTTAATTTAATAACGCTTAGTCATTAATTACTTTTGTTTTAGCGTTAGTTAATACTTTTTCTTTTACATCTACATTTTTATTCATTGTAAACCAACTATCTTCATATTGGTTACGAGAATCTTCAATTACATCATAAACTGGATCTATTTCTAAAAGATATAATTTTCTATAAGTCTCTTTAGAAATAACATCCATATTATCATCTAAGAAAGATTTCATATCCTCAATATCATTAGTAATATAGTCCATAAATTCGTTGTGATTTTTGCCGATAAATGCAGGTGTACAATTTCTAAATTCATCCATTTCGAAAACAAATTCTTTAGTGGTTTGTGTTACACTAAAAGTCTCTATTTTTTGTATACCTATTTTCATAATTACTCATTCGTTTATAAATATAATTAATTTAACCCTATTTGTCAAACTTACATAAATTGTGACAAAAGTGTGACATTTATCATACCCCTTTAAGTTTAATTTTAATGTTGTGTGGTGCTTCTTCGTCACCCCCAAAATAAGGGTATAAATAATACCTTTTGAAGTCTTGTGTGCAAGGTCTATCTACCTCTACTACTACACCATTTACCCCTAATACGTATTTATCATCCTTCAATTCTAAATCTAAATACACAATTTCATTCATTTCTACTGAAGTTATTTTATCAAACTCAAAATTACCATTTAAATGTCTAAACCATAATATTTCTAAACTATCATCCAACCATCTCCAACCAAATCTGATAGAATTGTTCATATGGTTATTACCGCAATCTGATACACCCCATAATTTATTTACATCCCATTGATTTACGGGATCATTACTCGTATAAATTGCACTGTTGTCAAAAATACACTCTACTTTGAATTTATTAGATCTAGAAGTTTTATATCTATATCCTGATCTATGTTTACCTTCTTTTATAATAAATGTTTTAAATCCATTTTCATCTATTTTAGTACAAGATAAAAAAGAAAATATACATATAAAAAACTTTTTCATAAATAATCGTGTTTAAATAAGTCTAACTGCATACCGTAACAAGGTGCGTCTATCACATTGTCCCCATAATTCATAATCAACAATTCTTCCCCCATATTTTGTTTAACACCACTTTTTGCTGCAGCTGCTTTAGCAAATTCTTTCTTTTCCCATACATACTCATGTTTAGGAAACCATTTCCTTAATAATTCAAAATCATAATAACTCAAAGAAAACAATCCTTCCATTTCTTTTATACAATCTGCTAGTCTTTCATGATCATTTCTATCAAAATCATGATTAGAATAATAGTTTTCGGTTTTCCAATATGGTGGATCGATATAAAAGTAAGTCTTTTCCGAATCGTACTTCTCAATAACTTCTTGAAAATCCATATTTTCAACAAAAGTAATTTTATCAAAATGTTCTCTATACTTAGGATTTTTTAATTTATCCATAAATATTAATACCTTACATCTATATTTACCTTTATAATCAGTATAAGATGAAGTTTCAGGTTTTGAACCCGAAAATATCTGAGTTAATACATAAACATATTTTGCAGCAATTTCAAATTTATTTTCTTTAGTAATTTCATAATCACTATGAAAAAGTTCTTGTTGATATTCATTAAACATTTCTATATATTCCGTAGGTGTATCTTCCACCCCTAATTGTTGGCAAGGATATTTATTTAACTCATCCCATAATTTATCATATTCTAAACTACATTCAAACAAATTAGCGTTTAACCCATTAAAATCATTATATACTACTGTTTTAAGGTGTGGGTAATTTTTTAAATCCATATTAAAGAATACCCAAAACATACCACCAAATGTTTCCACATATGTTTCAATGTCTTTAGGTATATAAGGGACTATCCACTTACCTATTCGTGCTTTACCGCCAATATAACTTATCATTTGTTTAAATTTAAAATAAAATAGTGCAAATGTCAAGTAAAACTAGACATTTTTTTAAATATACTATTATTTTTCGAGTTTTTCAATTATTTCGTCAATAATTCCATATTCTAAAGCTTCATTAGAATCCAACCAATTGTCTCTATTACAATCTGCAAGGACTCTTTTTTTACTTTTACCACAAAAATCTGCTAACATTTGAAATAATTTGTCATTATATTTTTCTGCTTCAGCGATACTGATTTTCATATCTTCTACATGTCCTTGTGCGCCTGCTGATACTTGATGTAACATTACTTTTGAATTCGGTAAAGAAAACCTTTTACCTTTAGTACCATTACCCAGCAATATAGAACCCATTGATGCTGCCATACCAGTATTAATAGTCACAATATCGGATTTAACATAATTCATAACATCTACCATACTTAATCCTGACTTAACCGATCCACCTGGCGAATCTACGTGTACAATTATATCTCGACATTCAACGTTATCTAAAAACATTAATTGTGCTTGTACAACAGTACTCATTTGGTCATTCACCGGACCCGCAACCCACAATATCCTATCCATCATTAATCGTGAGAAAATGTCCATCTGAGTTACTCTCATTTCTCTTTCTTCTAATATATAAGGTGTGAGACTAGAAGTTACCATACTATTATTATAGACACTATCTTGTAGTTTTTCCCAATAGTGAAACTGTATCCCACTAATACCTAAATGCTTCATAGCATAATTCTTAAATTCACTGTAAAAATCTAAATTCATCATTTCTTATTTTTTTATATTTTAAAAAATTCTTTAACATACTCTAATATTGATCTTTTAGGTTTAATAAATTCAATATCTTCGTTACACTTTTCTTTTGTTTTGAATACAATACATAACCTATGATAACCATCAAATATAGGTGCATAGTCCCCTTTATTTACTACCCATTTAAATTTTAATTGATTATGTGGTATAAAACCATCTTTACAATAAATTCCTCTATTTGAATGAGTTATACTATCCATAATAATATTACTATATCTTTTCCACCAATCCGTTTTCATTAAATTATCAATAAATTTATTATACTCATCTGCATTGGTGAAATTATCATAATAAGGGTGTCCTTCTCCCCAGTTACTTCTACTAGGTGATACTTTTATTATTGGTTCAGAATATAATCTATATTTTTTTAGTTGATTTAAATTATACTTTTTTATTTCATATAGATTACCATCTTCATCTATTGCATCACATTTAACAAATTTAGATTCACTAAGTATAGGTTTAAATTTTTTAGGACATTTATCTAAACTACATAATTTATCAATATTACTTTTTCCTTCACCAGACCAATATAATCTAGGTCTCTTCATGTGTCTACTTAAACCATGTATTCTACAAATATATTCTTCAAAATCTTTATTAGTTTTCATATTCTACTTTTTTCTTCTCTTCTATTATTTCTTTTCTTTCTGGTTTATTAAAATCAACAAACATATTATGTTTTTCACATATTCTTATTAAAAAATATTTAGATAACCATAAATCATTTTCGTTAACAGAATTACCTTCACTCATTAAGGTGTATTCCCACTGCCCTAATAATTCTTCAGCATTTATGTCCGTAATTTTTAAACCTGCAGATAAACACGCATCTAAATGCTCTTCCATTATTTCTCTACCTAAAACTCTTCCGTAACCGACACCACAATATATTCCTTCTTCTATTTCAAAATAGGGACTATTATTTTTTCTAAGAGTATATTTTTGTTTAAATCCAAACAAAAACTTTTCTTCTTCATTATTATCTAATCTTTCATCAGTCATTGATGTATCACACATAACTAAGAATGATTGTTTTCTTTTGGGATCCACCACTACTCTGTTAGGAATTAAAAGAGATTTCACACTTTTATCGCCCCAAATAGGTAATTCTTGGGGACAAGGACCGTTTTTTCTTAACGTATTATATTTAGGGTATTTATGTGGGTCGAAATCCCATATTTTAGTTTTACCTCTTAAAGTATCTTCTGAATCTACCCAAATGTATTCTAACTTTATTAACATATTTTTTTTTAAAAATTATTATTATTCCACCAATCCATTCTTTTTAATCTTTTGTATATACCATATGGTTGTAAAAGAATACCAATTAAAAACCCATATACTGCAATAAAAGTTCCAATAACTGGCCATATGGGTATCCATCCACCCCAATATTCTTCCATTACAGGACCCGGAACATAAAAAGCCATAAAGAAACCAAATATAGTTCCTATAAATTTTAATATACCTTGTTTGTTATTAAAGTAATGATCAGTGAAAAGCCAAGTAATATAATTTTTCGGTGATTTATCTTCTTTCATAACTTTTTTTTATTTTATTATTATTGTGGAGGATATCGTAGTCGAACCTATGACCTTATACGTGCAAGTCTGAGCTAATCCCCCTAACTATATAAATATCTAATAACATCATTATCTATGCAGTCGCCTTACTTTTCTTAGCAGCTTGTTTCGCTAAATCTTCTTGTATTTTTTTCTGTTCTTGTAAAGTTTTTATACTTTCACAAATACTAATATAGTCATCTATACTATATTGTCTTAGAACACCACTAAAAGTAGTTATATCTGGTTTACTAATAGATAATTTATCTGATTCTAAACTATATACTATTTGTGATAATAAATCCTTAACTACATAATCTTTTTGATTTGATTGTAATTGATCGAATATAGGTTCATTTATTTGAATGATGACATCGTAATCTGTCATAAATTTAACTATATCTTGTGCTTTAGTTACTTGCCCAAAACAATCTTTTAAAGATTCATTGGAAAGAATCTTAATGTTCACAAAACCAGGTATACCACTATTATTTATGTGAGTATTAAATACCTCTTTTGTTTCTTCATATACTTCTTGAAATTTTGCCATAATAATTTTGTTTTTTTTTCTAATTTAACTCTTTTATTTGATAAAATCAAATATTTAAAGACTCAATTACTTTTTTATTTTCTTCATTTAATTCTTTAGGAATATCAATCCAAACTTCTACCATCATATCACCAACCATATTATCCCTTATAAATCCTTTTTTAGGTACTCTAAGTATATGTCCCACTTCTGTTCCTTCTTTTACTTTAATTCTTATTTTACCACTAAGTGTATCTAATTCTGTGGAACAACCTAACACTAAATCTTTATATGACAATTTAATTCTTTGGTGTATATCATTATTATTTCTTTTAAATTTATCGTGAGGTATTTCTATAACATTTATTATTAAATCTCCCGCAGTACCTTTTTTAATCGAATTACCTTTTCCTCTCATTGCTAAATATTCACCATCCATAATACCTTTTGGTATTTGAAATTCTGTGGTTTCTTCTACGAGATTCACCCCTAATCCATTACATTTTTTACATGGTTTAATAATGATACTTCCTTCACCATTACATGTGGGACACATAGTGGTATTTTGTATTTTTCCAAAAGGAGTATTTGTAACTCTATTAATTTGTCCACCACCTCTACACATACTACAAGTGGATGTTTCCCCACCAGTAGAATTACATAAATCACAAGAATCATTTCTTTTATATTTTATTTTTTTGTGTACCCCATTAAAAATATCTTCTAAACTTAATTTTATATTTACTCTTATATCAGTACCTTTAAATCTCCTTTGTCTTTTAGACCTTCCCCCAAAAGGGTTACCTTCTTCACCGAAAAAAGAACTAAATATGTCACCCATATCAAACCCACCATTACCAAAAGGATTACCCCCTCTACCATCTGGTGTTCCAAAAGTATCGTAATTTTTTCTTTTAGTGGGGTCGGATAAAACATTGTATGCTTCAGCTACTTCTTTAAATTTTTCTTCAGAATTAGGATTATCTTTATTTACATCGGGATGATACTTTTTTGATAATTTTCTGTAAGCTTTTTTAAGACTAGCATCATCAACACTTTTATCCACCCCTAAAACTTTATAATAATCTTTTGTCATACTTTATTATTTATTTATAAATAATAACACTTATTTTAATAAAAATAAAGTAATGCAGTATAGAATTATCATAACAAGTAATAATAAAAAGAAAAAAATATTATTTAAAGGTAATGATTTATCATTCGCTACTAAAAAATATTTTAAATACAAAGATAAAAATAAAGTATTATATAGTAGAGAACATATTGCATATAAAAAAGTTAAACCAGTAAAATACGAATTAATTTTATTAAAAAAATGGAGTGAGGGTGATAAACCATTTATTGATAGAGATGAGATAGGAAGAAATATTGAAATCGAAGATAAAAATAAAAAGTGGACTATAGTGGAAAAATGTAACTATCACTTTGAGGAAAAATTTAGTGTTTTTAACTATGATAAAAGATTAACATGTATTGAAATTATTAAATCTATACTAATGAAAAAACATAAAGGATTAATAATAAAACAAGTTAATTATGTAAACAACAAATTGTTAATTCATCAAAATAATGATTTTGATATAGTAATTTGTAAATGTCAAAAAGATTGTGAAAAATTATATTATTTATTAGAAGATTTTTATCAAAATAATAATTTAAAAAATATAATGTTTACCGGAAAAATAAGTAAAAATAAAAAAGATATTTACAAACTTATTAGGGATAAGACTGGCTGGGACGAATTCAAATTATATAGAACAAAAACTAGACCTTAAACTAACTGATTCTCTAGTTCATTAATTAAATTATCTATTTTATTATACTCTTTTCTACTGTTGATATATAATGGATTAATACATTCTATTTTTTCTTCACCGTCTGTGGGCATAAAAAATAATCTTACATTGTCACCTTTTTCGTCTAAATATTTTTTAACATTTTCCCCATATGCTGCAACTAATTCTTTATTAGTAAATAAATCTCTACTTAAATAAAATACTAAAAATAATGGTTTTTCTATCGGATCTTCGTCTTCTTTAAACTTTTCTAATGAAACGTAACTAATATTGATTGTATCAATTTCATATTTTTCACTTAACTCTTCTTCCTTTTTCAACCTTTCTTCATCACCATAAATGTCATAACATTCTAAGGAGTTATCATTTTGATCTTTCAAATACACTAAATACGATCTCTTTCCGTTTTTAAGTGAATAATTTTTAGTTACTATTTTCATTACATATATTTATACTTTTTTATTATTATAGTATAATATTAGTCATTTTTTTTAATACTGTAAATGATTAGATAAACTTTTTTATAGATTCTGTTATTAAATTTTTAGGTGGTAAACCACTTTGTCTCCAAACAACCTCACCTTCTTTAAATAATAATAGAGTAGGTACACTCCTAATACCATATTGTGCCGCAGCATCACGATTCTTATCTATATCTACTTTTATTATTTTAGTAGACTCACCTAATTCTGTTGCAACTTCTTCTAATAAAGGAGACATCATCTTACACGGTCCACACCAAGTGGCATAAAAATCTACTAATGTAGGTTTTTCTGAGTTTATTAATTCATCAAATTTTCCCATAATGTTTTTATTATTAAATATAATAAAGTTATATTAAAAAAAAAGAGGATACTAATTAAAATATCCTCTCTCAATAATGTGGTGTCGGAATGGGGGTCCAGCTTTTATTTAACGTAAGGACTGTCCCTACGGTAGATTTGGTAACTCAGCCCCACTGAGTGTCTTTGTTTAACTTGAGACAAATTCAAGAGGTATGTTTTACAACCTAAAGTGTGAGATTATCTCACGTTTAAACTTACCTATGGTTGATCCCTTTATAAGTTTGGGTAAAGGGAAAATAAAACCTCTGTTCTACGTTCTAGTTTTAAGTTAGAGTTTGCAGAAACCATTCGTTTTACACCAATTTAAAAAACGGTAGCGGAATTGTATGTGTTTGTTTTTTTCCGCCCCTCATTACTGAAAGGTTGTGGGTCAAACTCCCACCTTCTCGATCTTGGTTTTAGTTTTTTAAATTTGCCGAAACCATTCCTCTATACCATTTTTATGTCAAAGAACTATACCGTTATATTCTCATACCTAGTACTATCAACAGTCTTCATCATTACTGAGTAAGGAGTTAAATTCTCCCCATTCAATACTGACTTTAATATTGATGGACTAAATCCTGAGATTAAAGCGGTGTTCATCTCATCCTGTTTAACAGGAAAATTATCATTACCTCTGGAATGAAGATTCCAAAATACTATTGTTGGCATTTCATAACCAGCTTCTTCATATTTTGTTTTAATCATCTCCATTGCGGTAGGATTCCAACTATCAGATTCTTCCCAACAATTTCCTGTCGCTGCATCGAATTCCATATCTGATAATATTAATATTTTTGTCGGCATTTCCCCTAAAGGAATATTATGAGTTACTGCCTGATTTAACAATAAATCAAATGTTGCCGTTAAATTTGTACTCATTCCCCAATGTGCACTTCTTAACTGTTGTAATTTACCTTTTAGTGAATCACCAGTTAAGTACTGTAAACTCGGTGTTGAAGAAAAAGTTAAAAAACTATCTTTAAATGCTCCTTCATTCCTTTCTGAAATATAGATACCTAATGAGATTGCTACATCCATACAAGTAAGTGAATCATTACTACCTGCGGAACAACTCATTGAACCTGAAACATCAACCATTGGTAAAACTCTATCCTCATTACCTTCCATAAAGTTAGGTAAATTATCCCATTGATTTTGAGAAACTGTTTCATCAACACCAGTATACAAAGTCTTTAAAATATCGTAAGGATATAATGCCCCACTATTAACTGTAGTTTTACCTTCTTTAAGGTCTTCTACAAATTGGTTATAACCCTTTTCATCTCTTCTCCAAAACGCTTTTTGGTATCTTGCCGATGCCAATGAAGGTATTTTAGAGTAGTCAATTTCTTTCCATCGATTTGAACACATCTTAGTTTCTACTACATCTGTCAAACCTACTAATCTTTTTCTTAATTCTTTTGGGGAAACTTTTAAAGCTCTTCTAACTTTATTAAATACTTCACCTTTACGAGGCATCCACTTAGCACATAAACCGTCTTCGTTACCTAACGCAGTTACGATTAAGTCTATAACCATACCTTCTAAGTCAGTACCAATTAATGTAAATACATCATCCCATCTTCCGTATTCAGAAATAAGATGAACATTCTTTTTAACAACATCTGGTGAAAGTTTTACTAAGTGAGAAATAACATCTCTAAAAATTTGTCTCTCACCTGCACCTTCTCTAACATCCCTTACCCAAAAAAGGATGCGAGTAGCAACCAATGGATTTTCACTATATGCTTTGGAAAATTTTTCAATTAAGGTGACTTTATTCTTTCCTCTCATAGCCCCAATAGAGAAAAATAAATCTACACAGTTATTTAGTGTAGTGTTATTCGTAGACATACCGTTTTCGGTTAATTGCGCTTTTTCTTCCTCCATTTCTCTGTATTTAGTCATTGAATTACCCATAGTTTTGGTTGTTTTTTAAATTGTTTTTTAAAAGTGTGATACAAATATAGGGCGAATATATTTAAAAGTCAAATTTTTTTTTAATTTTTTTTTAAAAAGTTAATTTATAACCTACCCCTCTTACAGATTTAAAGAAAGTATTAGGGGTTTTGTCCTTCTCAAATATTTTTCTTAAAGACAGTATAACATTATCTATTGTTCTAGTTTTTATGTAAACATCATAACCCCATATCTTTTCTAAAATTTCTTCTCTTGATACAACTTCATTATTCTTACTAATTAAAAGTTTTAGTAATTTAACTTGTCTTTGGGTTAATCTAAATTCATCACCTACCTCATTACTAACAATAAATGATTTAAAATCAATGCTATGATCACCAATATCTATTTTATCAGTAGTCATATTATTAACATTTTTACCAAATAATTTAATATAATTTATAGTTTTATATTTTATTTCTTCATAAGATAAAGGTTTTACTAAATAATCATTTACACCATTTCGTAGTAATTGTAACATTTTGTTTTCATGATCGTGAAAACTAATATATATAATAGGTGTTTTACTATCCTCTAATCTTATGGTTTGAACTAAATCTAATCCTTCGATATCCACTAATTTTTCATCTAAAATTACGACATCAAATCTAAACTCTCTTATTTTACTTAACCCTTCTTTTCCGTGTGTTACTGCAACACACTCAAAATTTTGGGTGTCGAATTGCTCTGTAATTGATGAATGAATTTCTTTATCTACACCAATTATTAATATTCTATTTTTTTCCTCCATAATTAATTATCAAACCAAAATACTATTCTTATATCATCGGGATTACCAAATTTCTGTAAATCAGGAACCATAGTTTTAAAGAAATATGCATCTATACCCATATCGTATAACTCGCGCCCACTCATCTTATAATACTTACTATCCATTAATTCTCTCAATGTTAAGTAACTGTGTGAATGAGCGTCCATTCCCCATTCATCTGATATACCTTTTATTTCATCACTCACATCATCAGGTAATGTATCCCACCTACCATGTACTATCATATCTATTGATGTGTCTCTTACACCTGCTAATGCACCAAATAATCTATAACACCTACCACCATAGGGTTGATCACTATAAGGATATGGAAATAATCCTTTTTGATCTGCCTCATACCAATGTAAATGTTCATCTGCCATATTTTTTGGAATATAAGTACCAATAATATACTCTTCTAATTTATTAGAGGGTTCTTCACCATCTCTCCATTTTTGTAAAATAGTCCATCCTTCATCCTCAGTTATACCCATATTACTCACTAAATGTCTTATTATAAGACTAGCGCCATAAGATTGAAAAAATACATTTCCCATCTTATCCCAATTATGTGTAACTGGATTTTTCTTTTCCACATACATATGTATATCACATCCCATACCTATAAATATTTAATTTTTTGTAAATATAGTAATTTATAAATAAAATTACAAATTAATTGGAGTACTTATTAATCAGATAATCTAAATTATCTTGTAGGATATCTTTGGCGATGAATTCACCTTCTTTCATAGATTCTCTGTCATATAACATTATACCATTCTTATCTGGAGTTTCACCAGCGAATAAATCAATATATCTATAATTAGGATAATCCATTGCCATCTTCGCTGCGTTAGACTTACTCTTAACTTGTATTAAATAAACTTTACCCTCTAATTCCATAATCATATCAATACCATACTTCATATCAATAAAGTTACCATTATTACCGTGATAAAGTAATTTAAAACCTTGTTTTTCCAATAACTTAATTGTTAAGTCTTCTATTTCATCTCCTATGATAGTATTCTTTCGAGTATTATATGTATATTCATCATACTCATCCACAGTAAAATATTTTTCTAATAATCTATATAAATGTGATGACTGAGGATTTTTTCTTGTTGGGTTACCACTGTTTCTTAAATTTAAAAGAAAGTTTTTTATTTCAGTAACATTCATATGTTTAAGTTCCCCTATTTTACCACCCCTCATAAACAATGTAGTAAGTAGTTCTGCAAGATCACTCCAACTAGTATTTAATTTGTTCACAAATACCCATTCACCTTCTTCATTTCTGACTAACTCACAACTTAATAGTCTTTGAGATGTGTAATAACCATCTTTTTCGCTTATGTCTTTGAATTTGCCAGTTTCATACAAATACTTTAAAGGTTCTTGAAAATTAGGATTCATATCTCTATCATCTTTACGTGGTAACAATAAGGTATCTATAATAGGTTGCATATCTAACCCATCTTTTTCTTTTAACCACCTACCTAATACATTTAATTTATCACAAACACCTCTTTCTTCACCTTGAAACCTTTTACAAGTATAATAAGATAATCTCTCTTCGATACTACGTTCTTCTAAAACTTTATCTACTACTTCTCTTTCTTTAGCTTCATATTCCACACTAGGATGTTCTAAACCTAATTCTTTTTCATTTTCTTTTACTTCGTCATTTAAGATAAAATTAACAAAGTCATTTATGTCGTTTTTTTCTTCCATTTTATATAAATTTTACTATTTTTTTATCTACTGGTTTTATTGTATGGTTAATATCAGTAATTATATTAGTGTTGTTAAATCTACTAGATTTTTTCTTATTAAACTTGTACACATATAAAGGTTTATTTATATTATATTCTTTTTTTATTAATTTTTTTTTAGATAAATTTATTGCCCATTCCATATCTTGCCCACTTTTTAAGTCGGTAAACTTAACTTTATCCACTATATCTTTTTTTACTACCATTGTGGGCCAACTGTAACACGCTATTTTTTTAATAAACTTTTTAAAAATAATAAAAACTAAACCTACTACTAAATTATTTTCAAATAAGATTCTTTTATTTCTATACACTATTAATTTATCACTTTCATTACTTAAAAATTTTAAAGAATGTATTTCTATATTAAAAGGTAAAAATATAATATAATTTTTATATTTTTTAGAAAACTCCATAGGGATAATTTTTTTACCCTCAACACATTCTTTTATAAATGTTATTTGATCATACTTTTTATTTTTGGCAATATCATATATATCTTTTACATATGTAGGTTTTACAATATCATCATCCCCTATTCCTGTAATATAATTCCCTACCGCTTTATTCACAAGTTTATTACTTTTTTCACCTAAAGTAATTTCTCCATTATCAACACACACTAGTATTTCTACCATTTCTTCTAAATTATTAATTTTAATTTGTTTTTCTAAATCTAATAATAATTTATTAAGTTGTTTTTTTCTAGGAAACAACGATGGTATACAAATACTTAATATTTTTTCTCCCATAATAATAAAGGTCTTTTATTGTTTTTAACAAAATCACATATAATTTGTGATTCTTCAGTACTCAATGATTCTATATACTTAATTTTATTACTAAATAAACCTTCTTCTTTAAGTTTATTAAATATGTTTTGAATATTATTTATTTTTTCTTTATCATAGTTCTTTTTAATTCCTACTATATTAACACCTATTAATGTAGTGTTAACCCCCAAAATTGTTGAGAATGGTAAAACATCTTTATTTAAAACGGACCCACCACCTATCATTGCATGTTTACCAATTCTTCCTTTTTGATGTAGAACGGCACCACCACCCATAAACACAAAATCCTCAATAACACTATTACCTCCTATTTGAACTGAATTAGCTAAAATTACATTATCACCTAAGATAGTGTCATGTGATACGTGTGAATACGACATTAGATAACAATTATCACCAACCACTGTTTTTAAAGTTCTCTCACTACCTCTATTTATTGTTACATATTCTCTTATCGTTACATTATCTCCTATGATAGTTTGAGTGAGTATATCATTTTCATAGACTAAATCTTGTGGGTCAGATCCAATTATTGCACCATCATAAATTTTAACATTATCCCCTATGATAGTTCCCGAACAGATTCTAACATTATTACCTATTTTGGGGTTTTTACCGATAATGACATCATCTGCAATATCACAATTTTTACCTATTTTGATAGAATATTGATTATAAGTTATTTGATTCAAATTTTCCATAGCTTTTTTTTAAACTTAATTAAAAAAAATGACAATGTAAAATTATTTCTGTTTAAATATAAAAGTTATACCTGCAATATTAACTTCTATTTCTTCATTATGACTAAATGAACTATTATTATTATTAGTTTTATAAAATAACTCTTCATCTAAATGTCTATGTAATTTTCTTTCTAAAAAATAAGTTAAAGTTAACCCTTCTGTAGGAATTACTTCATTACTTACACATTCGTTTGCTATCTCTAAAACTTTTTCTAAGTCCATTTTAAAATATATTTTTTATTCGTGTCCAGAAGTTTTCCCATTTACTTCTTTTAATTTTTTTAACTTTATTACCATTTTTTTTAATGTGTTCACCTAACCCATTTTTAATTTCACGAATAAATTGTTCTTTTTTAAGTTGAGTTTTTTCACGATCCATTTCTATGTTGAATCTTTCTCTTTCTATTTCATCCATATTACAATTATAATTAAATAATTCTAACTAGTGAAGAATAAAGGGTAGGAAATAATGGTTTGGGTAAATTTTCTAAGTTAAACCAACCACAATCAGTATTTTCATTATCTAACTTACAAACAAATTCTTCATCACAATATCCAATGTAGAAGTCAAAATAAGGAATTAACTGATTTTGATGTTCAAAAAATTCGTACCTTATATTTTTATCATTAATACCAGTTTCTTCTTCTAATTCTCTTTTGATACCCTCTAAAGGTTTTTCACCTTTTTCTATACCTCCAGAAACTATAGACCACGTTTTGGGGTAACTAGATTCTTTAGATCTTTTTAATAATAAAAAATTATTTGTTTTCTCACAAATTAATAAAACTCCTCCGTACTTGTTCATATAATTAAATTTAAGCCATTACATCTCCTTTGTCAACCATAAAATACTCTAAAGGGACGTAACCTAAATAATTATTTCTAAAATACTTATAACCATTAAATGTATCTTTAGTTATTTGTACTCCTCTTTTAGTACCCTTATCCCAACCAGTACCTGCAGAATGAATCATACTAATTGTGTCACCATTTACATCAGATACAATTCCAGTATGTCTCGCTTTTTTACCATCAAATAATAAAATATCGCCTGGTTTTACTTCGTTATAGTTATCTTTTCCCGCTCTGAAACCTTCTTCTCTTTTTAATGTAGAAGTAGTATCTCTTCCCGGTGAATCAACACCATCAACATGTCTAAATGTCCAATCTACTAATCCACTACAATCACCACCTACACCATCAAATTTACCACCCCACTTATAAGGTTCACCTAGTCTTTCCGATGCTTTATCCACAACTTCTTTTCCTAACTTACTTACTTCATCACTTATTTCATAGTCACCAGCACCAACTTCATCCCAATTTAATTCTTCTTCCTCTCCTTCACCTTCTTCCTCTTCTTCGTCATCACCATAATGTGGATCATCTTCATCACCCATAATATTTTCATCGTCCAAACCTAATAATAAAATCTCTTCTACTGACATAGCATGTTCATCTCCTAATTCTTCTATATCAACATATAATTCAGTATAGGTTTTAGGTCCTACTATACTATCCCACTCAATGGGTTCAATAAAAGTGTCTTTTTGAAATTTTCTAACTGCCTCTGCAGTGTCAGGTCCATATATACCGTCTATAACCGGTTCACCATCACCATAGTGCCCTACATCATAACCCAATAGAGTTAACATTGTTTGAATTCTTTTAACATGTTCTTTATTGTTTTTTCTAAATCTACGTAAATATTTACCATCTAAATCCTCTTGCCATTTATCTGCAGTAGAAGTTAAATTTGCCAAAGTAGTTAAAGTTTCAGAAGACTCACTATCTTCTTTAATCTTTATTAATTGTTGTTCAGTTATTTTTATTTTCATACCATTTTTTTATTTTTAACAAATTTATTTTAATATAATTTTCATTAATAGTTTCATTTAATTCTTTTTCTCCATTTATTGTAATATCTAAAACTACATTTTTTATATGTTTAGATTCACATAAATAAGTTTCTTCCTCATCCCACTCACTCTGAAAATCATCAATACTTTCATTATAAATATTTAATATTAGATTATCAATAGGTAATTCATTAAAAAACTTTTTATTACCTAATTTAATATTTAATTTATTTAGTGAAATAATATTTTCACTTAAAGTTTTATTTTCTAATCTTTTTAATATAGTATCTTTAATCAATAATCCCCAACCATTAACAAAGTTGTTTTCTTTATTTTGTTGTTCTATTAAACGTTTATATTGTTTATCATTGACTATTAATCTCATTTTTACTATATTTACTATATAATAAATAGTATAAAAAACATAAAAAAATGAGTATTATTTTAACTATTTTGGTATGTTATGGAATATGTAACATAATAGTATATGGAAGTATCTTCGAAGGGTTAAGAGATAAATTAAATTTATACTCTCCAGATTTTTGGGGTAAGTTATTTAGTTGTATGATGTGTTTACCTTTTTGGGTAGGTGCATTTTTATCTACTAGTACTCAATTATTGGGTTATACTCAATTTTCACCCCTAACACATTACGGTTTAGATAATTTTTTTATTGCTATATTTTTAGATAGTTGTCTTTTATCTGGAACCACTTGGTTAATACATACCTTTCAAGAATACTTTGAGGCATAAAAAAAGAGGAATTAATTTTCCTCTTTTTCTAAAACCTTTTCTTTATTAGGTTTGGGTGGTAATTCCACATTTTTACCTTCTTTACTAACATGTCTACTTACAGAAGAAATATTTATATCCGATAAAGATGGTTCATCAATATCCGGAAAAACAAATTTAAGTCTTTCTAAATCTTTTAAACTTTTATCTGTAAATAATCTTTTAAGTTCTTCAATTTTAGCTTTAAGTAAAACTAATTTATTTTCTTTTTCAACGTTAATCTCTATAACGTTTTCTACATGTGTCACCACTTCGTCTATAGAATCTTTAGGATCTTTAGGAAAAACCATAAAATAATTTTTATTATTACTACTGGGTTTATAAGATACATTATCCGATTCAAACATATTCCACCCTTCTTTTAAAACTAAATCTACAACAGGTAAATCTTTAACGAATCTTAAACCTGTTACATATGGTCTTAAACTATTTAATTTTTCTTGTATCATTTTAAATTTTTATACCCTCAATTAAGGTTAAAATAATATAAGAGATAGACATTCCTAAAATTAACAAAGAAGGTTTACCTAATTTAAATCTTTCTTTATCTACATAACTTCTTATTAGAAAAAATGTATTACGTATTACATTTAAAATAGAAAGAATTAATAAAAACAAAAATACTTTATTAAGAATGTCTACCATCATAATCATTTTTTTATTATACTGTCACAGTATCAGCCTTTTTTAATTCAGATACTTCTACTCTAATAGTTTGACAAAGATTTTTAATATCTTGACACCCTTTTCTTACTCTTGTACCTGCAGCTTTATTGTTTTTTTCATAAAATTTTACTGCATCTTCTTCTAAGTTTGCAACTAATGATTTTAATGTTTCAAAATTTTTCATTTTTTTTGATTTTAATTTTTGTTATTTTTCTTCATTTACACTTTCCGTCATATTATTGGTTGCAGTTATTTGTGCCAAATATTCCGTTAGAGTGTTTATTTTATTATTTACGTTTACTATAGATTCTAAAATTTTAACAAACTTTTCTTTTCTTTTTCTGGCTTCAACAGATAAATTATTTAAAGTGTAATTTAAATCTAATTCTAACGTATCTCTTTCAGATATTAAATCTGATAAAACTATTTCTAAAAACTTAATTTTGTTATTCATATATGTAACTATAAAACTATTTTCTTATAAAATAAATACTATAATCTATATTTTTAACTTAAAATCTAAACTTTTTTCAAAAATACGATATAATTCTAATAATACATCCATATCTGATCTCGTTTTCAATCTATAGTATTTAAAAGACATATTGGGGAACTTATCTAATTTTTCTAATACTTCTTTTTTATTAGGTGTATTATAAAATAATTCTACATAAAAATTAAAAAAATACTCTTTTAATAACATAGTTTCTTTTAAAATAATACTTTCTTTGGTAAAATTTTTAATCGTATTTTCAAAACACCAATCAAAATGACTATGAATATCTTTTTCTGAATTAATTACATCATCACCTAAAAAAGTATTATTAATTTTACGATTTAAAGTTAATATAAAATCATAATATAAATTACATTTATCATAATTTATATTATTAGCTTTATATAATAACGTCATTTCCTCCATAGTTAGAGGTTTGGAAATGTAATGTATAAATTCTGCACTATTCATATAATACTAATATAATAACACTTATTACTCTAATAAAGAGTTATTATTAAATAATTTTTTTGGATTCTACTTCTTTTATCATTTGGTAGTGTATTTTAGCTATCCTATCTCTTCCCTCCTCACTTAAAAGTAGTTTACTTTCTTCTCTATTAGTCATAAAGAAGTTTTCTGATAATATGGAAGGCATAACTACTTTACGTAGAACCCAAAAATTAGATTCTTTATCTGCGTCTCCATCTCTTGTATCTACCCTCATTTTATGTGTTGGGAATTCTGCTTTTGCCTTTTCATGTAATATTTGAGCAATTTTATCAGATTTAGTTTCACCTACAGTTGTATATACTGACCAACCGTGTGCGGATTCTTTATTAAATCCATTAGCGTGTACTGAAACATAAATACATTTCTTACCATCACTTTGTTGTCTTTCTCTGTATATGTCATTTGCTTTATCAGTTCTCCATCTTAATGATAAATCTTTTTCTGTATCAACTAAATTAATACATTCAATACCATCTTTTTCACACATCTTAATAATTCTATTTACGACCGCTCTATTGAACTCTCCTTCAAATAACTGTGTACCATCCTCCCACTTAGGTGATCGTTTACCAGGTGTCTGATATACACCGTCTATTATACCTCCATGTCCATTATCTAATATCCATACGTACCCATCACTTTTTTCTATACTGTTATTTCTACTTTCTATCTTTTTCCATGTCTTAGGGCCGACTATACCATCAGTTTTTAAACCGTTTTGTGCTTGAAATCTCATTACTGCTAGTTCAGTTGCAGGACCGAAATCACCATCAACAGTGATATTTAATAATTTTTGTAATTCTTTAACATCATCACCTTTACTTCCTTTTTTTAATAACATATTTCTATTTTTTTGTTCTATTATTGGTTTATCCGAATTAACCTTCTCTTTCTGGTTTAATTTTTTCGTAGTAGTGTCGGATATCTTCATCCCACTGTTCGATCTCATCCTGTAATTGTTCAATAATGAAATCAAAATATTTTTCCAAACTTTCATCACTTAAATTATTTAAACGTCTTATTGGGTTTGGTATTTCAATTGCATCAATAATATCATTATATTTAGACACTTTAATATCCTCTGAAAAATACACACCTAAACCATTTTCATTATTAGTCATTAAGTCTCCTTTTAACCAATCACTTTTGAAATCTACGATAGGGAGGAATATGTGTTCAAACTCACTATTAGTTACAAACATAGTTAATAATCCTTCTTCAACCATAGTAATAGGATCATTTTCCATAGATCCTACAGTCCAACCAGGATATATTTCTCTACCCACAATATTATCTAAATAATATTTTGCAAGAATTACTTCAGTTGTTTCATCATAATCTTCTTTACTATATGAAAAGTCATCAAATGCTTCTTCATCAAATAAAACACCACCAAACTTTTTATAAAAATTCCACATTTTAAAAACATAATCATAATCCTTTAACCCAAAAGTCTCAATTAAATCATTAATCCTTAATGCATCACTTGCTTCCATCTCATAACTACTTTTACCAACTGTATGGTTAAATTTTTCTTTATCCATTGATTGGTGAATAAACTTAAGAACTGCCTTATCCATTCTAGTTAAAGTTTCTAATTCATCAATAATTGATTCTAATAATATATTTTTAAAATTAAGTTCCATTACATATAAATATAATGAAAGCATAAAAAAACCCCCATAAATGGAGGTTTAATTAGTGGTTTGTGGGTGGTTAATCCGATAATAAGTTTTTATCTTTAACTGATTCCATTAAGTTTTTAAAAACTTTAGTTTCTTCAGTATAATCATTAGTTTTTGTGTTAACATCACCATATTGGAAATCATATAATTTCTTCATCTTTTCTACATTCTCCTTTATAGATTTTTCATTTCTAAAATTTAATACTGTAGCCTCATTCAATGATTCATCCCATCTCATTTTAAATGTTTGGTTACCATCTGTCATTAAAAAAGTGTGGTTTTCAACCTTATAATTTTCAGGTATTAATTCTTTTACTTCTTCTACTGAAGAAAATTCTGTTTTAAAATTTAATCTTTTCATTTTATCATTTTTTGATTCTGTTTGAACCCTTAGTCTACGTGTTGCAATTTCAGGATTAGGTTCATCATATTTATTCTTTTTATACTCATCAGATGCTTTTTCTAATTTTTCGTAAGTATCATCTTTTTCATCTGTCTCACCAAAACCATCTTTAGTGCCAAACTCTTTATCATATTCCGAAGTATCATTTAAATCATCCATTCTCTTCATAAACTTTTTAAATACCTCACTACCTTCGTCATCATATTTTAATCCTTGCATTCCAGTACCCAATGCTTCTACATCATATACGTTAACATCACCAGTTGCATCTTGTTCTCTGTCCACTTTTAATACCGGATCCAATTCTTTTAATTCATCACCATAATAATCTTCTAACTTTTTACCTATCGCCTTTAATGCATCATTATTTATTGTCCCATCTTCTTTATGAACTTTTTCATAAGTTTTTAATCCATTAGGTGCTGCTTCTTCTTTAATGGTTACTTTAGTATTTTTAGTTAAAAATTTCTTTTCCATTTTATTGTGTGTTTATATATAAATATACATTAATTAGATAATGTATTATTTTTTAAGTTTTAAATTACTTTTTTTAATTATTTTATTCTCATTGAATACATTATCAATTTTCATATCAGAGGTATTTGTCAAAGTAATTGGAGAAGTTTTTTTACTACCATACCCTTGATTACAATAAGGAAAGGTAGAACATTTTTCTTTTATATTAACAAATTTACCACCGGGATAAGCTAATTTATTTGCTCCTCTCCAGTTCTTTTTATTTTTCGCCCACATTGCTGGTGTAACATAAGAACCTACCGCAGAACCATAATCCACCGCTTCTTCAATTTCGTCATCTTCTTCTAAAATATCCATTGAATATATTTTACCTATAGGTTTAGTGATACCATTTTTAGTTACCGGTATTTCATTCTTAGCAAATCTCCTAGTAATAGGTTCTTGATTTAATGGAGCAACAAAGGCACCTGCACTACTAGCACCTGTGGCTTCTTCTAATTCTCCATCATTTACCTCATCTTCTGCTCTTCTTCTTTTTAATTCTTGCTTTCTTTTTTCTCTTATTTTATTAAAAATTTCACTTTTAGTAAATCTTTGTCTTTGTTGTTGTCTTAACTGATCTCTAAGTCTGTTTGAAATTTCATTAGTATCTAAATCTTCATGAAATATTTCCATATCATCCATTATTAATTGTAAATCATCAGTTTTACTTTTTTCGTACAATTCTTTTTCTACTCTAATAGTTTTTTTATTACCATTTTTACTTTCTACTGCAATAATACAAAAGTTAGGATTAGTGTAATAGTCAGCAATTTTATTTACATTTTGAGTAGCTAGTTCCTGTGCTTGTTCTAATGGTAAATGGTTTTGTTCTATCTGTGTACCTATGTTAATTTCTTCTTTCATTTGAGGTGCTAAATCTTGTAATTCACTTTGTCCACTTAAATTTAATTGAGTTTTAAAATCTTTTCCACTATTAAAAATTTCATTTACTTTATCCTCTTCTTTTCCTTTAACACATTTGATTCTCATTAATCCGATTAATTGTTTTAAAGTATTTATTTGTTTATCAGTTAAATCCTTATTATGTTTATCTAATAGTTTATTAAATACCTTAACCGCTACCCTCAATTGTGATGCATTATTACAAGATAATATTATATCTCTTACTTTATCGTAGGTTTTTTTTATATCTTCCATTATTTTATTGCGTTTTTCCAAAACATACGTCTCATCCATAATTCTCTATAAAGTTGCTCTAATACATCTTTACTAATCTTAACCACTTCCTTTTCAAACTTAGTCCCCTTTATTTCTTTATTAACAATATTAGCAACTTTTTTCTCTAAATCACTACCAAACGCATCCTTAATCTCTTTACGTATCATTACACCAATTTTATTTTCATCGGTTTTAGTTAACGCTTCTTTAATTATGTGTTTTAATTCAATGTCGTTCATGGTAATGCATGTTTATTTATAAATATTTGATATTATGAAAAAAATCAGACTAAAATCAATATTGCAATAATTGGGAGAATTACTGATCCACCAAAACCTAAAAACTTTAAAAGTTTTTGTTTTCGTAATTCTTTTTTCTGTTGTTTAATGGTATCTTCTTTCATACCTAACTCAGAATTTTTATTATCCAATATCTGTTGGAAATTATCTATTTGACTTTGTTGGTTATCCGATTTTTCCATTAACTTAAAAATAACCTCTTTTTGTAGAGTTATGGTATTAGTATTAAGACTGTCTTTTTCTTTATAAACAGTTAATAAACTATCTGCAATCTCATACTCTAAAAGATCGTTAAGTATAACCTTAGCGTCCTCTAAATTCATAATAACTAATGTATCACCATTCTTAACGATTGTTCTGACCTCTCCTTTGGAGATAGTCTGAGATAGTGTTGGTGACACCATCGCTATCCATATTATCAACGATATTAGATACTTCATTTCTCTTTTTTTCTAATTTTTTTAATTTATCTTCTGTTTCTCGAAGGACAACTTTAGTACTATCAATTGCATATAAAATAACATCAATCTCTTTTTGTAATTTTATATTTGCTTTAATAATACTATCATTTGATATGAGGAGTTTTTTATTTTGTTTTTGTAAAACACTAATTTCTTCCTCATATTCCTCTATAGGTACACTCGGTCTAAATATTAAACTTAGGACTAACGCAACTGCTAGTGATAATATTAAAATTGCCTTTAAGTCTATATTAATTTTAAGCATTTTCTTCGGTTGGGTTAGGCATGGATTCTCCTTCACCTTCTTCCCCAAATCCTGGCGAGTTTAAACTATCTGGACCTTCTTCGGCATTTTCTTCATCTTCTTGTTGATTTTCATATTCTTCTGCAATTCTTTTCGCCCAGTCATCTGACCATGTTTTATAATATGCAATTAACTTTTGTAAAAGTTTCATTGTATCTTCTCTAAGTTGTAATAGTTCAGTTGTTACATAAACTCCTTGTGTGTCATCTAAAGAATAGAACCATTCTACTGCATTATCAGTAAATTCACCACTCCATTCTACATTTTGTGCTTTTGGGTAAAGTTTCATTTGGTTAAATTTAACTCTTTGTGTAACAGTATCTCTAAACAATCTTTCTTGTTCTTTCATTTCTGTAGGATCTAACGCATTTTCATCTTGTGATTGTACGTTTAAATCTTGTTCTTTAATTAAAGTTTTACCTATTGAAGGTTTTTTACCACTTTCTCTAATTAATTCTAATATTTTTCTTGTTTCATCATGCTGATTCATATCTTTGTTTTTTATATAAATATACCTTATTTTTATATTTTTTCTATTCTTTCTTTAAATTTTCTAAAATTCCATGAAGGGTTTACATCAGTATTATCTTTATAATAGTTACTTCTATATGTTATCCCATTAAAATCACCTACTTCTTTAGTATATGTATTGTGTCCTACACATTTTCTATCAATCTTAAATGTATCACATAAATGATTAACTAAATCTATAGTAGACTTTAATTGTTTAGGTGTATAAGGATCCCAATATTGTTGTCCTCTCCACCTTTTTTCATATACTTTAACTCTTCTTTTATAAGTATTACCTACCCAATCAAAATATTTATCACTTAATAAATCTTTTTTTAACCACCCTTGATTTTCTAATACAATAGAAATTATTTTTTTATCAACCCTTTTTTCATTAACAAAATCAGAATAATAAGTAGGGTTAAAATGTTCATATACTTCTCCTTTTCTAGTAATTGTATAATTTGCAGTATTAGTATATTGCCCATCTAATCTTGTTAACCAACCATTGAAATGATAAAATTTTTCATTAAAAGTATTACCAATAACTATCTGTTTCTTTTCAAATTCTTTACTATAATAGTTATTTTCAGTTAATTCATATGTAAGATTATCAACTTTCATTAATCAATTCTTTTAATATTAGTTTTTCTCCTAACTTTACCATATTCCGTAGGAATCATTCCACTTTTATTCTTTTTTTTTTGTGGTTTTTCTTCTTTTTTATTTTGATACTCATTAATAGCTTTCTTTAAAATTTCTGTCTCATTAGACTCTTTTTCTTCTTCCTTAATTTGTTTACTAAACTCTTCTTCTTTTTTATGAAATTTAATAAAATCTCTTTCTTTATCTGCACTTAATCCACCTACAGTATATATTTTATCATCTTCCTCCGGCCATGGACCTGGTTCATCCATCTTTTCTAAAAATTCCTGTACTTCAGGATCTTCTTCCCACGGAACTTCATCACTTTCACCGTAAATATCTTTTTCATCTATCTTTTTTTCTATTTCCTTAGCTTGTTGTATAGATTCTTCTAAATGTTCTTTATTTGCTTCTGATTTAAGAAGATGTTCAGTTTCGTCCTCCACTTTATCCTCTCTTTTATTTTCTACTATATCTACCATTTTTTTATTTCTAGCTTCGAAATATTCTTTTATTATTTTTTCTTTGTCTATTTTTTCATTTTCATTTCTATCGTATCTTACAAAAAAGTGTAATGAGGTAAGTGAAATAATAGGTAATAACCCACCCTCTAAAAAGGCTAACCATCTTTTAAGGGCTAAAGTATCAGATAGTTCTGTACCAACCATTTCCCAAACTGGTGTAGTTAATTCTATCCATGATTTCCATAATTCTCCAGTAGTATCAATTTCCTTAAAAGAAAAATATATATTTCCCACCATTTGTATAAATGTTACTAAACCAAACATAAACCATACACCACCTTTTACTCTATTAGTTGCTGCGACTAATGCAGTCATTGCACCTACTTCGATAGCAATAGATAAATAAATTGCCCAATTAATTGGGTTTGCGATACTATACCATGTAACTACGTGTGAAATAGAAATTGCTGCAACAAGTATAATCGGTATCAAAAACAGTGTGCGTATAGGATTGTTTTTAATCCAATTTCCAATTAACTTCATAATTTTATTTTTTTATTTTTCGTTATCGTTTTTTAATTTGTTAATAGGTATTCTATTCTTATCTGATAACTCTTCTAATTCTAATGTTTTCCAATTAGGTACTTCTTTAATTAATTTAATCATTTGGTCTTCACTGATAATCTTACTGTCTATTTTAATTAATGTACTATCAATAGTAACTGTTTTCTTATCTAATTCTTTTTGTACTTTTTCTATTTTAGTATTAGTAGTACATGTTTTTAGAAATATAATTAAAACTAAACCGAATGATATTCTACTTCCCCATTTGTCAATAAAATCTAATAATTTTTTCATAACTTTTTTTTTATTTTTATATTATATAAATATCTTTAATAATAAATAACACCAGAATTTAAAAAAGTGTATAAAAAAAGGGGGTTTTTTACCCCCTTTATCGTATAAAAAATAATTTTGATTTATTTATTTATCCATATAATCAAAAATATCTCCTACATTATTTCTAATTTTACGAATAGCAGATTCTTTGATTTGTCTAATTCTTTCTTTTGTTAACTCTAATTCTTCACCAATAGCTTCTAACGTCATTGGGCTACCGTATATACCAAAATAACAGTTAATTATTTCTCTTTCACGATGACTTAAATATGACATCACTCTATTGAGTTTACCCGATAAAGTATCATTCTCATCTACACCTGAGTCTGGACTATCAAAAGTTTCATCTTTGATGACTGCACACAATTCGTCCCCATCTTCATTAATGTGTTTATTTAAAGAGCCACATGTGGGTATATGAAGATATTCTACCTCTTCAGAAGTAGGTGATCTTTCAAATTCCTTTTCAAATTTTTCTATTTCTTTATTTATTTTAGATAACTTATTAACCATATTAGCGGGTATTCTAACCATTCTAGAATTATCATTCAAACACTGTAAAATAGATTGTTTAACCCACCAAACTGCATAAGAGATAAATCTAAACCCTTTGGTATAATCAAACCTTTTAGCTGCGGTAATTAATCCGTAATTACCTTCAGATATCAAATCCGCTAAAGAGATGCCTTGATTTTGATAGTCTTTAGCAATAGCAATAACAAATCTTAAATTAGCCATCACTAATTCATCTATTGCACTTTCATCTCCATTAGCAATTCTTTTAGCAATTTCTACTTCTTCTTGTGGTGTAATTCTTTCACTTTTTCTCACATCTTTAAGATATATAGACATGGAATCTTCTTTGGTATTAATGTATCTTTTATAATCCATAGTTTTTTATTTTATTGTTCGTTTGAATATTCTTTTAAGTATTGTTTTTCTATTTTAGATAATTTATCTAAACCTACTTTACTAATTTTATCTAACAGTTCATCCATAGTAGGTTTAATAGGTTTAATATCTGTAAATTTTTCTACAATATTTTCACCCATTTCTTCAGTAAATGACATTATATTCTCCATATTATTTCTAGCCTCAAATAATGGGGTATATTCACTATTGTCTATCTTACCACCAAATAATGCGTCTTGAAATTTTTCTATTAATAAATTTGCTGAAAAAATTGCTGGTAACATTTCAAAAACAATGTAAGCTCTTTTTTCTAAATTAAGAAACTCTTCTAATTCAATAATATTAAATTCCGATTTAAATGTTGCGATAATTAAATCATTACCAGTGGCATAATTTACTATGTCATTTGATAATGTTTCTAAATCTTTTTTTATTTCATCTATTTCATCTAAACCTATTAGACAATATTTTTTTAATCTTAGTTGTTCCATATTAAAACTTTTACTTTTTAAATATATACTTACAAATTGAGTACCATTACCCAATTTTTACAAATATACGGCAAATTATTTAATCTGCAATGACGAAACGTCATTATTTTTTTCAATTGTTATAATTTTGTCACCCCAATCTTGTGTTATTGGGTTATGTGTAATCAATAAAATTACCTCATACATCTTTTTTATTTTATCAAAAAATATTTTAACATAATCTAAATTTATATTAGCAACTTTACCTAACACCTCATCAAAGACGATAATATTTGGTTTTGGTAGCGTAGAAATTCTACCTAGTACACATCGAAGAGCTAAAGATGCTAATGTTGTTTCTAATCCTGATCCTGATTTTAACTTTTTGGTTACGTCTTTTTTAACTATATTAAAATCTACTTCATTTTTATCATTAATCTCTAACTGTATTTGGAAATCACATACTTCATCTAACAGTCTGTCTAGTTCATAATTTATTATAGGAATTACTGAAGATAGAACTAATTTTGAAATACCGTTTTTACCTATCATCCTATTATAAATCTCAAATATTTTTAATACCTCTTCTTCTCTTAATATCTGTTCTATTATATTTTGATTATCGATATTATTTTGTTTTTTTACTTTATTATCATTTTTAAGATCCTGTATTTCATTTCTGATACCATCTCTTTTTTTATTTAGTTTTTCTAAAAGTTGGTTATATCCTAATATCTTACTTTCTAAATTTCTATTCTTTTCAATATATTCAATATTACGTTCATAGTTCTTCTGTAGATTCATTTTTTCTTTTAAATCGACTCTTAACCCATCAATCTCTACTTCTAATCTGTCTCTACTTAATTCTAACTTATCTTTTTCATCAGAAATAGTTTTTAGATTACTTTGTTTATCCAAAGACTTAAGTGTGACACCTAAATCTTTTTGTATTACTTTTATTAAGTCTTTTATATTTTTTAAATTTTTCTTTTCCTCTTTTATCTCTTCACTATGATCAACGTCTTCTAATGCTCTTTTACATGTTGGACAAATTTCTCCTTCCTCCAAATTTTTTATTAATAACTCTTTTCTTTCTTTATTACTTAATTCTTTACTTTCTTTCAATAGTAAATCTTTTTCTTCTTCTCTAATCTCCTCATGTTTGTCTTCATCATAATCTACATCACCTATCTTAGTAATGTTTTTTATAATATCATCTAAAGATTTTTTCTTAGTAACACCTTCATCAGTTAAAGTATCTATTTCATCTTTAAGGGTTTTAGGGTTAACATTACTAACTTCATCATCAATCACATATTTTTCGGATAATAAAATTTCTTTTTTAGAATTAGCTTCAGATATTTCCCCATCTATTTTAAATAATTTATTATTATTTTCTTTTATTAATTCTTTATTTTCTTTTATCTTTATAATATTATCTTCTATTTCAAATTCTAACTCTTTAGTATTATGAACATTAGATTTCATCTTACTTTTAAAATCCGACATTAATCCTTTATTAATCTCTTCTTTTTTCTCAATAATCTCTAACCCAATAAATTTAGTTAAAAGTCTACCTCTTTGGGTTGGTTTAGTTTCTAATAGATCCTCTAAGTTTTTTGCAGTTGCAACAATAGTCAACATAAAATCATCGTATGTCCCAATAGTCTCCGATATTAATTTATCTGTTTCTCTACGTTGTTCACCTTCTAAATTTTCATGACTACCATCTGATAATACTCGGAAAAAATTTAATTCAGAAGAAGTTTTATAATTACCTGTTTTAGTTTTCTTTCTAAATAGTTTCCTTTCTATTATGTATTCTTCACCATCAATATTTATTTCACCCCCAACAGTAACTTCATCTTTATCGGTAAAAGTATTAAATATTTCTGCTGCAGTATCTGTTTTAGTAGTTTTACCAAAAAATAAAAATAATATAGAATCAATACTAAAAATAGTTTTACCACCTTGATTGGCAGGTAAAGAATTTACAATACTTAATCCTTTTAACCCATTATAATCAATATTATTATCTTCACCAAAAGATAAAAAATTATCTATCCACAATTTATTTATACTCCATCTTCGGTATCTAATATCTTCTTCACCTAAATTAACTAAGACATCATTAACTTTATCATCTAACCTACATAACCTATCAAAATTTATATCTACACCATTTATTTCAATCCATTGAGTAAACAACTTTCTTTGGTATGCAGTGTCCATTATATTATCAATTAGTCCATCGGTAATGTCTACTACTTTACCGACACTATTTTTTAATATTGGGATAAAATTTATTTTAATTGAGGTTTTGGATAACCCATACTTATCAGAAAAATAAGTTTTGACTCTATTAATAGTCTCTAATGTCCTATTTTCTGGATAATCTTGCCAATCAACTCTCAGTTGTGCATTTTTTGGTACGTCTACTAATTTTTTTGTTCTTACCACTTCAATATTGTTTTCCATATTATTATTTTTTATCTATAAGGTTAGATCCCCAATGTCCACCAGTATTCTCATCTTCGTCATAAATGTCTCTAAAGGGTCTACCTTTAGTATTATTTTGATTTTTTAAATCTGTTATTTCTTTCTCTAACTCAATAATTTTACCTTTAAGTTTTTTTATTTCATTGTTTTTCTTCCCTAAATTATTATTAAGTTTTTTTAATTCACTATCTTTATCTAAAGACTCTGTTGTTTTTATTATACTGTCTTTTTCTATTTTGTTTATTTTATTTTTTAAATTAGTAATATTTTTTTCTTTTTTAATAATATTATTTTCCAATAAAGTTATTTTATCACCTAATTCTTTCACTTGATTATCATCTGTAATATAAATCTCTTTCTCTACCATCACTTCTTTTATTACTTCCTTTTCAACAGGTACTTCTTTTACTATTTCTCTTAAAACTTCAACAGGTACTTCTTTTTCTACTATAATTTCTTTAATAGTTTCAACAGGTACTTCTTTTTCAACTATAACTTCTTTTATAAATGGTGCATTACCATATTTTTCTATGTTAAATCCTGTCTGAATATTACTCAATATAAACTTATCTACATCCTCAATGTCATTGAGTTTACAAAATTCTTTTATTTCGTCCCTTATTTTTTTAGGTATTCTCATTAAGCATTAGTTAGATATTCTTTACCTACTTCTAAATCTTCTAAAGAATTTATTTTAAAAACATAATATCCATATTCTGTATTTATATCATGTTCTGTATAATCTAAATGTTCTACATCCCATATTAAGTAACCATGTTCAGATACCCTCTCACCAAAATCTTGTTGGATAAAACTTCCACAATATGTTATATTTATACCTTTATGCACAAAATTTTGTCTATGATGTATGTCACCCATAATGACTGCATCACATCCCTCAAACTGTTTTAACTCCGCAGATTCATCAAATTCAAAACCTACTGAAGTTATTGCACCGTTAACTGGTGCATGAAATAAACCAATATATTTCTTGTCACTACCATATTCTTTTCTACAAGCATCAATATCTGGTCTAGCGTTTTCTTCAAATATAGAATAACAACACCAAACTATGTTTTCATCTAAATAACACTTACTTTCAGTCATATAGTTCACATATGGGTTATTCATTATTTCTATTATTGGTGTTAAGGAATCCAACCTATCTTTATTATTTTCCAAAAGGTCGTGATTACCCGCAATTAAAACCACAGGACATAACTCACTACATTTATTAAGAAACCAAGAAACTAACATTGTTAACTCGTTTGATATAGTAATCTTTTGATGCACTATATCTCCTGCAATTACTATTCTACATTCTTCAAAAGATAAGTTGTTATCTTCTATATAAAATTTAACTTCATTGAGGAATTTGTTACAGACTTCTTTACATTCATTATGCCTATTATAAGTTCTAAAATGTAAATCTGCAATGTGAAATAATTTTTTTATCATACCTTAAATATAACGATTTTTTATTAAAAAGACAACGCGATTAGGCAGGAATTAAAGTAGTTAACATATTATCTACATGTTCACTATAGTCTGCACATTTGATAACTTTATAATTCGGGTTATCTTCATTGAACCATACTAAATTACATCTACCCACTTTTAGGTTAGTATTTTTCTCAATTATTTTTTTATAGATATTAAGTTGTAATGAATATGTATTAAATTCACATTTATCTAACATCCATAAACACCCCTTCATTTTGTTACCATAATCATCCTTCATATTTAGACGAGTATTAGTCTTCCAATCCCATATCTCTAAAGTACCATATCTTTCATTCCAAAATAACTGATCCACCATACCACATAACATATAGTCTTTATCACCAACCACTAACTCTGATTTAATTGGTACTAACTTACCTTTAGCTACTGTATCATTGTAAAAGTTATGAAAATATCCTTCCATAATCTTATATGTTTCTTCTATATCACTAAAATCCAATCCTTCAGGACTTTTAGTGGGGTAAGGCATTATTTTATTATTGAGATAATTCTCAATATAATCGTGAAGTGTTGTACCCTCAAAAGTAGCATGATTGTTTTTATACTTCCATAACTTTTTGATGTCTTCTTCACTAGTACATTCCTCTGGTGGTTTTGGTTTAGAGTAATCAGGCCTATCATACGGATCACCTTCCATAGGATAAAAGTTTTGTTTATGCGCAAACTTATCTGCCATACTTTTAGCCTTATATATATGTCCTTGTTTTTCTGCCCATTTATCTGGTTTATCTACATTAGACTCAAAGTCTTCTTCAAACTTATGAATAAAACCAGTACAGGATATTGTTTTCTCCCCATCAATATAATACGTATGAGGTTCATCATAGTATTTTATATTGTTAAAGACTGATAATTCTTTAATAATCTCCATTTTTTGCATATTTATTATTACAAAGATAATCATTTATTTTTAAAAAAACAAATGAAATTAAAAGACATTATAAGAAATACTACTGATACTCAACCGTTCAATAATTTTGAAATTGCAATATTAAGAGAAATATATAGAACTTTAGGTGGTAAAATAAATGACTATGCATCAACTAAAAAAACGGATCTTAATCTTTTAATGGATTCTAACATCATAGGTAACTTAGCATTAGATAAGGATATACTTATGTATTTTTATGCTTTATATAAAAATAATTTATTCAATGTTTTAAATAAAGATGGTGATTTTGCTTCTATAGAAGAAGTAGTTGTACCACAAATGAAAGAGTATCAAATTAAATTTTATCAAAACATAAATTCTTGGAGAGAAATCAAAAATACTGTCGTGTCAGATGATAGTGATACTGCCATAGACGCAATGGACTGGGAATTCGATTATGGTAATGTAGTGAGTCCAGAATTAACAACTCACATAGATGATGAAATACATCAAGGAGATTATGATGAGGTTTTTGATACAGAAGCAGATGTATTACGAACTATAAATGAAAGTATTACTAAAAGAAAAATTATTATTACTGAAAGTCAATTATCTAAAATAGAAGAGGATTTAAAGTACTGGAATGTTAGTGATGCAAACCCAAACAAAAACAAATATGAAATGGGTGTGGAGTTAGAAGAAGAGGTAACTAGTATTCCAATATATAAAGATAATAATCCTCATAAAAGAATATATGAAAAAATGAGGAGAGAATTCCCTGACACACCAGAATATGTCTTACAAGATTATTATAGAAATATTATACTAATGAGAGCACCAGGTCATCGTCCAGCAATAAAAGATATATTAAACATGTATAATGGTGATCCAATACCTTATATTAAGGGCGATGGAAATGGATGGTGGTATAACTATTTAAAAGGTCCGTGGAAGTTACAAGTTTTAAATGTAAACCCAATGGATTTTGATAAACGTACAGTAAGAGCGTTTGAACAAAGGGACTTCGGTAATATAAATGCATACAACGTACCCAATGATGAAGAACGAATGGACACTCAAATGAGTATGAGGAGAGATGATGGAATGAATGAACCAGTTATTATCCTACAAAATCCCGATGGTACTTATCAATTAGTAGAAGGTTGGCATAGAACAATGTCTATTTTAAAAATGGGTGATAAACCTACTGAAGATTATTATGATGAAGATGATTATAATGATGAATTGTGGGACGAAGAAACACCTACTGAGTTAAAAGATTGGGATAAAGTTAAACTCAGAGCATTTGTTGCACCAAATCCAGACTTTAAAGAAAAAAAGTGAACCGGGGAGGATTCGAACCTCCGACCGTCTGCTTAGAAGGCAGATGCTCTATCCAGCTGAGCTACCGGTCCAATATGTACTCGAAGCGGGAATCGAACCCGCACTCCCAAATGGGAACAAGATTTTAAGTCTTGCGTGTCTACCTATTCCACCACTCGAGCATCGAGTATGTTATTAAAATATTCAATAACATATTTAGCGTATGAAGTAAGAACATCTCTACCTTCAAACACAAACATTTCTTTATTTTTACTTACTGCATCGTTATACAGTAATTTAAATTTATCTATATTTTCTAAACTAATCATAATTATCTCTTAAACCACTCAATCATTTTCAATTCCCTATTCATATGTTCAATTCTATCTTTAGCAACTGAAAGTATAATACTTCTACCTTCATAATGAAATGCATTTTTACCTTCTTTTACTGCCTTATTGTACAGTGAAGTGAGTGTTTTTATATTTTTTATTTTAATCATACCTCAAATATAGTAATAATATTTTAATAAAACAAATTAATTATAAGTTTTTGATATTACATCTAAAAATAAATCCGTATAAGAGTCCACTTTGTTAGGGAAATTACGTTTCATACGTTTTGCCCAATCTTGTGCCCACTCATAGGCGTGTTCTTTTTGTTTTTCCGTTATACAACTATTAACAACTTTATTAACATAATTAAACTGTTCTCTTAAATTTAACATATTTTATTATTTAAAAATTATAGTATATAATATTGAATGTATCCCTTTTAAATGAACGGGATCTATTAACAATCTAATTTTCTTCATTAGTCTATACCTTTTTATTAATCTAAACTTATTAGTTGTGTGATATTCCTCTATTATGTTTTGTAATTTCATATTGTAAAAATATAAAAAATATTTTAATTTACCAAATGTTTTTTAAAATTTTCTAAATATTTTTTTATATTTTCCGCACCCACAGGATTAGCGGAGTGTATTAAATAGAATGGTATATCTTTACCTTTGTCTAAACAATATTCACACAACCATCTACAAGCGTCATATCCTGTTTTTTCTTTAAGACTACCATAATTTATATCACCCTTTTGATTTTCTGGTAAATATGCATCATACGACAGATCATGATCGAAAGAAATATGTGTCGGTAAACCGAATTTATTAATCGCAGAAATGAATTGATGGTAATCTCTTACTATAACCCAATCAATATTATTTTCATATAATGGATTAACTGTTATTTTAAATACATCATACGGATTTCTAATATCATCTAAAAATAATTTCATAATAAACTTTCTTTTATACGTTTTGCAGTAGTAATTAATTTAATTACACCTTTACTACCCAATCTTTGGTGTACATCTGATAAATCGAATCTTTTGGGCATACATACCATTAATACCCTCCCATTCAATTTAGTACTATCTAATTTTTTATATAGATTTATTGCGTCTTTTTCTGCATCGTTGTCTAAAACTATTATGACTTTGGCGGAAGCATTATCTATTAATTTTTTAAATAACAAATCATTTAGTACTTTACCCAACATAGGAATACTATTTGGTAGTGTGATATGATCGAATACACCTTCTACTAAATAAATGTTAGAATCCCAATTAATTTTTCCTTCATTAAATATAATATCCATTTTAGATACTTCAGGATTTTTATACTTTAGTTTAGTGTATTTTTCAAAACTCCTACCTAAAAAATAATTTATATTACCTTCACTGTCATATGATGGAAATATAATTCTATTTCTGTAATCTCCTACGTTAGCGTAACCTAAGTTATACTTTTTAATTAAGTCTATACCTATATTTCTTTTACTAAGATATTGTATTGCTTGTTGATATCCACTGTCGTTCCTTTCTATAGTTAGGGGTGTAAAATTTTTGGGTAATCCTGTTATAACTAACTTCTCTTTGTCTACAACAACCCTTTTATTATCGGGTATCACTAACTGATATTGTTTCATATGATTTTTATTACCATACTTCCTAATAAGTTTATTAAGTGTCCCATGTGTACCATAGGTTTCTGAACAAGCCCAACATTTATAAACGTGATGATAGTAATTAACTTCTAAATTACCTTTACCATCCCCACAATCCAAACCTTTAATAGATGAACACACAGGACAGTCAAAAGATATTTGACTTTTGTTTTCATAATGTTTTTTAGAATTACCTAATACGTCTTCTAAGATTTCTACAACTAATTGTGACATTTCACAAATATAAGAATTTTATTTTAAAAATCCAAATTAATTCCAGTCTCCACATTTTCTCATACCCCCTAATACACATGCATATGCATCAGTCATATCATAATTTTCTTTAGTTAATTTATTGTGTTTATCATATATCCATACAACTTGTGGTTCAATTTCACTTACTTTTTGGTGAATAACCACTTTTTTATCAATATCGTATGGTAACCCCCCAAATAAAACTGGATTCTTCTTTTCTACTTCTTTATCTGTATACCTTTCACCTGATTTTTTAAATAATCTAACTTGCATTAACTCAGGAAATGCAAATTTTCTAGCGTCGTAAGAAGAAACAAATTCGGGTACAATATTCAACACTTCATATACGGATCTACATATCATACCATTAAATCTTAATAAAGTCGCTACTGTATTGACATTATTAGACCTTAATAAGGGTTCTTCAATAAAAACTCTATCAATTTCAATATCACTATATTTTTCTAAAAATTCTTCTTCGAATATTTGAACTTTTTTAATAAGTGTTTCAATATTATTTTTTGGTTTTGGTTTAACTTTAGGTGTTATGTGGGTTAGTAATTGTAATTTTCCATTTTCACCTTTGTCTTCAAACAATGCAATCCCTATTGTTTTTGTGGACACATCTAATCCTAGAATTCTACTCATTATAAAACATTTTTTTGTTAAAGTTTTTCAACTTTATTTATAAAACAACTTGTACATCAAATATTACAAAATCATTTTTCTTTTTAATAATTTGTCTATCTGCTTTACCGATAGCCAATACTTCACCAGTTACATCAGTAATACCTACTTCTGTAATTCTAACTTCATCATTAATATCAATTGTTGGATTAGTAGATCTAAAAAATTCACCTCTACCAGCAATACATATTACGTTTTGTACTAAATTATTCACAACACTATCTACTGTGGTATTATAAGTACCACCAGAATAATAATAAAGTCCTAAATCATTAGTGACTGTTCCTGTTTCAGTATCACCAGTAAAATTAGTTGCTATATTATCTACTATAGTGGGGTCCGTAAATGCTAAAATACCTTTATCTAAATACGCAACACCAATAATTTTATCTACATTTATTCCGGTTGGGGTAACTGTTTTAGTGTTAATTAATTGTTTGTTGTTAACACTAAATGGTTTAAAATCATCATATCCAGTAGCCCAACTTTTATTAGCGTCATTATTAGGTTTTTGAACGTTGTCTGAAACCATATAACTTACTGGAAAATCAGTCCCAAATAACCCATTAGTAAATACTGAACTATCTTTGTATTTAGCATCTAATTGTACTAAACTATATTGTCCACTATTAACAAATGTTGAATAACAATTATAAGTCGTTATTCCTGTTGCTTCACCACCTGACGTATATCCAGTTATTATAGGTAATGTTGTCTTTATAGTTTTACCATCTATTAATTCACCATAACTATCATTATTAACAACAACCATTAATACTCTATCTGAAGCTAAACCACTAAATGCAGTGTCTAACCATCCTCCTTTTGTAGAAGTAGTTCCTGTAAATAAATTTTTCTTAGATTCTAATATAGGTAATCTCAAACTTTCAAAATAGTTAGTAAATGAAGAAGTTCTATCATTCTTATCTATAACTGTATATGTTAAATTATCACCACTTACAACAGTTTCACCTAACGGTACAGTAGTATTAGTTATAACATTAGAACCTGATTCTACAGATTTTATGGTAATTTGTGTATTACTTAAATAAAGTTTATTTTTAATACCAACCCCAACGTCTATATTATCATTTACACCCCCATTTTCACCTAAATCACCACTATTTGCGGGAACTAACCCCGAACTTAAAATACCACTAGTTTGATAATTTGCATCTGAATCACCTAATACAAAATGGGTTAGTATTTGATTACTTTGTGTAAGTAATCTTTGTCTACCAGCTAAAGTTAATTTTGCCGTTATTGATACTGTGGTTGCTGAACTAATAAATCCCATCTCAATACTTTTTAAAAATCAATTGTTAATTCAATAGAGGCAGTACTACTATCCGCTATTCTTATTGGTCGAGAAAGTTTCCCTACCATCACTAGATTACCATCATTATCTAATATACCTACTTCAGACACAAACCTATCTTCACCGATAGTATAAGTGGTATTAGAACTACTTTGTAATTGTGCACCGTCTACATTTATTGTAAAAAGGGTTTTATAAATTGTTGCTCCAATAAAAGTTCTTAAATTACCGTAAAATAATCTTTCATCACCAAAATTTAATTTACCATAACTTTCACCTTTAGGTAAATCTAATTCTACACCTAAATTAAATGTGTTTGCACTAGCACCATTAAATTGACTTCCTTTCAAAATAAATCCTGTATTTGCACTATTTTGATTTTGTAATAAGAATGGACTAATTGTTTCCGACGCACCACTGGTAATATCAACACTAGTATAATCTATTTCTCTCCATTCTGATGGGTTAGGTCTACTTTGGTTGGCTTTATTAATTTTTTGACTTAATAAAACAAATCTATTAGCATAAAATCCATAACCATCATATGAAGGAGATTCTAATTTTCTCATGTAGGGTAACTGATCTACATTATTTATTCTAAATTGTAAATCTTTATCTGTTGCCGTATTGTTATCTAATACTGTGTATCGTTGACAAGGTAAAACAGATGTAAACCCACTACTACCACTGTATTGTAAACCATAAGTCAAATACATTGTTTCACCTGCCTCTATACATCCCGTACAATCCCCATCTATCGGTGGAATTAAACTAGCTGATAAATCAGGTAAAGTATAATTTCTATTTGATTTGTATGACATAGCAGCCAATAATTCTTCATTATCTATCACAACTATTTTAAGTTGTGGAAATACTTTACCAACCGCTAACGGTGCATTAGGTGTGACACTCATCCCACTAAATTCAATTAAATCATAGTATTCAATATCAGTATTAGTTAAAGTTTTTTCAATAGTATCACTCACAAATCTCATACCTAATGTAGTACCACTTCCTGTCCCTTCATTTCGTCTATGCCATAATACTGGTATATCTAAATTTAATAATTTTCCACTACTACCATCAATATTAAACATTTCTCCATAAAAATTAGAAATACAACTGTTAGTATAATGTATAATTGATATTCCTTTTATATATGGATCCATATAACTCACCGATAATCTATCACTACTTAAATTTAGAGTAGGTGTTTCGTTATATTTTAAAAATTGTTTTGTACCTGCATATTGCTCTGAACCAAATAAATTATGACTATGATAATTTTCTAAATCATCTTTAAATTGTCCTGCCATATTTTCAGTCCAAACATTATTCATATTCCAAACTGGAATATTTTCTACACAAATATCACAACTACTATCAAAAGAAAGTGTACCTGTATTCCAATAAGAAGAAAGAGAAGGTAATCCATAATATGTGTCTTCTGGATCGTCACCTCCCGGAAAAGTATAATATGTAATAATTGTACCCCCAAATCCACTAAACATTGGTAATTCTCTATCTACTTTAATAGTAGAACCACTAATACTAGTTATATTGTAAAATTGATTAATGGTTGCGGCAGTCATTGTTGAATTAGTAATGTCACCCAAAGTAGGATTACTAAACCTAAACATAATAAAATCATCTTCACTAGTTGCAGTTAAAGTTATACCACTTAATACCCCTTGTACAAATGGAGTAGTATCTATTTCACCTGTAAAATTAATTAAATCTATTGTTCCACTTTCCTTAATAAATCTTTGTGAAGTTTGTGCAGTTAAACCTAAATCTACTGTAGATCCTGAGAAAAATCCTCTATCTGCCGCTTGATTACTTACAACCCCTTTGATTAGTTGTAGACTACTATTAGTATCAATAGATTGTATAAACTCATTATTATTGTCTAATAAAAAAGATGTAAAATAAGGTTGTTCATCTTTAGGTCTTAATACCTTAGAATAAATATTTTTAGTTACTGAACCATCTCCACCATAAAAATAAAACTCTCCGGTTGAAGCGTCGCTACTAGGAACAAATTCTTTCCATCCCTTAACGTAATTATAGTCTACCTCTGAATCACCTGCTAACCAAGAATTATAAGTCAATTTTCCTTGTGCTAATTGTTCCCTACCTATATCAGTTAACTTTACTCTTACTAGTGCGGTATTTTGTTTATTTATGTAACTCATTACTAATTATTATTTTATTATAAATATGCTCAATGTAAATATTATTAATAAATATTTCCCTTATTTGTGACTATTTCTATCGGAACAGTGTCACTATAAGCAATACTTGTTATTATTTCTCCAACAATAGGTGTATAAAACTTTTGATTTTTTACCCTATATATTAATCTTGTTCCTGCAACTGCATCACTAAAATCCATATCTACTGAATAACTATCTTCTCCTATAATATAAGGTGTAGTTGCAATATATTGTATATTTTCAAAGTTTTTATCATCTACATCAGTTACTTCCACAGTAAACACACCACTTTGTCCCACAATGGGTGCGTTACTTATTGTCCAAGATAATGTTGGTTTATTAGTTTGTAAAGGTCCAAATAAGCCAGTTATTGGGTTATAAAATACTTGAATGATGTCTCTTGGTTTTACCTCTACTAAAATTATAATTCTTTTATTGTCTGAAGATGAAATTAAATATTCAATATTATTAGATAACAGTTCTCCATTTAATGACAATCCTACATCACCTTGAGGTAAAACAGGTAAATAATATTCAAAAGTCTTTTCTGTAGTGTTATAATATAATTTAATATCATCAGGTTGTTTATTAGTTGCACCACTCACTATAGGTGATGTAACTACATACGTATCCACTTTTAAATTTTCAGGTTGTCCATCATTAACAAATGCCAATGTAACAATTCTATTTTCTAATGTCGGTGTATAAAATTCAACAAAGGAAGCCCCTTGAGTTTCAGTGTTAGAACTATATTCTAACCCTTTTGCTAATTGTACACCATTATATGTTACGATAGGATCAGATAAAGACTGATACCCAAATATTGTTTGTCCTGATGTTGTAATAAATGAATTAACTGTTAAATTACCTATTAAATTACCACTAGCAATATCCGTATTAACAAAAAATGGTTTATCTGCTTCGTATATATTTAAGAAATACCAATCCGTTTCAGGATTATAGATATTATATTCCGTACCAATTTTATATGTATTAACAGTATTTCTTCTTATTTCTAACTGTCTCTGTAATAAAGTTTTTATTGGGTAATCATAATAACCTTTAATTAAAAACTCACCTTCATCAATTCTATTAAGTGGTATATTTATTTTAGTTTCGCTATTTCCAGTAATTGCACTAAATTCAGTATAATCATAAAATTGTTCATATACAGGTTCTCTATCAAATGCACCTGATTCCACATTGTACGGATAAATTTCTGCAGTAAAGTTAAGTTTATTAGGTGTTACTACATCTGACACATCATTCATTACTAATTCAAAGTCAAAAGGTGTTCTTTCTCTTTTACTTATATACACATATCTATCACAAGAGAGTGTTTTACTAGTTACCACATTAGGTAACCCCCATGTAGATGTAACACCACTACTAATTCCAGATAGTGAAAAACCTCTTTCTCTAAAATTACATTGTACCCCTAAACCATTAGGTCTATGAATTACATGTAAGAAATTTCTTAAATAGTCTGCCGCATATATTTTTTCATCAGGGCCCATTTGTAATGCACCTAAACTAGTATCTTTCGGTAACTCCGCAACTATAATACTATTATCTAACATTTGAGTTGCAGAACTATAAGACAAATCATATTGTATAATTAAATTAGCTGCCCCATCACTGACATAAAATTTAGAAGAATCAGACGAGTACTCCAACCCATAAGGTCCTTGTCCAAATCTAGTATCACCACTTATTAAAATTTCATTAGATAATGTACCACCAGTATTATTAAAATCTAATATCTGAATTATGTTTTCATCATATAATAATGAAATTAATTTTTTACTATCAGGTGATGTTTTCATATAACCTCTACTAGTTGTATGTGTAACTCCTGTGTCACTAATAACAGGACCAATTAAACCACGAGTATTTAATCTATATGAATAAAATTTAGAATCTCCACTAGTATGTGTAATTATCCAATAGTCTACTTCATTTTCATGTGAACAAGCAGTAACTTTTTCAGTTATAGGAAAAGGAATCAATTTTAGATTTTTTAAAGTAACTTGTCCTTCTCCATCTTGTTTTAACATATCAACAATACTATATTCAAACCCATTAGGATTGCCTTCATAATCTGTTGTAAATAAATAATAGTTTTTACTATTGGGTTGAGGAACAATTAGAGATGATTGTGTAGATGTGCCAGAACTACTTAAATTAGAACCCTGTAGCATCACTGTATTACCACTTGTATAAATAGTATTTCCATCTGTATAAAATAATAAATCTCCGTTTTGATTAGATATTGAAGAACAACCTTCTTGTGAAACTACAGAACCAGTTATAACTACTGGTGTTGCACCGGTTTCAATAGTTTGGAAATTTATTCCTGCTCGTTGCCCAAATAACCAATTATAATTTAATCTATCGTATGTGTATTCGTTTCCTTCGTAAGTAATAGGTCCACATAAAGTATCATTACTACCAGAAATAGGGATTTTACGAGTACCTCTAGGAGTAAACTGTGGATAATCAAATCCATAAACGTCAGATCTTTCTTCATGTGAATACTTATCTTCATTACTTACTGGCTCCCACCCCAAATAAATTTTCTTTTCACTTATTGCACCGTAGTGTAAATAAGTTTTACCACCATCAATATATTGCATAGGTATATCATCAAATATATCTATTTCCTGTAATACTCCATTTGGGTCTACTTCGTATTTAAATAAACATAATTTATTTACTGATGAAGTATTTAAAGCTACATTACCTAAAGATACGGGTACATTTTTAAAAATTAAATTTTTAATCTGAGAAAAATTATCCAAAAAATACGCATTATTTACAGTAAATAAAGACGGAGAAAGTGAATTTGCTAAATAATTAATATTTAAATTAATATCTAATTCTGTCCTTACTTCATTTTCTACAATAATGTTACCATTTACAGTAAGTGGATTCGTAATATTTCCTTTAATTTTCGCCATTATTTATAAATATATTTTATATTTCATTTTATACACAATCTACTATTAATTGATCATTATCATCCCACTCATCATCACCAATTACCGTCACATTTCCTTCATATTCATTAGTTTCATAAATTTGAGTTATGAAAACAGTATTATATGTTGAGATATTAGTGGCAACCGCACCTTCAATACACTTTTTATATTTTTCTCTTAAATTTTCTAAATGTGCCAACAAACTATTATACTCTGAATTAGAAGTACAACCACTTACACTATTATTGGGTGTATTTATAAGTTGTTGTTGTACCATTTCTATTTCTACACTTAAAGAATAACAATCATTTTTAGTACTTTGGAAATCTTGTTCTGCTTGTAATTGTTGTGCGGCTAACTCTTCACATTCTTTTTGTAATGAAACTAATTGTTCATCTAAATCACCTATTTGTTGGTTTAAAGAAGTTTCTGTTTGAGTCAAAATATCCAATTGATTTACCAATGATTGTAACTGTGTTGTTAATTGTTCTAATTGAAGGTTAGGTTTTCCACCTGTAATAGGTGAGGTAGGTGGTTTTTTAGTACCCGGTTTAGGAACAGTAGTATTACCTATAACATCACCACCAACTGTAGGAAGTTTACTACTACCTGTTAAAGGTTTTTTACTATTACCTTCAGTGGCAGGTGAAGTAGGTGGTTTCGGATTGTAAGGGTTAGTTGCTAAGGGTGGTTGTACCGCTTTCTTATTAACCTTACTCTCATTAATTTTTATATTATTCTTAGGTATCATATTTGTTTATTTTAACTTCTACTATTTCTTTTTATTGAGGTAGATTGTTCCTTTATATTTCTTTTTACTCTAGCCTCCGTTTCTTTATTCTGTTGTTGTTGTTTTATCTTTTTTAAATCTCTTAAACTTTCTTTTTCTTTTTGTTGTAATTTAATTTGTTCCCTTTCTTTTTGAGTGACTTCTTTTTGTTCTCTAGCAGGTTTATTAACAAAGATTAAATTTTTAATATCATTTTTAATGGTATTAATTGCTAATTGTGTTGCACTTATTTGATTAGTAGTAGTCTCTAGTTGAGATTGTAAATCACTTATTTGTTGTTGTAATTGTAGAATTTCTTCTTGACAATCATTACTTTCTTGTGGTAAACAACCACCACCTAAACAAATTTCCTCTACTGCCACATCTACTGTTTCTTGTCCTATAGAATTATCAGTTACCCCACTAACAGTACAATCATTTGTCACTTCTAAATAATTTAACGCATATTTTTTATAAACAAATTTATTATTATCAAAAATAGTATTCCTATAAACCTTACCAGAATTATCACACCCTTCCATTATTGTAGTAGATGGTATAACTTGTTCAATTAACTCTAACCAATAATCACCTATTAAATCCATAAATTGGAATAGGTTATTATATGTTAATTTACCACTATATTGTTCACCACAATTACTAGCTTTTAAATAAAGTTCGTAAAATAATTTTAAAGTAGGATATCCACTAATAGTTTGTCTATTTTGTGCATTTATAAGATTACTTTGTACCATTTCGTCAAATACTTCTTTTACTTTAATTTTAGAAGGTGGTTGATCTAAGAAATCTAAAGGATTTACACATATTGTTTTATTTACCACCTCACAAGTAACCCCACTACTAGTTCCTGTAAATGAAGAATGTGTAGTATTACCACAATGAGTACAATCCCCTTGTCCATCATTTATTTCTCTCCACGTACAACCACTGAGTGATTCGTTCCATACATAGTCTTTATCTAAACCTAAACCATATTTACCTTTATTTGACAATATTGTATTTAAATTTTTACAACATTCTTCAGTCATATCAGATGTTTGATTAAAGGTTTGTGCAGAAACTCCACTGATAATATCTGTTATTTCACCACCACTATATGGTGTTGAACCACTATAAACATATAAACCAAATAATGATATAGTACCATCACCTTCCTCAACAATTAACCTTTGATCGTTATTTAGATTTTCTCTATCTCCTATTACAAAAGTTTGTGTGTTACAATCATTATCTACAATTAATAATTCTTCACTACTACCACCTTTTTCAATTAAATCGTAATAACTTGCGTTTAATGAAGAAGGATAATCTGCGGTTAATGTATAATACTCTTCCTTTATATTTTCTACAATATTTTTTAACGTACTATTAAAAATTTCACAATCACTTAACATAGTACCAGTAGACGTTGCAGATAATGGGATACTATAACTTTGGGATGTTCCGCCAGTGTATAAAAATTCTCCTTCATAAGTTACACTATCACCACTGGTACACGGAGAAGGACATTCATCACAGTCTATATTTTTCCAAAAATTATAAACGTCACACTCAATAGACTTAGAAGGATCTATTTGGAATGATGCGGATTTAGAATTAATAATTAAGTCTGAATGATTAAAGTCATATTCAGTATATCTATACTCTAAATTTTGCCATAATCTATTTTGTGCAGTTATTTGTAAAGGAGTTGCACAAGTTACTTCATTTTTTTGACATTCACCATCTGGTAAATAACTAACGGGTTTTATACTATCACCCACATACACCCAAGATTTTCTATTATCTATAACACAACTCAATTCTGGTAAACCATCACCTGCAGTATTATTAAAAGGTAATATATCATATGTTTTATAATTAATTTGTATATTATCTAACAATAAACACACATTACATTCATATTGCTCCAACATAAATGATAAGAAAAATTGTTTATTAGGATATGCACCATTTAAATTTTCGATAACACTTTGAGGTAATTTTAATTCGAAATTTTGCCACTTCGGTTCAAAAACTGCATCTAAACCACTAAATCCTTGTTGTATCAATGCAACTGTTATTGAATCTTCTAAAAGGTTACTATAATATTGAGAACCTCCTATAATTACCCCACTATAATTTTGTGGATTAAATGTCCATATTGGATTACTATCATCCATAATTGGTAATGTTGTAAGATTAGTTACAATATCATTTGGAGGTATACTACCAATAGAATTATTATCTACTTCTAAATTAAAACTCAGTCTAAGTTCATCCATATAGTCAAATGCCGTAGCCATTTTACTTTGGACATACGATAAATAGTTATTATATCTTTGTAGATACCATTGTTGATATAAAGTATCTGTTTCATAATAAACTCCACTTCTTACTTCTTTTAATTCTTCTAAAAGTTTTTGAGTTAAACTTAAAGTTTCTCTACAACAATTTATTTGTTTTTTATCCCCTAATTCTTTTTCTAAATTACTTTTAACATCTTTAATATTTTTAATAATTTCCTCTTTATCTTTTTCCTCTACCTCTAATTCATTTTTAATTCTTTCTTTATCATTACTTATTTTAGTAAGTTCTTTTTCTATTTCTTCTTTCTTAATTTTTAATTTGTTTTCTACATTCTTTTGTGTATTAAGAATTCTAGTAACTTCTATTTTTTGTGGTGTAGATAAATCGGTAGTATTACCATTTCTTATTGTATCACTATCTACATCTAATATTTTAGCGACTATATCTACATTCTTTTGAATATTATTTTCTTGTTCAGTAGTAACTCTTAATTGTTCGTTCTGCTCATTTATATCCTCACAATACACTGTAGATTGTAATTCATCTATATTTCTTAATGTGAAATCATATTCAGTAGTTAATCTATCTTTAGTAACTAAATCATTATTACTTGTTGCTTTAGTTATTTCATCACTAATAACATTACTTTTTACACAGTTTTGATATAACTCTTGATATTTTTTTAATTCTTGCCCTAATTCTAATCTTTTTCTTTCAACACATCTATTATATGCGGTAAACACCACATCAGGATTATCAGATACACCATTAGTTTCTGTTCTACAAAACTCATCTACATTATAATTTTGTATTAATTTTATCTGATCTTGATATATATTACAATTTATTTTAGGTAAATTTTCTTCTTTTACTGAGTCAATAGCAATTGTTATTTCAGTGATATCATTGATTTGTTTTTCAATGTTTCTAAATTCACGTTCTTTAAGTGAGTACTCAGTTTCTAGTTCTTCTTCACTTTTTCTACTATCTTCTTTGTTCTTTTCTTTATCTACTTCTTCTTTAATTCTTTCTTTATCTACTTCTTTAATTAAATCACCTATTTTTTCATTCCTTTCAACACATATTGTAAGTTGAGTTTCCATTAAAGTTAACTGATTTATTAATCTCCAATATTCTTTTAAAATTTCACTATATCCACCTAATTTTTTAGGTACTAATAATGCACATACTTTTTCAGTAGTAATAATTTTATCAAAATCATCACAATAATTTTGTCCATTAAATATTTCATAGTTAAGACACTCATCATTTAAAATATTTTGTACTTCTTCAGTATATTGTAAAAGTTTTGACGCAGTAGATTTAAAATCATCATCTACCCATGAAGGAAAGTTAGTTGAGGTTACACCTACTTTATATACTTCTCTTAATGTATTATCAAAATCATTTTTAATGGCTCTTACGTTTTCAAAATTAACTTTACCCCAACTTTCTTTATTAACATATTCTCCACCATATGCCGTACAACATTCACCATCTTCAATAGTCTGTTGAATTCCCGGTGTTTGCCATACTTGTATATTATTAGTATCCCAATAAGGTATTAAGTTAGGTATTCCATCTTTATCTGGTTTAGTTAAATCTAAAGATTCTTCAGAATTTGGAACAATATCAGTATCTATATATAATACATTTTTTTGTAATATATTTTTATATTCTTCTGATTGTGTAAAAACTATAAAGTTCCTACAATCTAAATTATAGATACTATTAGTATATAAATCTAAGGGAAGTGGACAAACTTCAATTCCTGCACAATTAATAAGTGACTCTGCGTCATACTTAATCATATAATCAAACTTAATAGTTACTTCATTACTTTCAGTATTTTCAGGTAAGAAGAAACCATCCGATCCATTACTTCCAAAAATTAATTTTACATCCGTTGTATCATCACATGGTGTATGAGTAGGTTCGATACATGCATTAAAAGTAGCACCATTAGTGAAACTGTTAGGTTGTCCATTATAAGGTACAAGTTCATTATTTGCGGGATTTATCTGAAATTCTCCAAAAGCATAACCCTTACTCAAACAACATTCTTTATATAAATCTGCACCGCTTTCAGAAGTCGATTCCCAATTCAATATTGAACTATCGTTTCTATCCACAGGTGTAAATGTTATTCTACCATATTGATCTACAGAAGAAAGTTTCCAATTAGTAATATCTTGTAAGTCAGGATTACCAAAGGGTGAACCAAAATCTGTAGTTACTTTATCTCCTTTATTGTCTTTTATGCCTTTATTGTATACACCTTTTCTATCTTTTATTACACTTATTTCATCTCCTTTAGTTGTTACTGCATTTAAATTACTACCCGGTACGTATTTAGTATAACCCTTTTCTAATGCTGGTTGGATGGTACGTGTATTTTTTACATTTAATTTTTGTTTTTGTGTAGATAAATCAATTTTTCTTTGTTCTAAATTTATTTTTTCTAAACGTAAATTAGATTTTTGTTTGTTAGTTAAAGTTCTACTATTTTCTATTTTTTTAGTTACTTCTTTTTGTTCTTTATTTATCGTTTCAATTTCTTTATCAATACCTTTAGTAGGATTGTATAACTCTCCTTTACCACCTTTTCCAGGTTTAGGTCTAGGAGATGTACTATCATTAGGTTTAGTCTCATCAATTGGTAATTCTCCCACATCATTTTGCCTTCCTCTACAATAAACTACACTAGTAACACTACCATCTTCTTGTGTTATATTTACATAATAATGATCAAAACCATAGTATGCACAACACTCTTCACTAGAAATTAAAGTTGTGGATTTACCGTCACAATCGATAGGTTTAAAATATTTAGGGAAACTAGGTACATCCTTACCTGCCCTCACTTCTGCTAAATAATTATCCAATGCATTTTGAGGGTTATTTCTTGTACTTTGACTAAATGATTGTTTGTAAGTAGGGTAAATAATACCTTTATTTCTTTTAACATAATTCATTGCAGACACCCCTTCACTAATTAAACTAATACCGGTTGTATTAGGTATATAACCTACCGGTTTACTATTTTTATCATATACTACATAGGGAGCTTCATTTTTACTAATTCGAGTTGTAAACTCAGTGTTATTTGCTTTAGATTTAAACCCAAAATAAAATTCTCCTGCTTCTGTTAATTGATAACAACCAGAAATACCATTACTTTCACCTACACCACTTTCTAAACGTAGTCTGGTTGTACAATCTTGAAGAAACTTTATTCTACTTTCTTCAGAATCAAATCTTACCCTATTAGATTGTCTAATACATTTATCCTCATATTGTGGTACTGGTTTAGTTGATGGTCTAATTTCTATTATATTATCAGGTACTGCATTTACTCCCTCTATTTCCCACACAACTGCCTCACCTGTAGTATTAATTGGTTTACCTATACATGGGGGTTCTTTAGCACAAAATAAAGATTCTTGTCCACTTTGATTTATATAAGAAAAATACTCTCCACCTGCTGCAACACAACATTGTGGGAAAGAATCAAAATTCACTTGATTTCCATTTTCGTCTACAAAATAAATTAAACCATCGTCCTCAACCATAGTATATTGTTCACATGGGTTTTGAACTACTTCAATACTATCACAGTCAAAATTGATACATATTTCTAAAGCATCATTATCATTTCCATTTCTACTACTAATTTCCTTGTTTAAATTATTTTTTGCGACAATATAATTTTGTTGTACTCTAAACCATTCAGGAGAATAAACTAATTCACAATTTTCTTTAATTAATTCTACCCATGCATCATATTCTTCTTTTGCTTGAATACATAAATCTTGAAATATGGTAGTCCCACCGGAGATAGGGGGTGAAGGTACTATTGAAAATTCAATTTCAAGACCTTCCGTTATAATTTGATTATTTAATGGATTAATAGGGGTGATATATAAAATATCATTATCTATTGTACCGTTAATAAAACCATCATTATAATTAAAAAATTGGTTTTGATATATGGTGTTACCTGTTAAGGTAATAAAATTACTGGTTATATCATTGGGGTAAATAGATGTAGTAAACTGATTCATATAAAAAGAACCTCTATCATAAGGTCCTTCATGTGCATTATTACCTTCGGTTATGTCTATTGGTGGGTTTAACCCACCTGTTTCTCTATACCAACCACCTTCTTTTTGAAACCAACTAGTGTCATATATTGGAGATGGGGGTGTAGTTGTATTATCAAACCCAATTAAAACTTTTTCACCATTAGGTGTAGGTAATGGATAACCATCACTATCAAATGGTAAGTCTTTTAAATCAGAACTTCCTGTATAAACATATAACATACTTTTAAGTTGTGATATGTTTACTGGTTTATCTGCTAAAACAATATATTCATCAAAATTAACTAAAGATTCAGGTGCACCAATAAATCTAAATAAAAATTCTATTGCTTTTCTAGCACCTTTACTTTTCCATAACCATGCAACATTTAAAATTAATCTTCTATATAATTCTATATCTATTTCTTCTAAACTAAGATTGGTGGATGTACCACTCATTAAACCAACTCCATTACTGGGTAAAACATTTTTTAGTATATTTGCATCAGTTAAAAAATCAAATTCACCAAACCCTAACATATTAGCTAAATCTTTAACTAAACTATCCGGTGTATTATTTTTCTTATCATAAGTTATAACATGTGCAAATTTAATACCATCAATATATTTTTTAATTTCATCGAATTCTATACCATAAATTCTTAATAGTTTTGTTGCTTTTGCACCATCTAATTCTAAATCTTCAGATCCGTCACCAGATGGTAAAGTATCAAAACCTGTAATAACTTCTGCAGTGTATTTTCTTTTTATAATATCAGTTTTAAATTTATCTAAATTTTCACCAATAGAAATTAAATTATTAAGATAAGTTACATAAAGTCCATCAAAGAAATTCAAATTATAACCATCACTTAATATTGGAAAGGTTAATTTTTCATCACTATATACAATTACACCTTGACTAGTTTCTTTAGGAGTACTGAAAGTAGCCGTATAAATAGGATAAACATTTCTATTTAAAATGTTTTTTTCTAAATTATTTAATCCAGCAAAGAAATTTTCAGATTGTATTTCATTAGGTTTAATAAAAAATGGTATAGATGCATTTGATGCTCCATTTAAAAAAGTAAACTGTGAAAAATTTATACCTGTTATTTCAGGAAATGGGTTTCCGTCTACAACTACTCTAATTATCCCATTTGTTGTAGTGGTAGAACCGGTTAAAAATTTAATTTTTTTACTTATTCCATTGTGTTCTACAACATAATTTTTATGATTCAAAGTTAAATTTCTCAAAGGATTAGAAGTGTCTTCATCAGAAGTATTTTTCCTATCCACTGTATATTTTATATTAAAAGGATTGTTAAAGTAATTTGTGTTAATATAAAATGTGGATTCATCACTTAAACTATCATAACTATAGTTAGTAATATTATTACCACTAACTGTACCTATAACATTATCTACATAAATGGCTGCCGGAAAATATTCATTGATATATTCTAAAGATACTCTTATTTTCTCTTCTGCAGAACCATAGAGTATATAACTTAATGGGTTAGTAATGTCTAAATTTAACCCTGCTTTTTGATTTTTTTGTACTTTTAAACTTATCTGTTGTCCATCATCTAAATCATCTAAACTAAAAAAATCAGAATAAGTTCCTTGATTATAAGTTTTATTTAATTTAGGACTTAAGTTAGTAGTAACTTTAAAATTACCCAATGTAAATAAAGGTGTACCCCCTTCATTAGTTAATTGTAAACCTACTAAATCATCACTAAAATCTCTATATTCTATACCACCATCAAAAAATTTTCTTTTGGCATAACCAGTTACTTTAATAACCTTATTAGAGTTATTATTAGTTTGATTATTATTTTGATTGTTATGTGGCATTCATATTAATACTATACATCTGTTATATCGCCAAATTCCTTACTAAAATCTGGGTTTTGTAATTCTTCTCTAACCTCATACAATGGTTTACCTGTAAATTGGTCTTTGATTTCAAATAATACATATTGTTTATAAATTTCATCTTCAAAGTTGTATATAGTATAAATACCATCATCTAAAGATTTTGTTTGGTTACCATAAAGTGCATATGCTAAGGTTTCGTCATCATATTCTACCATTTCAACTTCTAACATAATTGGGTTGAAGAAAGTATTAGTAATTATAATTTCTTGTCCCGGTTCACCAATATAAGGTAACACATCGGGTTTAATTGATGGTGCAGATGAGGGTGTTAGTGTACAAAAAACTAAATCAGAACTATCATCAAAAGAATAAGATGCGACTTGTGCTGACGCATTACTCAAATTTTCTGCTACAGATAATACTCTATTATTAGATGTAATTATTCTGAATAAATTCTGCATCTTTTTTTGTGAACTATTAGTGTTAGTTGTAAGATATTCAATTCTATATCCAACTAATTTACCATTTTCAAATTTAACTTTATCTGATGCATCAATATTAGGATCGTTAATTTGTAAAACCACACCAATAATATCAGGACTACTAGATAAAACTCCACAAGCTTGTATAGTGGTTCTTATTTGTTTAGGTCTTATAATGATATTATAAAAACCTTTTGCAGTAAACTCATTAGTAGGTAATTTAAGTGTATATGCACCCCCTAAAATTTCACTACCATCATTTGGGTTATTTGTTGGTACTAATACTTGTGAAGGGTCTAAACTTAATAAAGTACTTTCACTACTGTTATTACCTCTAGTAGGACTAAAAGAATATAAAATTTCTACGTCCTCTACCGATACATCTGCCGGTCTTATTGTTCCATAATTTCCTGTTGCCATAATTAATTTTTTTTATGTTCTTATAAATCCTCCCCTATTTGTGTCTATATCATTAGTTGTTTTTATTTCACATAATAGAGCATGTCTTTCAAAAATGTCCGCCACACCTCTATTAATAAATACTTCACTATCAACTTCTGGTTTAAAAACTAAACCTAAATATTCTTCTTGTTTTGTTAATGCGGATAATGTTACATTATTTTCGTTTATACTATCCAAATCACTATAAAATTCTGTTTTTAAATATCTTTTTAAATTACCTTCCTCATCTATTGTGTTAGCATATTGATTTAAAAAAGTAATAAAATGAACACCCGTATTATTTACATCATTTTTATCAGCATTTAATACATAATGTACTTTTTCATTATCTTGATTAATAACACCCGTAAATATTAAGTCAGAATTACCTGTCATATCTAAATTATTTACATATATGGGATTACCTGTAACAGGATCAACTCTGTATGAAGATACATTTGGTAATTTTCCATCATCACTTGTACCCCTAACTTTTATAGAAGGATTAATGTAAAAGGATAAAGGTGCTGCAGGAAATCTACCATAGGTAAAAGAATTAAAATTACCTAAGTCTGTTGGTCTTTGAGTTAAATAAGGTAGTAAAGGTTTAAATGGCGCATCAGTAAATATTCCTTGATCATCCATTTTTTGAGTCAAAAATAAATTTAAGTTAATAGTTTCACTAATTATATCACCATAAGTATCATTAGATTCTCTACTAACATAATTTTCTATACATCTTTTTAATCTTATTATATCCATTAGTTTCCTATATTTGGTTCTATTTGCCAAAAAGTTAAGTAAGGCAAATCTGATAACCCACTCTGTGGGTTTAGGTTTATTCCTCCCGGTCCACCGTTAAATGCGGTTTGCTGGGAATTAGGTTCAAATCTATACTTATAAATTCCATTATCATTTTTCAATACCACTTTTAAAAATCTATTATCATTAATTTCATTAAAACTCAATGTATTATAATTTACAGTCTTTTTTGAATAATGTAAAGTAGACTGCCCATTACCTGCATTTTGAAAAGTAACTTCTAAGTAGACAACATATTCTTGATTAGGTGCATTATCCACTAAATCTTGAAACCAATAAAAGTAAAATCCTTCATGTACCGTTTCAGGTTCTAAAGTTGCATCCCCTAACACAAAACTAACTGGACATTCGTCCTTTGGTAGAACAAATCCATAGTCATTTTTTTGATCGTTTAATATCTGTGTGTATATGTTAGTAGAATATATTAAATTATTAGGTAAATCTTTAGAATCATAATAATTAAATCTAACAAAACTACTCATTAATCTTTCTGTCCTACAAAACAAATCATCGAATCTAAAACCTATATCACCATAAGGAGAAGCACCATTGTAACTAGGTGGATTACTATAAAAATACCCATTACTTTTTTCTACAAAAAAGTTCATATTAATTTTAAATTTTCTTATAAGATTCCAATTATTGTCTGCCGGAAAAAATCTTACTTTTTTATAATCAATAATAGGATTAATGCTTTTTTCTTTTTCATCGTCTATTAATTTAGTTTTAATTAACTCTGTATTATCCACAGGTGTAAAATCTAGATTAATGTTTAAATTAATAGAAGAACCAGATACACTTATATCCCTAATTGGTATTTTATATTTATTAACAGTCATCAGTAATGTTTTGATTTTGTAATGATGAATAATCTACACATCCTCCTGGTGTGTCTCTCTCACCTAACTCATATTCTCCAGAGTAGGTTATAAATCTTATATCTACTGTAGTAGGTGAAAGATTAGGGTCTAATAAATTAACTGGTGCACCGCCCGGTAAAATACTTATTAAATCTTCTACTTTATAATCAAAGAAAGTGGGTTCACCAACTAAAGATAAAAATTTATCTTTTTCTGAAGGTAAGTTTACCTCTTGTAGAGTAAAGTTAACTATACAGGGAGGATCTTGTCTATATAAGTAAAAAGTATTTTCTAAATATAAATAATGTGCACCACTTTCAAAAGGATAGTCCACACCCCTACCATTACCATCTATAAATCCAATTTCTAAAAAATCTCTCCATCTATAAACTTTAGATTCTTTTGTTAAAGGTCGTGTTTTTAAAATACCTGTAGGTAAACTCTCAGTATGTGCAGAAAATTTTAAGTGTGAATAATCTGGAATATTTAAAGTATTTTGTGTATCACCCTCCTCAATATAATCGGAAAATTCCCTAATTATTATAGGAGTATGAGGATTATAAATATAACCTTCTCTTTTATCTACTTTTTCAGAATCTATTAAGTTTAAATTTTGTCTATAAACCGTATTTATTCGGTGAAATATATTTTCTAATGAAATTTCTTTCAATAGACTTTCATTATATTCTACAATATCGTTATCAAATATCTCATTACTTTCATCTATATTAGTAAAATAAACTTGTGGGTAATTAGGATCCCCATTTGGATAATTAGAACTAAATGCCCTTATATTGTAATTAACGTTAACATTTTGTTCGGTTTCATATCCGGCAGCAATAGGCATCCAAAATCTATTTTTTATGTCATCTGGTAAATTTTTTTGTTTGTCTCTCCAATAAACATTATTAATAGAAGAATAATCACTGTCATTATCATTTTTAACAATAGTAAAAAATAACTCACTTAATGGTCTACCTAAATTATCTCTCAACCCTTCAACATCTATATCTTTTTTAAAATAAAAACCTGCTTTTCTATCATCAAAATAATTAACTCCATATGCTGCAGGATATATATCGTAATCTTTTTCCACTTCTGTTAACGATTTTAATCTTCTTACATAGTATTCAGATTCTATGTCATCTACCACTCTTTTTATCGTAGATGTACCTAAATTAAAGTCTATATCTGCAGGATTAATATCTATCACAAATATTCTATTTAAATTACTATTTTGTTGATCCCCTAACTTAGTTACAATAAAATTTCTTTCATCTAAATATAAACCATTATTAGTATTATCTACAAAATTATATAGTTTAATTTCGTCTTCAGCATTTAATCCATGATTAATTGGTGTCTTAAAATAAACATAACTTCTATTATTAATTTTAACAGTTCCTTTTTCAATAATTTGAATTCCATCTTTTAAAGAAATACCATTATTATTTTCTACTAAATTAATATCTCTTGTATCAAATGGATAAGTAATTTTTAATAAATAGTTTTGTTTACCATCATCATCAATCATTAATAATCTATTGTAACCAGGATCAAAAGTTTTAAACTGACACGTGGAAGATTCATTGTCATTTTGAATTTGTGCTTCATCAGTGTCAGGTGGTTCATAATAACCATACCACCCATCATTAACAAAGATACTGTTGGCAGGTATTATTTTACTAGATATATTAGGTGTAATACTATTTGGTAGAGTTTCATCAACTAACCTTACATTTTCATTATATAAACTATTACTAGCCATAGTATTTAATGTACCATAAAATCTATATTTATTACACTCTCTTCTTTCTTTTTCGAATTGTTCGTAACTATTAACTATTGTTTCTTCATTACTTAGTGGTATAATTTTATTACTATTCTCTAAATTTAAAGGAACATGTGAAGTTACATTTACCGATCTAACTGATTTTTCTTTATTTAATAATATTTTAAATTTTTCATCCATTACTTATAAATATTTTCTAACTTATTTTCATAAAACCATCATTATTATTTCCTAAAGAAGAATAAGCCATATAAACATTATACGTACCTATTTGTAAAATACTAAAAGAATAAGTTATTGTTTCATTTTCATTTGCAACTACCGATTGATTAGTTCCGTCATTAGTAATAGCTTGACCTCCTGCACCTAATGAAGAAGTTTCTCCATACTGTGAAATAACACTAGTAGACACAGGATTAGTTGTTCCATTATCATAAATATTAAATGTCCCACCACCCATTGACGGTCCAGAAGATGGAGTTGATCCACCAAATATTTCTATTTTTAATTGGGCAGGTACAGAAGTAACAGTAATAGTAGTAGGACTTATTTGTCCTACATTATTAGTTTGGTTAGTAGAATAGACATTTGTATTACCTACAGTAGTAATACCATTTACAGTATAGTCAGTTATTGGGGGTGCAGGTGTACTTACCCCCCCACCTGCACCAATACCTTTATTTACTATTGTATTACCAACCACAATAGCAACATCATTAGCTGCACTTGTTTCAGTAGCACTTGCAATTTGTGCCTCTCCCAAACAACTTCTTAATACAGTAAATTTATTTTGTTCTATATTCCTAAAATTAGGTTGGTTATATGTGTTTTGTGCTGCGTCTTCATTATTACCTAAACCTTGTAAAGTTACTTCACTTATAATATCTGCGAAAAATAATGAAACTAAGCGGTGTAATGCAGTTTTTCCTGGTACTAAACCAAAATAATGATAATATGGTGTTTGAGATGTACTATACATAACCCCAAATTTATTAGGTATATTTTTATTATCAATGTCTGATTCTGTAGGGAATTTAAGTAAAGTATCCGGTGTATTACCATTCCACCCTGCCCCATAAAAATATTGTCCATTATTTTTTAAACCACACCTATCACCTGTAATAAATTCATCACCATCATTAATAGTTTCGGGATAAATTATATTATCTATAATAAATTGTGTATTACTAGCTAATGTGACTGTTGGGTATGTTTCATATAAATTATCAAATTCATTAGAACCAGGTCTCATATAATTTACATTTAAATCATTATCTCTATAAGTACTAAATCTTCTACAGAAATAGTCTCTAATTTGATCGTCATGATCATAATATGTGAAACAAGGTTGTATTTCCATCCCTAAATCATTATCATCAATTAAATCAACACCTATTTGTGATTGTACAACACCCGCAGTGGTATTTAAACAATTAATTTTTGCACAACCAAAAGAAACATATGCTCTAAGATTAACTACACCATCTTTATCTTCTACTTCTGTTACTGTTTTAGGATTTGTACCAGTCATTTTATATTTCATACCTTCTTCACTAACTTTAGATGTGGTAGGTTCTAATTCTCCAATAATAAAAGGTACATCATCTATATCACAATTAACTGAACTACCCATTTCAACTAAATCTGTTGGGAACATTAAGTTTGCTTTATAAAATTCTCCATTGGTTGTTTCATTAAATGCTGGATCACCTTTTTTAATTATTGATGCATAATATATATTACCATCTTGATATTTTACTATACCATGTTTTATATTTCTATCGTTATATGGTTCATGTCCATAACATTTACATTGATTGGTACAACCTTGCACACCTGAACTACAAGGAGAAGTACATCCATTTGGTGGGCAAGCACTATTAGGGTTAATTGTATATGGACCTTCTTCAGGTGGACCGTCTTGACTTTCAAAAGGGTTACCATCTGGATTATTAAATGGATCATTGACATCGGTTGGTAAGCATCCTATATTATCCCTAAAATATTCTTCTTTTTCTACCTTATATACAGTATTACATTTATTCTTATGGTGTGCATGACCACCAACATTTTCCCACCCATTTATTCCAGTAATTGGATCTTCTACTTTAATATATTTAGGTTTACCATGTGGTCCAGGAAAATCTTTAGTGGTTTTATTATCATTCATTCTAATAGTTATTCTACTATTATTTTGTAATGCTTGTTCTACTGCAGGTTCACTAAATCTTAATGTACATCCATATCCTGTATCAACAAATCTTCCAGCAAATTTCAATTCTTCTTTAGCCGACGCTAATGCTAATGCTTGTGCGGCAGAAGCATTTTGTCCCGCCACATATTCCCCATACCATTTAGTTACATATCTATAACTTCCTCTTAATTTAGCTTTACAACCACCCACTTCAATTTCCGCTTCTTTACTAACTGTATTGTTTTTAACTATAATTCTATAACGAGTATAGGTTGGTGGTTGTTGGTAATCTGGTGCACAATCATAGTCACAAAATTTATCTTTTCTAACATCACCTCTACCTTTTTTTCTTTTTCTTACCTTATACTTTCTCTTTATCAATGGGAAATATAATGTACCACTAACCCAATCATTATAAAACTCAAATTGTAACATATTTAAAAAAGTAGCCACACCCTCTAACTTACAAGCCACCCAATCTCTAATTTGTGGTGTAGTCCACCCCGAACATTCTTTACAAGAAAATAAATCAACATATGTGTCATTACATTGAGAGGACGCAAAAGGACTTCTTATACAAGATGGTCTAAAAGGACCGGTACCTGTCTCTTCAGGACATTTTAAAGAAATGAGATTAACTTTACCACAACATTTACTACAACAAAATATTTCTTCTCCGGTAACGGGATCTGATTCACCTGCTGCAGGAACCATTTCCGTACATTTATTTAATTTTCTACATAGTTTATTACTTAAAAAATTACAACTTTGAGGATTAATGTTATTACCGTTATCATCTTTCATACAACTATGTTGTTGTGAAGGATTATTAGGTGCACATACATTATCACATCTTTTACATAAAAATCCGGCAAAAATACATTTACGTTTAAAACATATCTTACCCTTTAAACATAAATTAAATAACGTATAACCAAATAGTGAAGGTGACCATTGAAGTACTATAAATTGCGCATCCGGAATACATGGGTTAGAAAAGTTACAATTAGTATCGGAAAAGGCGAATTTAATACCACAAATTAGTGTAACATTACAGATTGCCGTAACTAAACCATTAATAATATTTAATATCCCATTGATAAAAGCAACTACAATACCAATAAATTGTAATAATACACATAAAATAGTATATATTGGGTTTATTTTAGTAAATAACCTATTAATTGGAAATTTATTAACACCAACCCCATCTAGTATCCTCTTTATTCCTATGAAATTTCTATTTCTATCTTTTTTGTTTGATTGATATCTACCAATATATTGTTTAACTGTATATACTTTTTTCCATCTTAAAGTATAAAAATCCTCAAGATAATTATATTGATTAGTAGTGTCCGCAGAATATGGTGTGTTTTGAGTAAATGTAGATAATTGTTGATTGATTTGATAAGGTTGTTCTTCTTGCATCTCTTCTAAATCATAATTGTCAAATTTATAGTTACCAGTTAAATTAGGGACTAAATAATTCGCTCGTTGTCTTAGTCTCTTATCTTGACTAGTGGCATCCATACTAATTCTAAATCTAAAATCTGCTTCAGTTGCAATACCTTTTATACCATCAGGACTAGGAACTAAATTACCAAACTCATCGGTTACTACTTTTCTTAAATTCATCGGTAATTGCATTGCAAAAGTACCATTTTCATCTATAGCATCTTCTGGAACATCATACTTTTCTATGTCACCGTCAATTGTTCTATATACTGCCTCTACTTGCCCTTCACCCGTAATCATTTCATCCATCTGACCCATTTTCTTACGAGGGCGACAATTTTTATTTACCGAATCTTTTTCATCATCAGATATAACACTACCAAAAAACATTGCGGTAGGTATCAATTCTAAAGAATCAATACTTATATCTTTTCTTGTAATACCTAATACTCTTCCCGTACTTAAACTATCACACCAAAAAGGTTCTACTTGAATGTTTATATTTGCACTAACTATTTGAGTTAAACTATCTAAATTTCTACTACTTTTATATTTAAAAGGGGATTGAAATTGTTCTTTAGGTATACCTTGTTCGATTAATTCATAAGGTCTCGCAGAAATAAAACCAATATCACTGACATCCATATCATAATGAAGTATTTGATTTCCTGTGGGAACACCAAATAATATAAAATCACCAGATTCATTAGTAGTGGTAGTATATTTATAATACCTCTCATAAATCTCTAAATTAGTTTTATCATCTAAAATACTAATTTTATCAGGAAAAGTTCCTACTGGTGTGTGACTTAATTTTTGTTGTGTATCAGGTAATAAATTATATCTTATTCCATTAACATTTTTTTTATCCGGTGTAGGACTATCGTAAGGGTATAATTGTTCTACAATAGGGTTATCTGAATTTCTTGGTATAAATATAGATACTTTTACGTTTGGTACACCAAAACCATTATTAATAATTACTCTACCCGCAACAACTCCATGATTAGAACAGAAGTTTCCATAAACATCAGATTGTTTTATTTTTAAACTTAGAATCTCTAATAAGTCAAAATCTTGTTTAAGTTCGACTTTAACATATTTATCCTCTCCATTTGGTGTTGTTCTTATACGAACAGATTTCGACATAATTATTTTTATTCATTTTCTTCGTTATTTTCTACAACACCTACTCCCTCAAACATTTCTGCAGTATAAGTGGGTGTATTTTCAAACTCTTTTTCTCTTTTTTTCTTTTGTGCGTTACTTTTCTTTACATTAATATTTTCTTGTGTTTTTTTCATCTTACTTCTCCAATAAGTTGACCATTTACTTCTCATTCTGTCAAACCATACTGGAGTAAACATAGTAAAAATTAATTGTAAACTGAGTGCACAAAGGATAAATGGTAAAGCGGCAATTATAACTACAACAGTAGTTAATTTTAAAAGTATATTCATCTCATTGAATTGTCCATTAGCAACTTTATCAGGAACTAATTTTATTTCAGTTCCGTTTGAATTATCATAAGCTTCGTTTTTTTGTTTACATGTGTTACATCCCATAATTTCTATTTTTTTTAAAACTAATTCATAATAGTAAAAAAGTAACTATTTAAACCTTACTTTTATATCTCTATTTGGGAATTTAATCTCAAACATTGCATCAGGTTCACCAAATAATGTATAATCATCTGAAATATCTATTTGTTTACTTGCATCATCAGAATAAGGTTGGGATATTTCATTTAACGAATACTCCCCACCTACTTTATTAAATATTTTAATGTCAGTAACATTAAGTACTCCACCAACATTATTAATATTTTCTATTAATTGTGCTAAATAAACGTTCTGTCCCATTTCCCAATTATTAATATCAAAATATTCTTCTACCGATTCTATTACGTCAGACATAATTTCACCTTTAGAAGTAGTTTTATCAGTAAATAAAGATATTTCAAAAGAAAGATTTATAATTCTACCATCTTTGATTGTAACATAGTCATTTAACATTCTATAATTTGATAGGTATTCCGCAATATTTTCTTTTAATGTGTCAGTAGATTGGTTAGTTAATTGACTATTTTCATTTAATGCTAATATAGTTACATTGACTTTATTTCTTTGTTCCCATACTCCAGTTCTAAATGGAATACCAAATTTACCTGGCATTAAACTTATTCTTGATAAATAATCTTTTATTGTGACACACCTATTTTGTGCCGCAAAATTGTATTTAACTAATTGTCTTATTTCGTTTAACGAAGGTTGTTCTTTTCCACCAATTGCAGGTATTGGGTTATTAGATGTTAAACTATTTCTTACGTTTAAATTAATTGTTGCATCCTCTCCGGGTGTAATCATAAAAACATCACCCAATCCTTTTAATACATTGGGTCCGATATTACTATCAGCGCCCCCACCAATTCTATATTTAATGTACATAGTCCTACCAGGTACTGGTATTACACCTAATGAATCATTATTAACAAAATTACCTATTTCATTTATTTGTCCTCTACAACCAATAAAATCATTTAATTCTGACGTATCTATTTCACCACCACCAAAAGTTATTTTACAAAATCCATTATCAGTATATTCCGTTATAAATCTTTGAGGTATATTTTTCCATCTTCCCGGTAAAATACCTTCGGTTGTAGTTGGTGTATTAGGATCTTCTATAAACTTTTCGGCTTCCGCCAGTGCACTTACTTCATAATAATTATTATTAAAGTCACTATATTCTTTAAGTGTTGGTGGTGTAGTTAAATTAGTACCTTCTAATGTAATAATATTTTCAATAGAAAGAACGTTATCTTCAGGTAATATTACCTCAAAGAAAGGTTTATAATCGGGTCTAGAAATAACTCTTTTATATTCTTTAGTAATTCCGTTGATAACTAATGCTTGTTTAGTTAATTCATAATTATCTACACCTCCTGATTCATTAAACTTTGGTATTACCGTTCTATTAGGTATACCACTACTACTAAATGGAGATGAAAAGTCTAAATCCATAGGTAATTCAAATACTTTACCCGCTCCGGTAACTTGTGTACCTTTTAAAAGAATAGGTGCATAATTATAATCAGGTCTATCACCATCTTGTTCATCTACTGGTACTGTAACAGATAAATTAGCAATAGTTATACTAGGTCTGTTTCCAGGTATTTTTAAACCAAAAGTTCTTGCTAATTCTAATAAAGAAGATCTTTCTTGTGCGTAGTTTATTTGTGTTTCATTGAACATTCTATCCGTATGGAAAGATAACATATCTCCCACTGCAGCATTTAGTTCTAATAACATCATACCAACTGATGCATCATTAAAATCTGAAAACACTTCAGGATAATATTGTTGGATGAAACCAATTAATTCTGCCCTTACTTCAGCAAAATTTCTACTATTATAATTTACTTTCTTTTTCATAATTAAAGTGTTATCTCTAAAATATCGGAAGATGCGAAAGTACCATCAATTACCGTATATTTTAATTCTACTATTATTAATTCTTCTATTTCATTTTTCTTAAAATCTATACTATCCACCACTAAATTGGGAATGTATCTTTTTATTGTTTCATTTAAGTTATCTTTAATTTCACTATGTGTAATATTATCGTTAGGTTGAAATATAAACTTCTTCAAATCACTACCGAAATCAGGCATATATAGTCTTTCGCCTTTATTAGTTAATAAAAGATGTAATAAATCTGCTTTAATTGCATCTTTATCAGTTTGGTTTAATTTAAAATAAAAACCCTTTTCACTATTTCTAAAAGGGAAATCAATATTTATATATCTTACATCTGCCATATGTATATAAATATTCTACAATAAATTTTTTAAAAGAAAAGGTTATATAAAAAAAAAAGGTATCGAAAAGATACCTTTTAAAAAATTAAATTTTATTAACTATTAAGTGATTTCACACGCACCACCGGCACAAGCTAACTCTCCACTTAAATTTGTTTCATCTTGTTCTTCTATAACATTTGATAAATCTATCTCATTTAAAGTCTTCATCATTTTTTCATATTCTTCTTTAGTACAGTCTTCAAATGGTGCCTGAACATATGTTCCTCCGTTATATGGTAATACCGATAAACCATTATAATGTTTTCTATTTTTCCACATCCATTCACCTGCTAACTCCCAGTCTTCATCTTTTAAAGAGATAGTTGCAGAAACATTATGTGAATTAGAACCACTATTATGTCCATTTTTTACCCATTCTGTAGCCACTTTTTTAACTCTTTCTAATAAATCAAAAGGTGATTCAGTTCTTAATATAGAACCTTTAGGTGCTTTTTGTGGAATAGAGATAACTGCAGTATCGTGTCCTCTAAAATAATCATCTTCTACAAGTTCTGGATGATTATTAAGTAAATATGTATACATAGACTCATTTTTACCAACTCTAACTCTTCTAATGTAGTAATCGTTATGCCATGCATGAATTCCAGAAGATGTTCCTAATGTAAGTGATGTTGTACCAGCAGGTTTTACAGTAGTTGTTCTTGCGGATTTATTTATTCCAATCAATTTAGCTACTCTACTGTTTTCTTTTTTAACTACTTTAGCTGCTTCTTCCATATCATATCCTAATACTCTACCAGAACCGATACCTGTCATACTAACACCAATTAATGCTTCTTTCTCAGTAGTTTCTTGCCAAATATCTCTTAGATAATGGAAATGTGTATATCCTGCCTGTAATGTACCAATAAATGCTGCTGCTTTAACTCTATTATTTAAGTCTTCTTGTGATTCAATATTTGATACATTTACTTCACATAGGTTACAGAATTGGTAAGGTCTTAAAGCAATCTCACAACAAGGATTTGTACCCCAATCTTTGTCATTATTGAAATAGATTCCTGGTTCACCTGAACCACTTAACTCTACCCTTTTCCATAAATCTAAAAAGAATTCCTTAGTAATCTTATGCCTCATTAAACAAGCTGAGTTATTAGCCCTACCTCTTTGTGGATTTGTTTCCCACCAACTACCAGACTTACAACCAATCATTGCTTGATCGTCTGCACTAAATAATGATATTAATGCCGCTCTTCTTATCCCACCTGCTAATACTGCATCTGCAATATGACAAACTATATCATGTACTTCCAAAGTAGTTAATTGTTCACCATCTTCTTTTTCACTTAGAATACCTCTTATTTTAACAATACACTCTTTAAGTGGTTGAGGTCCTGGTGCTTTACCACCTGAAGTTACTAATCTAGCACCTTTAGGTCTAATATCGGAGTAATCAAATTCTATTCTTGAACTTTTACCATTTAAATATGATTTCATTAAAAGTTTTATTGCATCTGCCCAACCTTCTATCGAATCACTAATTAAAAATCTTTTTGTTCTTTTAGGATATGGTTTATTAACTGGTGGTAATTTTTCTACGTGATGTTTTTGTACAGAATAACCCACACCTGTACCACCTAATAATAAAAACATACATTCACTAAATGAATCTATATGATCTATAGGCATATATGCACAATTATAAATTCTGTTAGGGGAAATTTCTATCGGTTTTCCACCGAATTGCATACTTCTCATCGAAGGTAATACTTTTTTATCATACACATATTGATATGCTTCATCTATTTTGTCTGCAATGTGAGGATATCTCTTTTGGTGCATTTCTTTATTACGTGTAACTAATTCTTCCCATGTTTCTCTTCTGTTTAATTCAGGTAGATATTTTGCATATTTCATATATACAGTAATATCTGATAAAATTTTGCTTGATAACTCCATTTTTTTTAATACTTAATTTAAATCTTATTATTAATTTTCCCCCAGTCCAATCTCTCTTTTCTTTTTCATAGCATCTATAACCAATTGAGATTTTCTTTTTTCTTCACCATTTTGGTGTTCTAAGAATGAAACGTCACTAGATATACTAGTATCAATTTTTAAAGATCCGTTATCAAACAATATGTCTTCGAAAATTATACCGTCTTTACCAAATCTAGATTTTAAAATAGCCATAGTAGCCGTTCCTTCTTCTTTTTGTTCTAATGTTTTAGCTACTGAGATAATAAAGTGTCCAATTTGTCCTTTTTTAATTGAACCACCTATCATATCTGCTTTCACTACATCCGCACCTATAGAACTTCTATTACCTTGTACTGCAGTCCACCCAACAACATCTAATTCTGAAATCATAGTTTCAAACTGTCTCATAACGTTTCCTTCACCCGCATATTCATCTTTAAATTGTTTAGTGGGTACAACACAATCCATATAATCAACAAAAACTACATCAGGTTTTGTACCATTTGATGTTAGTTTTCTTAAGTATTGTTTTATATGATTAATTGTTGTGCCATCGCTCGGCATTTTCTTTAAAATTAGGTTTCCTTCTTTTTCCCTAAACTGAGGTAATAAAGCTTTAACCTCTTCTTTTCTCTCAGTTAATTCATTTAAAGGTATTTCACTCCAACATGTCATATGCTTTCTTTGAATAACTTTGGGGTTATCCTCAAAAAATATTTGTACTACGTTATAACCTAAATTATATGCAGTATTTGCCATACGAGTTATTAAAGTGGTTTTACCGACACCAAAAGGTGCTAAAATTACACCTAATTCTCCTTTAGATAATCCTCCATCCATTAAGTTGTCTATACCAACTAAACCTGTAGGAACAGGATTTCTAAAATCATCACTTAATACTTCGTCTATTGCATGAAAAACATCAATACCATTATCTTTTTCACCACCAACAGACAAAGCTTCTTTAAGAATATCTTCACACTCATCATATCTATCAAAATCACCTGCTTCTAAAATATTTTGAATTTTATTAGTTGCTTTTTTAAGTTCTTGTTGTTTACAGAATTTAGTTGCAACTTCTTGAGTATGTAAACAATCTTTATTATCAGAGTTTTTGACTTCTTTAACCATTTCAATAGCAGAGTCTCTAGCGATTTCTCTTTTTATCTCTACCCTTATTATTTGAAATAGTGTTTCATATGTAGGTATTGTCTCATAACTATCATAGTAATTTTTTAAACTAGCAATAATTATTCTCAAATACTCATTGTCAAAATATTTTGGATCGATTATATCAATAATCTCTTCACAAAATTTACTATCTTCAATTAATTGTTTGACTAACTTAACTTGAAAACTCCATCCTAAATAACCTAAATTTTTTTCTTTTTCTTTAGTCATTCTATTATCATTTTTGATATATTAATAAATATACACTAAAGCGTGTAACCACAGTATTCGTGAGTATATTTTTTTAAACTTAACCCATTTTGTATAATAGAGATGATTTCGGGAATAATTGATCTTATATCTACATCATATCTTACCTTTGGTGGGTAGTCATTTCCACTAAAAATCTTCTGAGCAACTACTCTACCTTTTACTTTTATTTGGAAAATAAAAACATCTTCATTTTCATATAAATCTTTTTTTAACTCTTCTACCTCTTCCGTAGTTTGGGTGGCGTAAGGGTTATAATATCTCCACAAATAAAAATTACTTTTTAATTTAAATTGTTCTTCAATAACTCTAGTTGCGTCATCAATAGTTTCTTTAAGTTCTATAGACTTTAAACTATCGGCATTATACCCTTTAATGTGAAAATTTCTCCCCACAATTGGTTTTCCGTTAATTTTCAACAAAAATTCATAAGGAAGATTGTCATAACTTTTTTTCATAATTTTTAATTTTTAATTTTACTAAAATAACTTTTTTCTTTTTTAATTATTCTTAGAAACGGTTGTAAAAAGTTAATATAACCATCTCTACCCCCAGGTATTGCCATTGTTAAACCGTCTTCCAACATCATTTTAATAACGTTTTTAATAGTCCTATCTTCAGGGTCGATAGGTGAACTAAACAAGTCATTTAAAACGTTTATAGAATTTTCTGTTAACAAAGGTTTTTTTAGATTTATAATTTTTTCATTTACATCAAAAATACTTTCACCTTGTACTCCAACTGTAACTTTATTAATTATATTATCTAATGTTTTCAATCTATTTTTTCTTTCACTTTGTATATCTTCAATTTTACTAAAAATTTCTTCCAATGTCAAAGTTTTTTTAACAAATTCAGGAAAATATTTAATAATAGTTTTTTCACTTACACCTTTAATACCTTTTATATTATCACTATTATCGCCAGATAATATTTTTAGTAACTTAAGATTAGTATAGTGATGATTAAAATAGTCACTATAATTAGTAGTTGTAATGATTCTTTTTTTATTTATAATATAAACACCTATTCTATCGTTTATTAGTTGTAAAATATCTCTGTCATTAGTTACTATAACAATTTTTTCATCTTCTTTAATTTTACTACAATAATATGCAATTGCGTCATCTGCTTCAATTACTAAATCTTCAAATTGTCTAACAAATAATTCTTCTAAATATTGTTTTACTCTTTCTTTTTGAATAAAAAGTTCTGGTTCAGAAGGAGGGGTTTCATTATAGAAATCTTTATCTCTATTTGATTTATATTCTTTATATAAATCATACCTTAGTCTACCACTAAATTGCCCATCCCAAAATACAAAAACTCTATCGTATTTATATTCATTAAGTGATTTCCTTAACATGGTAAGGAATTGGTAAATTCCACCTATATGAGTTTCTTTATAATAAAGATTTTTAGCCCCATGATATGCGGTTTTCAATAATGAATCACCATCTACTAATAGAGTCTGTGTAAATTTTTTTCTTTTATTTGGTCTGGACACTTATCATATTGATTACAAATTTAACAAAATTATTGATCCGCATATTCTACGGGTGCATCAATATGTTCCCCTTCTTCTATAGTAAAGTCTACTTCTTCACCCACACTATCAAATACTGTCGACCAGTATTCTTTATAATCAGATTTATAAGTATCTATAGCTTTCTTTTCATCTTCAATAAAACCATGTGTAGTAGCCAATATTCTACAATCAGCATACCCTAAACCATTCATATGATTTTTATGGATACCCACTTTAGTTCTGACTGCAAAATTTACTTTACGACCTTTGTTGGTGGCATTTAATTTAGAAACTCCAGCACTCTTTTGATTCCCAAATAGGAATACTAGTGCACAAGATAAATAAATTGATTGTCCACCTTTAGGTTGAATTCTAGGTTGACTAAACGGATTATCTGGTAACTCTACCCATGGTTGGTTAACAAATACCATAGTATTGGTATATGGCGAACTCTCTTTACGAGATGAGGTTATTCTCTGAGCCATACCCATACCCCATTTTTCTGATATTACTCTTGCAGTATGTTGGTTTCCACCCTTTCCTTCAAAACTCATTTTACAGGGTATTGTCCCTATGGAGTCCCATAAGAATACAATATCGTGTGGAATATCTCCTTTTGATTGTGCATCTAAAATTTCAGTTACATATTCAAATGCTTGCTCTATATATTCAAAACCTAATTTGTATAATAAAAATCCATCCCAATATGCCTCAATTTCTCCTGTACTTTCATCAACCTCTTCAATATAATTAGTTTCTAATCCCATTTGTTTAGCGTGTTCAAAACTAAATTTTTGTTCAGTTATAATAAAAATAGGTAATATACCTTTTTTCTGAGCATCTACTGCAGTTTGAATTAATGCAGTCGTTTTTCCTGTATCTGAATGTCCTAACAACATATTAATTTGTCCAATAGCTGGGCCAGGAATACCTGTTGCTTTTTGAAATGATTCTCCTAAATCAAAATATTTTTGTTCTTTGTATTTATCACTAGATGAAAATTTTTTCCTAATACTAGAAAAATCAGTTGTTTTTTTCTTAATTGGTTTTTTTGCCATATCTATATTTTTTTTTAAAAAAATAGGTCACCCATAAAAGATGACCTATTCTTCACATTTACAATTAATTAAAATGGTAAATCATCACTATCACCACTCTCTAGATTAGTTACAGTTACCTCATCTTCATCTTCATTTGAAGTTATGGTGGTAGTAGAAGTAGTATTACTTTCTTCTCTTAAGTAAGTTATTTCTTCTTCTAATGAAGCAGTTTCTGATTCTTCTCTTTCTTCTTCTGCTACGTATTTACTTTGTTCTGAATCCCAAACAGGAGTCATATTTTTTGATACTATCTCTAAATATTCTGGTGATTTTTTAGCGTAAACATCTCTAAATGTTTCTTCGTTGTTAAACCAATCGTTAGCTTTAACCGTATCTTCAGTTAACATACTTACATCATCACACATAATAGAAGTTACTACACTCCACCCTTTTTCATTACGGTTAGTAGTGATAATAATATCTCTACCTTCTCTAGCATCTGTAATATCACCTTTTAATTTAAAAAGTGGCATTAACTTATCCATAACACCGTTACCTGTATAATTGTGTTTAAATCTCCAAAATTTAACACCGTGATCTTCGTTATCTCTGTCGATACCTTTTACCACATAAAATTTACGAGGAGTATACTCTCTCGCCATTTCTTTGGCTTTCTTACTACCTTCCATTAATAAAGCTTCTTTTGCTTCATACATTGGGCAATATTCACCATCATTTAATTTATTACAATAAATTTTTTCATATTTACCGTTAACTTGTCTTTCGTAAAAATATACTTCTTCGAATGGAGACTTACCATCTTTTGCTGGTAAAATTCTAAATCTTCGAGTTGCACTTTTTACTCCTTGTTGAAGTTTTTCAGTGAAATACTTCTTAAGTCTATCTTCATTAGATAACTTAGGTTTTTTTGAACTGTTTTCAGTATTACTTTCATACTGAGACAAAATTGCGTCTAAACTGTTACTCATTTTTAATTTTTTTTAAATGTTAATAATTATTTCTAAATATAATAAGTTTTTTCGTAAAAGTCAATACAAGAAAAAACCAATAATGAACAAATATAGTCATTATTGGTTAATATGTCAAATTAAATTTTTGTTTTATGAATTTTCATCATTTTTATTATAGTCAAATGAATCTTTAATTTCAGTTGCACTATAATCATCTACATCTTTTTGAGTGATAACAAACTCTTCTTTTTCTTCACCTCCTACATCATAACCCTCTTTATCTGTCCAATAATCAGTTAAGGAAACACTATATGGAAAAGAATCCATTGATCTCATTTCTAATCTTTCTACTGGTGTTGGGTTTCTGTCTGCAATTTCTTTTTCTAAACCATCTATTTTATCAATAACTTGATCCATATCGCCTACCTTACCTTCTAAATCACCAAGTTTACCTAATAATTCATCCATTTTAGCAGTCATACCTTCTATTTCTGTTCTAGTTTGTTCTGCCTTATCTACTATATCAGTAACGTCTACTTCGACAGTCTCTTCTCCACCTTCCTCAGTTGCAAATTCATCCTCAACTTCCATACCTTCTTCACCACCAAATGGGTCAGTTTCACTAGTTCCTTCTTCAGTATCTAAATCTAAAGTTTCTTCTTCACCACCTTCTGTATCTTCTGAACCACCACCAAATGGATCTTCAGTAGTTTCTTCTTCTGCATCTTCAGCGGGTACAGGATCTTGTTCATAAAGTTTTTCTGCCCCTAACAAAAGATTGTCTACCTCATCTTCCGCAGGTTTATCTTCCATATAGAACGTATATTCTAACAGTTCCATATGTCTTTTTAATTCTTCTGATATTAATTTTTTCTTATCCATTTTTTTATATTAATAATTGTCTTCCATCAGTTGTTTTATAAACTTTATTAACTCTTTCTACAATTTCTTTTCCGTCATTAATTAAACATTCTTCTCCCTCACACTCTTTTTCTTCATTAACTTTAAGAAATTCGTTAAGTGAATCTTCCAAATCTTTAGTTTTTTTATTATCTGTATTTTCGTTCATATTAATGTCTTTTATTATAAATATAAGAATTTTAAGAAAAATTACGTTTGATATCGATAATAGTTAATTCATTTTTTTTAGTTATTAACATTTTATTTTGGTATTCATCCCATTCTATCTTATGTTCTTTATGATTAATGTTTCCTGTTTCACCTTCACTTTTACTTTCTATAAGTTTATTTAATGCATTAATTGTATAAAAACATTCTCCTTTTTTATGTGTAATTATAGTGGTGGGGAAAAACGATTTAGTATTTATTTTTTTACCATCCCTTAAATATAACCGAAACGTTATAATTTTTTTACCTTCTTCTTGTGGTGAAGTATATATAAATAATTTATCTTTAGGTATTTTAAATCTTTTATTAATATAATCACTAAAACCCTCTACTTTATCCTCATCAACAAACGATGCTAATGTGATTATCTTTGTTCGTTGTTCCATATCTATAAATGTAAGGTATGGTTTTTTCGTTGTTATTTTCTACACACCTTATACATTTATTAAATATTTCATTTTCTCTTAAAGTTACCTCAGAAATATTAATAATTTTATGTTTAATTTTATTAATATCTAAACCTACAAATTCTAATATATTTAAATCCAAACCAAAGATTAAATTTTCATCGAAAATATAAACCATTTTCTCATTAAAAAATGAAATAACAGTTTCTAATGAATATATTTTTTTTATTATTTTTTTTATTTTTGATGGTTTATCATGTAAAATATCAATGAATACATAATTTAAATTATGGTTAATATAGTCTAAACATTTTTTAGGGAAATTTTCTAAATCAATTTCTAAGTCTACTTTTCTTTCTTTACTATCAAAAGTCCAATAGGTTTTATCATCTATTTTTTTATTTAAAATAGAAACATTTTCTTCTCCATATATTTCTTTAACTACACCCCAACCAATAATAAGGGTAATAAAATTCTCATTTATTTGTGTAATGTCTTCACAAATATTATATTTTTCATCTAAAATTTTATCTTTAGTTACTATATTTCCAATATACATATTACAAATATACTATTTTTTTATGTAAAAAACAAACTATGAAGTGGGCGGTGCTATAGTTAAATTAGAATTTTAAGTTTCCTTATATAAATTAACGCCTTTCTTTTTAAACTTAGTTCCATCTACTGTTTGCCCCAATAAATTATCGTCTCCATCTGTAGTCGGTAAAGCATTTAGTACTTTTGCAAAATTTTCAAACGCATCTTCTATATCTTTACCACCTGAAAAATTTAAACTTTCTACTATACGTGAAAAGTTACTAGCTTGTCCGCCATTAGCCCATCCACCAGGTGGGTAATTTTCCTCTGTTTTTAATCTTTCGTCTTTTTCTTCTTGAAGTACTGTAAACTTTTCTATAAGTTTTTGTCCTTCTATGTCTATTTTGGTGTTAGCCATAAATAATTGTTCTTTTACAGTTGGTGTAGTATTAGGGTTATCAATAATTTCTTGATTATCTTTTTTAAGTTCTTCTAAAGCTTTTATTCTTATATCTATTTCTTGTAATTTTTCGTCATTGTGATAACTATTACTATAAGGATAATTAATCCATCTCCAAGCAGAAATTTTACAAGCAGTTGCCACATTTATTGTATTACCTGTTAATGTAGATAATGGTGTATCAGTATCTTTAGAAAATCTTTGGTACTGATCTCTACCTATTATTGGGATATATCCTTTAGGTCTATATATATATGCATCATCGGTATTTACTCTATTACCAAACCTATTACCCACAGAACCATAAAGTGTTTTACCCGCATCACTGTTTTTATCGTTCCATACGTCTACAGAAGTAGAGAAATTATTTGATTTTGTAAGTGCATTGGCTAAGAACATAGTAACTTGAGAATTACTAGTTATACCATTACCAATCAATTCAGTTTTTAAACTATTAACTAAGTTTAATGAAACATTATTAACACCCATAGTAATTAAACTACCTTCATTTAAAGAATCAAAATTAAATTGTTCATCTGGTTCTTTATCTTTAGGTATTCCTGTATTGTAATCGATTTCTCTAGCCACTGAACTCCTTTCAAAAATAGGTTCAGTATCTAATGTATCATCTAAACTAATATTTAAAAAGGTAGTCATTTTATCCACCACAGGAGTTAAATATTTACTTTGTCTTACACCAGTAAATGAAGTTGTCATATGGTTAGGAGAAATATTATGTGTAACATTAAGTATCATATATGCTCCCTCAAAAAACGGTACATTATCTAATTGAAAATACATCATTGGTTGAATATTCATACAACCTAATGCTTCAACACTACAGGTATAGGAACGTGCTCTAAACATTTTATATAAATCTGTACCTTGATAACTTCTACTCGTACCACCTCTTTTATCAATTAAGTCTGTTAAAGTTTTATGATATTCCGCAGTATCTTTGTGTTCTTGTTGATTTAAAGATACACTTTTAAATACTGTTTGGTTTTCTGTACCAAAAGACACTCTAAAACCTACTAAATTAATTCCTTCACCTGAAGGACGAACTATTGGTGCTTTACCACGTTTTTCCCTACTCTTATTTCTTTTTTCTAAATTTTTTTCTTTTCTATTTTTTTGTCTTTCTGCTCTTTTATCAGAAACTTTTTTAGCAGAAATATCAGACGGAGGAAAATCTAAATTAAACCCATCATTTTTAAAGGTATAACGATTTTGTTCTTCAATATTTAAAACTTGTGAAGCACCACCAGCATAAATACATAAATAAGTTGGACCACTACTATTATTTCTATCTGAAATGTTAGTTATTGGTTTAAACATAGTAGATACTTCTTCAGGATCTTTATAATTAATATAATTTGGTAGTATTTGAAATAAAAAATTACTATCTCTCAATAATTTAGACATAAAGAAATATACATTAGTCGTTAAATTTTCACTTAAAGTTATAACACTTTCTAAATTAATTATAGCTTTATCACCAATATCATTAAAACCTCTATCTACAAATCTAAAATAATCAAATAAGGGTGTCCCCTCATTAGCACAAGCGTTAAAAGTTAATTTAGATTTAGACGTATTACCCGCCACCCATCTATCGTATACGTTTTTTATACTATTAAACACACTTTGTTTTAATGCGTCCATATTTTTCGTAACATCTTCTTTTTCACTATTAGTAGGTGAAATTTTTTCAGTACCAACTAATGAACCTTTGAACTTCGTTTTGAATAATTTTAAGTAGTCATCAAAATTAGTTATACCATCAAGTGAAAATGTAGAAGAGGAAGGTGTTATATTAAGAACTCCTGTAGAAACTACTATCATTTTCTCTTCTTCTTTAAGAAATGAAACTACGGATGTACCCTTATCAAATTTCTCACTAGTAGTTAATAAATCATCATCTGAATACTCTATTACTGCATTTGCAAAATTACTAAACTCTCCACTATTAACCCAATTAGTAAAATAATTAATAAAATTAGATTTTGTTTGGGTTGGTAAGTTTATTAATTTAGATTCAATATCACCTCTTTGTTCACGTGACCATAAAGGAGTAATATATTGTTGTTGTGTAGGAATAGTTGATCCCGTATAAATAGAATCATCCCATATTATAGGGTCAGTACTTAAATTTTGTCTCCATAATGTACCACCTATATATAATAAAAAATATTTAGGTAATGTTACTACACAAGCGGGTGAGATAAAATTTGGTACATTTGTTTGAGGAAATTGTATTTTATCAAAAACAGAAAAAGGTAAAGTAGATAATAACAATAATGCTTTTGATAATTCAGAAGTATTGTTCTGATAAAGTTTTGAATTAGTGAGTAGTTCTGCTTTTTGGGTTGTATCAATATTATTCAGTGGAAACTTAGAGTTAAGGTAAAGATTAATAGTTTCAGTTTCTGTAGGTGTATTGGGTGCAGGATTATTTTTTGGATTTATACCACCATCTAATAACGTTATATCATTGTTAGGTATAGTAAAATTAATTTTTCCTTTATCTAATTTAGAAACTAAACTCATTTTTGTAAATGCATCAAAAACATTATACGATTGATTAGTAGTTAAATATAAATTTCTACTGTTCCATTCAGTATAATTTTCTTTCGATTCATCTATTACTTTTTTATCAACATAAATTCTATTATAATCATCGTCTTTTTGTTCTTCAGTTAACGTAACATTATTACTTAAAATTTCTTTACCTTTATTACTCCCACCAATTATAATAAAATTTCCTTTTGGATTGGATACGTGATAAATTTTATCATCTCCTGTTTCATCTTGATATTTTGCACTATTTAATTCTTTTAATCTTTTGTCTCGTAGTTCTTTTATTTTATCATCATTATTTGAATCATTTAAAAAAGTATACAAAATATTTTTAACTCTATCATCAACAAAAGATAAATTCGCTAATAATCCATCGAAACCACCATAAGTACTAGGTTTAATAGAATTACTATATTGTGTTAAAATTATATATCTGTCTACTAATATACTAATAAATTTTTCATATAACTTTTCTGCTCCTTCAGCACTTTTAGATTGAGAACTATTCAATAAATAAAATGGATTGTTTTTATAATCTATTGGGTTGTTGGGTATCCAGTTATCTGTATCGTCACCACTACTACTTCTTTTTGCTTTATTTACTTGTTTAGTTATATTTAATAGTTTCTTTTCTTCTACCAATAATGACTTAATTAAATTTTCTATAAAACCTATTTCAGGAAATGCATTTCTAGATTCCTGATCATCGGGTGGAAATATATCTTCTGAACCAATATATTTTTCTACAAATCCACCATCTTTTTTAACAAATACTGAAGGGAAAGCATAAATAGTTTGACTTTTGAAATCGAATTCTTCTTTTAGTTGTATATCACTATTTACCGCTACCCTTTGTAACGCTTTTTGTCTTGCTTTATTTTGTAGTTCCGCACTTCTACCTATATCATATATTGTCGCCAAAAATGCCTGTGCATTGTTACATATGATTTGAAATACTGTTCCTATGGTTGGTTTATATCCTAATCTAACTGATAATGCATCATTTAATTCTTTTAATAACTTTTCTTCTTTCTTCTTTTTTTCTTTGTTTAAAGTTATTAACATATCATTAACCATCATTCTTATTGCCCTAAAGTCTAAAACAAATCCTACATCAGAATTATTAAAATCACTATTTTTATTACCAGGTTTATTATCATTTAAATCTTTAGAGTAATTATTTATAGTAATACCAGAAACATCAAAGTTTTGGTTACATTCTGCATATTCTTTAGGGTTATTACTTTTTAAAATACTATTTGGTTTTTTTAATTCATCTATAAAGGATTCTAAAGTTAATGTTGTAGTATTTCCACCACCTGCAAAAGTTAATTTAAATTGTTCATAGTCAACACTCTCTCCATTATTGTTTTCACTAAATTTCCAATACTCACTATTTATTTGTGCACCGTTAACCGATTTTTTTGCTATATTGTCGTTAGCATTTAATACAGTAGAATTGTCACCATAGAATTTAACATAGTCATTAACTTTATCGTATAAATCATTCATATAATTATCCACCGAACTATTTACTGTGGTTTTAACAAATAATAAATCTCTAATAGATAAGTATGATTTGAAATTTGTTAGATTTTGAGATTTAATACTCGAACTACTAATCTGTAATGGGGAATTTAACTGTGATAAATAAGGGGGTGCACTTTCATTATTTTTATACGTGTCTATATTAGCTTTACCTAACGGTCTACCAATAAACCCTCTTATATCTTCTAATTTTTTTTGTTGTGTATTTAAAATTTGTAATTCTTTATAAATTGTATTTTCAATTTTAAGTTCTTCTAAATCAATTTGTAATTTACTCAAATCCTTTACAAACTCATCTAACTGTGGTGTTGCAATTTGTCCAGAACCTGTCTCACCACCTTCTTTTACTGTTCCCACAGTTAAGGGTAAATCTAATAAATTTTTTAACCCTGCCTCTGTATTAACAGTACCAATTATATCTCCTATAGTTATATCCGCCAAAAATGCTTGTTGGAATCCTACAAAATTAGCACTTATATTAAAATTACCTGTACCAGGATCGAATTTAGAAGTCCAGTTTACTAAATTTAAACAATACTCAACAGGTTTACCAAAATATCCTTTTAAAGTTAAATTAAATATTGGGTACGGCATTTTAAAAAATACACTGTATGGAGATTTTCTATTGTCTTGTTCTATAACATCAAATAAACCACTACCCCTAATGTCAGTAAAATCTATATCAACCTGTGGTATTAAACTTGTATTATATTTTACATTGATGGATGTAATACCAAACCCTTCTAATAACCCACTACCAAATGTGTTTTGTATACCTCCTATATTAGTGTAATTGGTAGTCGCATAAGATGTAACATCCCCCATAATATCTTTCATAGGTTCACCTGCTTGATTATATTTTACTTCGGTAGCTACAAACTCAATTTCACCAAATCTACTTTCATCAAACTCATTTTCATTTTCTCCTATAGTTACTACTCCTCTATTTCGTTCTTGTGCAGTTAAACTTACATATATGAACATATCTTCTGCAGGTAAAACATTTCTACCTGATGGATTAGGATCAACTAACATCAAACCCGCACCTACTTGTTCAACATTCACATCTTTTTCTTCTTCTGCCATTGATTAAGATTTATCCTGTACCATTTAATCTCTGATACTTTTGAACTTCAGAAATATATTGTTGTAAACTATCTTTAAAAGGAAATGGTATTCTTATTATTTCATTGTTAGGTATAGATTCTTCTACACCACCGTATTGGGGATTAGCTAACATAATTAACCAACCATGATATGGGTTACCATAATATTCTTGACTTAATTTATCCATTCTACTTTGAGTTTGTCTATATAAAACAGTTTTATCTGAAGATTTAGGCTCAATCTTAATAAATGGTAATGGTGTATATTTTCCATTAAAATTAAATTTTTGATATCGATTATAGTATTCTGTACTCATAATATTTAAATTAATTTATTATCAGAAATAGTAAATGTTTGTGTCCTATTTAATTCTGCACCCACTAATTCATAAATTACGTTAACATTTACATTCATTATTTTATTTTCTAAATCAATGATTTGATTATTTAATATCTGAATTTCATTAGTTATCTGACTTTTTCTATTTAAGTTATATGCCGTAGTATTAGATAAACTATTATATTCCAATTGTAAATCTACTATTTGATTTTGTTTTGTTACAATTTGTTGAGATTGAGAAAATGCAACTGCTAATGTACTATTAGAACTTAAACTTATTATATTAGTTCCAGAAGTATATGCTTCATCAACGTGTACAATGTTAGTTTTATTATCGGTAATTATTACTCTAATAGGTGTATCTAAAGGTTTTAAAATACCGTTTACTAATGTTTCTACAATTACATTTTGTTGGTTAGAATTAATATTAATAGTAACTGTATCAGTAGGTATTGCAGGTTCACTAGGATTATTATTTTGACTAGTTTGATTTATCGGCACTTCTTGTTTTAATGTATTTTTAGGTGAATCGCCCAATAAAGATATTTTTTGTGCAACATTAGCAACACCAGGTAATAATTCACTAAATAAACTATTTCTTCCATTCACAATTCGTGCCCCTATAAATGCGTCTACTTCTAACTTATCACTTCTTCTTTCATACATTTCAGTATTGGCATAGTAATTAAATGATAAAGCATTTTGTAAACGACTAATCGGGCCTTGCAATGATTGTCCACCTATTATATCTATAGATAAAGTAACGTCTGCCATCATTGGTTGTACACCAATACCTTCAGGATTTAAATCCCATTGTGGTGAATTACCCGTAGCATATGTTATACTTAAACTATTAATTGTAATTTTTGTATTTATGTAATCACCTATTCTTAAAATACAAATAGGCGGTCTACCAAACGCTAAATTCTGAGGTTTGATACCGTTAGAATCTTTTTTATCATATATACTAGGCCCTTGTCTTAAACATTGTTGTAGAAAAGTTAATCTCGTATTTAAACCTTCTGGAGTTGTAGAGTGAAAACCAGGATGAAAGTATTTTATTTTTTCGGATATAGATTCAAAATATTCAGGATATTCTTCACCTACAAAATCAAAATATCTTGTTTCATCGATTCTTAAATTATCTATAATTTGGGAATCTAAAGGTAAGGTGACTAAATTACTATCTACATTAGTTTGTTGGTGTTGTGCAGTAGAATCATTTACTGCATCGTAAGAAATTTTTATATCTACTCTCCTACTATTAACATCACCGTTTATATCTATTACTTGTGATTTAATAACAGTTGATGAATTAATGTTACTTATGGAGTTAACCACTGCTTCAACTTGTGATTTTATATCAGTGCTACGTGCAGTTGCCAATGTTTTTGCGTTAGTCTCATCTTTAGAAGCGTAACCATTGATTAATATTTTAACTGTTTTATCACTATTTTTTTGTACATTTAAAAAATTAGTAATACTACTACTATCAATAGTTACTCCCGAAGAAACATCTTTAGGGAATAAAAGAGTATATTTTTCACTAGCACTATAATTAGTCGCAGTAGATTGTTGTTGTTGTAAATTTAATTTCTTTTCTATTTCTTTTTTAGTATTTGGACTTACACCTTGACTATTATCTAATAAATCTAAAAATTCTTGTGGTGAAATACAACCAGCGAAAAATCTTTCTATTTCATTAGTTCTCCTTCCTCTATATGCATTGATTACTTTTGGATGATCTACTAATACTTTAAATTTTAATTGTCCACTTCTTGTAGAATTATTATAAGTATAAACAGGTTCACCTCTACCAATAAAATCTGTTTTTGTCCAGTTTGCACTCATATTTTCATCAAAACCTAAATCATATGGGGGAAACCACATAATTCTACCTTTATTTCTACTTAAAGGATCACCCGGTCCAATTTCATCTAATGTTAAATCCGCTAAATTATCTGCCCACGCTAAATTTTCAATAGATAACATATATTTTTTAAATGATGTTGTCCTATCTATTTCCGTAGGATGTGTTTTAGGAAAACCATTACTCTGTAATACACTTAAAGATGCATTATCAGATGTAACAGAAAAACCTGGTTTACTTTTACTATCAGAACTAAATAAACCACTTTTTCTAATCGCATTTTGATATTTATAAGGATCATTAGGTGTCCATACTCTACAAAACTTACCGTTTTTAATAGCAGACTCAAAAGATTCACTACTAATAGCATTACCTCTACTTATTAATCTTCCTTTAACTCTATCCTTAAAAAACTTTTTTGTTTGATCTATAAAAACATCATCAGGAAAATTATTTACTAATTGTTGTGTCTCAGATAAAATAGTTTTATTATTAAAATTATTATTATCTCTAAATTCCCAATAATAATTTTCATCTACTGTAGTTTGTCCTATTTGTTCTGAATTTATACCATCAGCACCATTAAATTCATCAGAGGTAAAAGTAGTCATTATTTTACTACCTCTATTAGTACTTCTTTCACTACCAATATAATACCTACTATTAGTACCCGCATTTGAGGTAGATGATAATCTTCTATCACTATAATTAGGTACATATAAGTTTAAACCTAAAGCGTTAAATAAAAAAGTAGTTTGGTTTATACCTGTGTTACTTATTAATGTATTGTTTCTTTGTTCGGTAGTTATAACAGGATTGGTTTGATTATTATTTAATTGGTTACCTAATTTATTATTTCTTAATTGAGTATTATATTCTTGCCAACCTACTGATTCTGGTGGTAAAGTTTGTTGTCCTACACTTTCTCCTCTCATTCTATTCTCAAACTCATTGGCTTCGTCTTCAGGTGGTTGGAAATAAGTTATAGCAAATTTTACTAAGTCACTACTCATTTTATTTTGTATCTGAGCAACTTTATTAACTACGTTTGTTTCTAAACTTTTAGCACCTAACATACCTAAAGACGTTTCATTTTCAAAAGTTAGAGTGGACATTTTATCTATAACATCAAAAGGAAAAGAAACATAAGAATCATCTCCACTACTCAATAAACTAAAATTTTCTATATTAGAATCAGTTGGGTAAGGCATTCTTTCTTTATTTCCTGAATTAGGATAAGGTTCTGCAGGAATATTAACACCATATTCATTATATTCATCTAATTTAGGAATATATCTATTATTATTAACGTTTTGGGTATCTCTAAATGTCTCTCCTTCAGTAATAATATTACCTTCTTCATTATATGAAACAACAGTATTTTCGTTTTGAGAACCACCTATGGGTACATTAATAACTCTACCAATATCATCAAGTTTAGATGTTAACCCTCCTTCTACCAATGTTCGGTTAGTTGGTGGCGGTAAATTACGACTAAGCAAGTTTTCTCTTAAATCCTCAGTTGTTAAAACACCAAAATTACTTGTGTATAATGTTTGATTTAAAATTCCTGGCATAAATATTCTTTCTATATAAATATTTAAATCAGAAATTTCAGGAGATAAAATTATATATTATATATAATTAATAGATTATTACTAGTTTTTTTATTATATTTATTCTAGTTTTAATAATTATTTATAATTTTTAAGGTCTATTTCTGGTCAAATATAGAAAATATTTTTCAAAAAGTCAATAGTGTAAATGATTTTTTTTTAAGTTATATTAAGTACTACCTCAATATCTTGTCCATCTGATTTTACTTCAATCCCATTTACAATTTTTTGTGTAATTTTATTAGAAATCATATCCATTTGTGCAGGTGTAAACGTTCCATCTCCATTTATTGCAACATCTAAATTAATATTTTGTGTGCTTGCCATAGGAGCGGGATTAACATTGTCATTGTTATTTTCATTATCGGGACCTGGTGTTACATTATCTTCAGGTAATGGGATATTTAATACGTCCCTATAATACTCTTCTAATGAATCTAAAGATTCTTGTTTTATTTCTTCAAACCCCATTAACGTATTTTTCCATGTATCACCTTCAAATAAACTTTTAGGACTGAAATTTTCAATAAAAGATTGTTGTGCCGTTTCCATACTCTTTTTTAATGGTGTAACTAAAGATTTTTTCATTTGTTCTGCAGTAATTTCATATAAATCTGTTGTTCCTGCAATAGTTGCCATACTACTCTCTTTTAAACTAGCTAATTGTTCACTCATAGTTTGAGTGTTAATGGCAATATTTTTAAATAAATCACTATCTGTTTTCCCTTCATTAGCATTGGCGTCCATTATTTCTTCAGCCATTCCATCAGAAATTTCATTTAATCCTAATTCTTCCCCATTATGTTGTATAACAAATTCACCCTTCTCTTCCGAAAATTTAGCTAATGATGCTAAATTCTCTTTCATATCGTTGTCACCAATTGCAGTGAATTTCATCTTTAAGTCTTTGATTTTACTAGATTGTCTAGCCATCTCAACCATTTTTTCAGTATTAATTCCTAACTGATCACCTGCAGCTTTCAATTGCATTCTAGCTTCTGCTGGAAGTTCGTATCTACCACTTTCTTCATTAAATTGTAACATGTTTTCAGTCATGTCACCTAATTTTTTAGCCAATTCTTCAGGTTTATTACGAGCCATATACATAGTTTCAAATGGATCACCAAACGCTTTAGCTATATCCCCACCTAACATTTGTAAATTAGCTGCTGCTTCAATTGCAGCTTCGGGTTGATAAAATTTATCAGCCATTTGTAAAACATCAGATACATCTATCCTCATTCTTACTGCTTGTTTAGCCATTTCAGTCATACCTCTTACTCCACTTGAAAATGAATAAGACTGTATAGACTTCATATTATTACTTAATTGTTTTACTACCTTATTAGCGTTCAATCCTAATTTACTTGATTCTTTATAAACATCTTGTAAACTATTTTTCATACTTTCAGTAGATATTCCCATAAGATCAAACGTTTCTGACATCTTTGTAGTTTCACTAGCACTCATATTTAATGCTCTAGCAATTTCTTCAATATTTGTTACATCACTAGGATCTAAAATTCTAGCTCTACCTGATTCTTCCGCCATTGTTTGCATAATATCTGTAACATCTTCTAAACTACCACCTAATTGTTCTACTTCAGGTAACGACATTTTAAAGTTTTTAGTTAATCTTTCTTGATGTGCACCACTAACACCTATATTTCTACTTACTGTTAAGTATTCTTTAGCAATTTTTTGTGCGTAGTTGTATTGAGCAGCACTCGTCTCAATAAACTTTTTAAAATCTTGTAAAGTTTGTTGTGTTTCTTGTCTAATTCTTCCTGTTACTTCGTATTGAGAAGTAATAACTTTTAATCTTTTTTGTGCTAATTTAATTAATTCTTTGGCATTTTTAGCTTCTTCACCACCTAATTCGACTTGAGATTTTAATTTTTTAAGTAAATCTTCTACTTCTTGTTTTTCCCTTTGACGTGTTTTCCTACTTAAACCATCAACCTGACTATAAAAAGTCTTAGTTTCATCTAATAATTTTTTAAGATTACCTGATTGTTCTTTATACCAATCATCATCGAACTCTGCCATAATTTATTAACTTTTAAAATTTTTTATTATAAAGCATCCATTCTAGTTATTGTTCCTTTCCATTTAACTTTAGGACTTTCAGCCGAAGTTGCCGTACTTTTTGTGTAAAAAGTTAAACTACCACTATTTGGCGCTAATCTAGTAGAATTTTTAAACGTCATTAACATTCTGTAAGAACCGTGTGCAAACATTACTGTATTACCTTTACTAAAAGGACTAGCACTTAAAGGTTCAAATGTATATTCACCAGCATCAAGTTTTTCACTATTAGGTACACAATTAGGAAAAGTTGAACCACCAGAAGGACATGCAGGAGGAGGTGGACTACTGTTATTTGGGTCAAACACATCGTCATCAAACTTTATACGAATTTTATCAAATACTATAAGTTTAGCCGCAATACTATCACCTTCTGTTGACATTTTCTTTTTAAAATCTTGAGTCGTCACAAACCATTCACTTGCCATTGAAGTAAGTTTACTCATAATATCTGATACGGTTTGTTTAATATTTTTATCCCATTTTTTACATTGTTGGTTTTTATCCACTTGTTGTCTATAGTTAAGACTCCATAATTTTTTACCTATATTCCGAAAACCCCCATATTTTTCTAAACAATCATCATAATGTTTTTCTTGTATTTCTCGATCATAAGAATTTAAAGTAGCAATTTCTGCATTAAAAGAGGTTTCAAAATTACTTCTACACATAGCTCTATTTATTTCTGGACATTTAGTTGCTTCATCAGATGGATCGTCCATATCAATAAAAGTTCTCACTAATTTTAAACAATGACAATAAGATTTAGTACCTTCTTTAGATATTAATTTTTTTAATGTATTTTGACTAGCAAATTTACGCGCTTGAGCTTGTGCTCTAAATGTTCTAATTGCAGTATATGTTGTTTTACTTATTGTTTTACCCACTTGTTTTCCACCTTCTATAACATAATCTACATTTGGATGTTCTCTAAACCACCTATCAATATCAGCTTCTTCTACACCAAAAGCTTTTCTAAATTCTCCTTCTTCTAAATCATCAAATAATTGTTGGACATCTACATCCTCATTTGGATTACTTTCGGAAGCATCTATTATATCTTGTATTAATTCAGCATCTGTCTTTTCTTGTTCGTAATCTTCCTTTTCACTTTGTTCTACTATTAATCCATCAACATGTACAACAACATCCTCTATTAATCTATTAAAATATTCTAAATCTTTCATTATTGAAGTTTTTTTATTAATAAATATCTATAAAAAATTATTTATTGTCTTTTGGTTTAAGGTTTTCTATAAAAATTCTTCTAGAATATGTAGGCATTACCATAATATCGGAATAAGTAAACCCACCTTTCTTAACTAAAAAAGAAATTTCTTTATGTAAATGTTGTAAAAAATTAGAGTTGAGGCCAGAAAAAATTTGCTCCGAGTGTAAGAAAGCAACTAACGGACCCTCCCCCCTGAGTCCGACCTTTTGTTTCCATATTTATTCCTGGTTCATTTTTTTCTATATACTTTCTTAAAGTTCTAGAATCCATAATAGGTAATTTCTTTAAAATATTAGATATTTTAATTTTATCCCTTTCCCCATCAATTTCTGTAACACATTTTTCTAATCTTAAAGTAATTTTTTGTGATAAATTGTCACCTCTCCTTTTCATTAACTCTTTATCGTAATTATCTATAGACTCTTCATCACCTGCAGTAAGAAATTTAAATTTAATCAACTTTTTTGACGAAGGTAAAATAAAATCAAATTCGTCATTATTATCTGGTTTAATTAATAATTTTTTATGTTCTAATTGAGTTAAATCTATTTCCACTTCAACAAAGTCCTCTTCTGAAGGATCGTAAACCATTTGTTGATACATATGCCCAAATGCAGTTGCTCTTAAAAATATTAAAATCGCCATTCTATCACCATCTAATAAATCTTCAGGAGACATATTTAAATCTTTAACTTTATTTTTAATTAATAAATTAATCATTTCATTAGGATTAGAACTTAAGTTAGGAGAACTTAAAATATTCTCATCCATTGCAGTTAAAAATTCTATTTTTACTTTAGATAATTTATCCTTATATAATAATCCTTGTGAAGGTAATTCAATAACATCATAAGGTGTTTTTAATTCTTCAGGAATATAATTAGGATCCAATATATTATTGTGTACATTTTCCATAAAACTTTTTTTAAAATTTAATTATTTATTATATAAAATAAATAGTATGAAACTTATTTTTTTTTATGTATTAGTCTTATTATTGACTTCCACTACTTCCGTCACTAAACTTATTAAAAATACCTTCGTCTTTAAGTTTCTGCTTAAAAGCTTTCATACAATAATCATAAGCATTTACTTCAGTACCATTAACATTGTATTTAATATTTTTAGTTTTACCATCACTACAATTACAAATTCGTTCTCCTACAGTATCAATAACCTCACCTTTTAATTTAAAATTATAACCCCCACTACCTTTTTTCCAATCAGTATTTTCACGTAAGTTAAGTACAATATTTTTAAGGTAATTTCCGCCTTCTCCACCTTCTTTTAATTTTAGGTTTAACAACATATCAATATAAGAATTTATAGGATAATACTGATTTGTTTTCATCTCCCAACAAAATAGTGACCTTAGAGCTAATTTTTTAACATCAATCGACTCTTCATTTTTTACTAACTCTAATAATCGTTCTCCATCTTCATCGTTTTCTAAGTCATTTATAATTTCTTCTCCTTTAGTTTTAAGAAGATAACTATTTTCTAAATCCATCTTAAGTTTATCCATATTTTCTTTACTACAAACTATTTGTGAATCTAAATTTTCTATTTTTACATTCATACCTTTGTTTTCAAATATTTGTAACATATTTTTAAACTTGTCTTTATTGTATTCACAAGCTTCTACGGAAACATTATTTGGTGTTGATTCATTATTAAGTTTACCTGTTGTAGTATACCACTCTAAATTCCATTTAGTATTTTCATATACATCTTCCATAGATGCCCCTTCTTTTTCACTACTTTTTGCGATTTCGTTGTGTGCGTTATAGCTCTTTATCGCTGCATTAGTTTGTGCGACAATACAAGATTCTTTAAGTTTACCCTCTACGTCTGGAGTGAAATCTAATTCTGGGTATTCATCAACGTTAACCTTTAACTTATACTTTTTATTCTTTTCATATTGGTCTTTAATATCATCTCTTAGTTTATCTAGATCTGCTACTTTATTTTGATATTTATCAATAAAATCGTCTAATTTAGTTTCGTATTTATCCATACCTAAACCTAACATTTCATCTATACCTATACCAAATTCATCATCTGGTACATCGTCACCTAAATCTCTTTTTAACTTATTTTTAATACCATCTCTCATTATTCTTACATCTTCAGGATTAACACTACACTTGTTCCTAATAATTTGAATCAAATTAAAACCATCAAAAAACGCTTCTTTTGCATCTACATATTCATTACCCACTTTCATTTTAATATATTGTAACATTTTTTTAAAACTTATTAATTTAGTATTTTTTACACCAAAATAAATTAAATCTATTAGTTGACCACCTAATGGTAAAAGAATACCTTCCCAAGTAAAATATTTAGGTTTCCAATCATCAGGTACGTAATAATCTTGTTCACCCACCCATTGGGGCTTTAAACAATCTAAGAAATCATAGTCTATAACAAATTTTTCATTTGTTGTTTTATCCGTTTCTTCCATTTTCTCCCATTTATCACTTAATAAAAAACATTCTAAGACTCTTGAGGCTAAAGCAGTACCCGCCATATATTTCCAATTTTTTTTATACCACTTAAATATCGGATTAGTTTTTGCTTTAAGATACATCAATACCTGCTTTGTACCACTCCCTTTCATTCCTGCATTTTGAGTAAATGTTTTCCAATTCTCTATAGCCCAACCATTTTCTTTTAGTGCTTTTTCAACAATATCACTTAAACCATCTCCATTGACTACAATAATTCTAGTCTTACCATCTACCGTTTTATATAATACTTTAGTACCTATCATATCCTCAGCTATTTCATCTAATGCTGCTATTTCTTGTACTTGTTTAGTGGTTAAATCTTTTACTTTTCTAATGACTTTAGCTTTAAAACTTTCACTCATATTATCCCAATTTTTCCATACATCACTAAAAAAAGAACTAATAAAATCTTGTCTTAAAGAGACATTATTAGGGTCATCTATTATTTTTCTTAACTTATTAGCTTCATAACCCTTCAACTTTTTTAAAGCGACTTCCTGATTCTCAATTAAAACATCTATCATGTATTCTGTAGCTTCATTTAAGGGTGTCCCATCTTTTACTAAAACATCTAAAATATCTGATTTTTGTCCACCCTTACCTAATCTAGATAATCCATCTATAGTTTCTAGATATTTTTTAACTATGAGTTTCTCAGTAGACCCCAAAACATTACTGTCTACTAATGCTTCTATAATTTCATCTGTGTTACCTTTAAGTACTACATTCACATCACCATCTAAAAATTTATTTATATTTGTTAAGTCATTTACGATGTCTTTACTAATTTTCTTTGTTACGCGACCCAACCTTATATTGTTAAGAGATCCACTTATACGATTTTTTAAAGGAACTCTTATTTCTGTTAATAGTTGTTTAGATTCATATATTACATATTCATCATAGGATAGTTTTTTATCCATTCTATTTATTAAGGATTTAATTTTATCAGACTCTATTAATAAATTCTTTTTCATATCTTAACTTTGTAAATTATCAATTATACTCTCTATCTTACCACTACCAGGTGAAATACCTAATTCTTCAATAATTCCATCAACTTTTGGGGCGTAATTGTCAATTCTAGTTCCGCCGCCATCTAATGGTCTGTACCCACCATTTGGTAAATGCTCTAATGATTTAAATAATGGTTGTTCTAATCTGTTTTCTGCTTGCCTAAATTTAGTATCATAAAAACCAGTAAACTTTAAATCTACGTATTCAATGTCTGAGTAACTAGGTGTTGATGAAAATTGAGATGGATTTAACTTACCAACAAATTTAAGATACTCAATTTTTTCTTCTTTATTTCTAACCGCATTAGTTGTGATTAGTGATGTAAGAAGAGGATCTCTATATTCCAAAGTTTTAGCAGCATCTGCTAACGTACTCAAATTAATAACGGGACTTAATCTAACAAAAAATCCCATTTTATAACCTTCTAAAATATATACCATCGAAACTTGTGGTGCAGTAATAATTGCAGATGATGGATTTCTCATTTCCCAAAAACAGTTTGTACCTGACGAATTAATTTTTGTTACAAATTTTGATGACACAGGAACCTTACTTTCAATTACTTCTTTTGGTAATGTTAATGTTGATCCTGATCTTAAACAATAATCTACTAAATTTTCTTTAGGTTTACTATTTGAAGTTAAAAATAATTCTGCTTCAACCCTATCTATTTCATTACCAGAAGCAGTAAACTCAGTTGCGTCTATAACATTATCATTATTAGTATCTGGATTAGTTGCTTCTACTAAGTTACCATATAACCTTTCTTCGGTAAATAAAGTTTTAATTCTTTTAATTTCTTCACTAATGTTTTTCTCCATAATTATAAATATTAAGTTTTTTTAAAAAAATAGTAAATTAATACAAGATATTCATCATTTGTTCTTGAGTATCATTAAACTCTAAGTCCATATTATTTTGTTTAAAAATTTCTATATCTTCTTCAGAATATCCTGTTCTTTTTCTTATATCTTCTAATGTATTGAGATTATCTCTAAATCCAGTAGTTTCTACCGCAATTTTAAGTGCTTCATCTAATAATTGTTGTAATTTATTTTTAATTTCTTCTTTAGACTTATTTTGTTTTTCCATTTCTTTTGAAATTTCATACATTAAATCTAATTTCGCTAAAATATTGGTTAAAGCCGTTGTATCCACAATCGGATCTTCACTATTAAAAATTTCATCATATAAATCTTTTTCGACTTTTAAATCATATTTTTCTTGCATTTCTCTCCAAGATGAAGAACGTAATGTAATATCTATAGATTTCGCAAAAAATCTATAATCTTTAAAATCTTTTAATATCTTTTTAACCTTTTCACTATCTCCATCCTTTGGGTCTTTGTCTGGTACGCCCAACATAGGTCTAAGATTTATGCCTGTTAACTCTTTAAGCATATCTATACTAGAAAGTATTTTTTCTCCAATTTCTTCACTAAAATTAGTAAGTAATCCAAATAAACTTGCTTGTATTAATCCTTCTCTACCTAATCTTACAAACTGATATTTTTCTAATGTTTTTGCCAAATCCCAACCATTTTTTTCAACTAACTTAATAAAATTCTTAGTTGTCTTAGGGTTTTTCAATAAAAAAGATAATTCTGCTTTTTGTCCTTTACTTAATGGTTTTAAAGCTTCTAAAATTTTACTAAACTTATCTTTTAAGTCTCCTTTTATGTTTTTGACAGAATTTAATAAATCATCAATATATTTTAATTCTGTAGCAGATAAGTCACCTAAATTAGTTCTTAACTGTGATACCCAAAAATTATCAGCTTCTACTTTACTCATCTTTTTTAATTTGGATTCTAATTTACCCATATCCTCAACTGTGTCGGTTAAAGCTTTACTCCACTTAGTTAATTTACCTGCTTTTGAACCTGCTTTTGCCAATTTAAATGCATCTGCTCCACTAAATAATCCACCTAAAAGTGTTAAACCTGCATTTATCTGCCAACCAGGATCTCCTTCCACAATGTATCCACCAGCACTAATGGCATCAATACCTGCAGAAATTGCATAACTAATACCTGGAACAACTGTATTTAATGGTGCAAAAACAACTAATGCAGCGATTGATGCAATATCTGCAACACAATGCCAATCTCCTATACAATCATCCCATTTTTCACCAATAGTCCTTACATCTGTTTTAATATTTTTAGTTAAATAATCAATTTCTGTATAAGTTTGTCCATATTGATCCAAAAATTGATTCATACTATTAGTTACACATCCACAACCACCAGTTGATTTACTACTTTTATACCACCAAACACCACCATTTCTATCATTACTACAATAACTTTTCCAATTACTTAACTCAACATTCTCTTGGCAAAAACTATATCTATCACTACCAGTACCTTCCCAAACTCGATGGAACGCAGATTTACAAGGTTCGTTATATCGAACTAGTTTATAACCCCTTGTTCTTTTACACCCACCTTTATCGTTAGAATTATAATACTTAGAATATTTATATTGATCAATAAATTTTTGATTATATTTTGTAATAGAAGTAATTATTGATTTTAATGTTTCTAATTGTTGTTCTTTTTGAGAAAGTTCATCACCTTCTCTAGAAGAAAATGATCTGGCGGAAACAGGATCTGGTGCTACAGGTGGTGGTGGAACTTTTTCTAACTTAAAATATGCGTAATAAACTCTAAATTTTCCCCATAATCTTTGTAATGTGTTATTAGTTTCTAACCATTTTATATCAGATATATCATTAGGTTTACCCTTAATTAAGTTAGGAAATTCAGGATAATATTTTCGCAGATAGTCAACGAATTTTTTCTTTAAATCATTACTAGTAATTTTTAAAGGTAAATCCGAAAGATCTAAACCTAATGCATCTCCAACACCTTCAATGTATTTTTTCTCCTCTTTTTTTGTGTCAGTAGTTTTAATTATAGGGTCAAAATTAAGGTAACTATTATCTACTCTAGTATTGTCTGCAAAATTTCTTCTATGAATATCATTTGGATTTTGATATTTGGTGTTAAATTCTTTTTGTGCATTTACTAAATCTGCATATGCCTTACCATACATTTTATCCCACTCCTTCTCTTCTTCTATAAATTTTTCTAATATTTTATTATATTCCTCAACTTTCTTTGCCTGTTCTTTTTTAAATATTTCTCTCTGTAGTTGTACAAAAAAGTCTTTTTGTGTATCAATATTCCTTTCAATATATTCTTCTATTAAAACTCCCGGATATAATAAATCTGTATTACAGACACCATCTTCCCTATCATTACACCCACTAAATAATTCTAATAATTTATCACCACCTAATTTTTGTATATTTTCTACACTTAAATTATAAATATTTTTAATCCAATTAGCATCTCTTTGCATCCCACCCCATTTACCATTAACATCATTCCATGATCTAATCGCATCATTTAACCAACCATATGTAGATGAGTCCCTAACTGTATAATCAGAATATATTTTTTTAAAATCAAAAACTGGAATTGAGTCATTTACAACTATTTTTTTATTATTAGAATAATAGGTGGTAACAGTATTACCCATATAAGAGTCACTTTTTTGATAAGAGTTACACCAGTCCCAACCTTCAGGTGTAGGGTAAAATTCCATACCCATTGGCGCACATTTTGCTGGTTCTGGTAATGGTATTTCAGGTATCTCTTCTCCTTTAGGCCCAAATTTTAATAATTTTTCAGTTAAATTAAGACTTAAATTGGGTGGTACTGAATTTAATTTAAATTGATTAGGTTTTACAGGTTGGTAACCCATATTTAATTTTGGTGCAGCAGAAATTGCGACACCAGATATTCCGTCTACTTGTTCACTAACAATTAAAAAATCATTATCAAAAACTTTTTTATACTGTGTTTCGGAAATTATAATTTTCATCCTAATAGGTTTATAAATAAATATTTAAAAGCATAGAAAAAGTCGCATAAAGCGACTTTTAATATTATATATGTTAGTTTGATTTAGAATACGTTAATCGCTCTATCAAATCTTAATGTACATGTAATGTCTGCTAAGTCGGAAGAACTATAATCTAAACCACCAAAGTCAGCATCATTTAATTGAGTTCCCTCTAAAATCCATTTTTGTACTACAACACCTGTAGGATCTAACATTTCTAACTCTACATTCTTTTTGTATCCTGCCGCATATCCTTGTCTACCAGTTACAGACTCAGAATGTAATCTTACCCACTCCATCAATGCTTGTGTCGCAGATGGTCCAATAGGGTCTCTAAATGTTACAGAAATAGTTTCCCATCTAAATCTACCAATAACATAAGTTTCAGTGTTTAGAAAAGGTATTGATACTTCATCACTAGTGTATTTAGGTCTACTTGCAGTAGAAATCCACCATTCTTGAATTCCTAAATCATCTGGAAATCTAAGAATCCATCTATTCTTTCTTAATGGTTCATAAGGAACCGGCATTCTCATTAATAAATCTGCCATAATTTCTTTTTTTTACTGTTGTTTTTTTATTCTTTATTAATAAATATCTGAATTTTAAAAAAATATAAATCTTTAATGTTTTTTATTATCTTTGTAATTGTGATTGTGGAGTATCATCTACTCTTTCATCCCCCCTATTAGAACTAACAGAGAAATCTAAGTCTTTAATAATAATATCATTAGTATCTATAGCCATTTTATAGGTATCTATTGCATCTGCCACATGAACAGTTAATCTATCAAATGCTACATTACTCATTTTAGATTTATTAGATTTATCAATTATCTTATTAACTTCTTTAATTGTTTCTTCTAATTCTTCATTAAGTTCTTTCAATGCCCCAGATAATTCATAAGCATATTTAGTATAACTATACCCAGTACCTCTAAACATTCCACCAATACCTTTTAATGTAGACTTTAAACCTTCATTTAAATTTTCTTTATCATTTTCTATATTACCGTAAAGTCTTTCCTCATTAAACAATGATTTCATTCTTTTAATTTCGTTATTTATATTCTTTTCCATTTCAGTCTTTTTTAATAAATATTATATATTTAAATAAAATCTTATTTTTTAATTATTATTCTTTTCTTTTTAGGGTTATCGGGTTCAGATGTATCATACACTAAAAACCTAACATCAGGATATAATCTTTTTAATTCCTCTTCAATATACTTCTCCGCACTTTCTATATTACCTAAATCATCATCACTAAAACCTATACTCATACCATTATATTCTGGATTATCTTTCATTTCTTTAACTGCGTTAACTACTCTGTTTACAAAAGTCTTTAATGCAATCATTTTACCGACTTCTGGTTTAGTTACACTTACATCAGTATCAAATTCTTCTACAAATTCGTCAGAAGTCACAGGATAGTAGTCCTGTAGGTTTAGATATTGTTCTATAGTTGTACCATGTAAGTTAGATAACATCTTTTCTTTTTGTTCTTCAGTAAAAATAGTGTCAATTATTACTTTTATCCCATCTTTAATTGCTTTAGGTGGATTTCCCCTAGCAGTTATAATAGAAAAGTCATTACCATATAATAACGCTTCAATAAATTTATTAAAACTTGGTCCGAAAGATTTTTTTCTTAATGCTTCTTTTGTGTCTCTTATAAATGCGTCATAATCTCTGAAATCTTTAAACGCATAATATAAGTCATCTTTTTCGTATCTATAATCTTTACCAACTCTATTCCTAATTTCTCTAAATTCTTCAGTACCTACTAAAACAGGTATCCATCCATCACCTACCTTTTTCTCTAAATAAATTTTAGTGGGCATAAATAAAATATTATCGTCCCAATCAAATGAATATGCTCTTTTTTTAAATTCCAAAAGTAGACTTTTTTGATATTGACTTAATTTTATTTTCATAGACAAAAAAAAGGTGGGAATAATCCCACCTTATAATTATATTTTATTTATTTTAGATATCATCAAAAGATGCTCCAGTATTAGTAATATTAAATTCAATACTAATGTACTCTAAAGATCTTGTCGGTTTAATGAATATTCTACCATTTAATTCATTTCTGTCGATAGATTCTGGTGTATCATCTAATACAACTCTAAAGTCAGTTAAACCTCTTTCTTTTCTAATATTATCCAATATTGGATTAACTAATGAAAGGAATTGATTTCTTACAACATCATCATTCTGTTCGAATAATAATCTAATAGATACTGCCGAAATAAGTTTTCTAGCTTGTAATAACAATCTTCTAACATTAATTCTGTTAAGTGCCGTATCTTTAGATTGTAAGGTTTTATTACCCCAAATACAAACACCTACATCTGAGAATGTTGCCATTGGATTAATTCTTCCTTCATATAAATCATCTCTTTGATCTAAGGTTAATTTTGTTCTAGCTTTAATTGCGTTTGTTGTACCTCTGTTTAAACCAGCTGCTGCGAACCAAGGGAATGCTACGTTATCCGTTAAAGCAATGTTTCTAACAACTTCTAAAGTTGGTGGTAACCAAATGTACTGATTGTTTTCTGTATCATTCATTTGTAACCAAGGGAAGTAAGTTGCAGAATAGTTACTATCAATTCCGGAATCGTCTAATATATCAACCGCTTCATCCGTAGTTAAAACAGTTTCACCAGAACTATCCGTATCAGGAGTAGTAATTACATATAATGAATCTGCTCTATCATTTTCAACCATATCTACTGCCGCATCAATTAATGAAGGTTGATCTCTTAAGTCTAAACCTGGAGTTGCAAATACGTTGATGTTAACTGCTTCAGGATTATTATAAGTGTAAATACCTTCTAAGTATGCGTAGTAGTCAGAAGTAATACCGTCATCACCTTCTGATGTTGTATAAGTAGTAAACGTACCATTAGTTAATCCTTCACTACCTTTACTTCCAGTTTTAGTGTATGCGTCAGTATTTGTTCTATCTAAACGATAAACATCCCATCCATCATAACCACCATAAGGTGCAAATGTGAATTTTCTAGCACTTACTTTTTCATATGGTCCACCTACTAGTGAAGCTTCAGTAGTAAACGCTGAAATCCCCACTTGTAATGATGGGAAGTAACTATCGTCACCCGCTGATATTTCAGCACCTTCTGCATTTACGTCTAAATGGAAACCATCTGATTTACCTGTATATGCTAAGTTAGTAACTGCATCTAAACCTTTATAATCGAAGAAATCTTGATCCACACCAATAGTTGTGTTAAGACCTAAATAATATCTTCTTAATTGTGAATTATTTAGTGATGGATACTCTGTTCCATATTCTATTTGTGGTGGTAATGCCGTTCTATCACCTATGTAATCTCTAACTTGTACACCTTCAAAACCTGCTGGAATACCGTTAGTTGGGTAATCTGTTGCCATCTCTACCATTATGTAATTACTTCTTAATGGAAACTCTCCATCTGAAGTACCTATCTTTCTACCAATAAATCCATTATCTCTCGGATCTAATGATAATTTAGAAAATTTCTCAATAACACTTAAATTAGCGTCTGTATCATTATACCTTCTAACTATTAAATCAAATGTCTTATCATCTGGTTTAATATTAATAATTGAGAATTTAATATCTCTGTTTGCTGCATCACCGTCAGAAATTGTAATAAACCTAAATAATCTTTGTAATTTATTACCTCTTAATTCTGATAAAACATATGGTGAAGCGGCTGATTGATATTTTTCTTCATAGTTACTTAGGTTATTAGTTGAATCTCCACTAATTCTAAGGAACGTAATATCTAAACCTCTAACTTTTCCTGCGGTGTTTAAATCATCTAAACTATTAATGAATAATTCCTCTACGAAAAGTTCAGTCTCTTTATCTTGTGCATAAACACCAAATACGTTAGGTAAATAATTCTTTTTAGTTCTATCTAATGAAACATTATAATCAAAATCATTACCACTACTTGTCGTACCACTTATAGTAAAGTTACCAAATGGATTAGTTACAATAGCGGAGGTATTTGTCATACTAGCATCTGTTATACCTGATACTGTGTAATCTAATATTTGGTCTCCACCATAATTACCTCTAGATCTTAAAGTTGCCACTACACTACCATCAATACCATATGAAGATGCCGTATAAGTAACTACTGTACCTGTTGTACTACCAGTTACAAATGAAGTAGTACTACCAGATCCTGTGGAGTTTATAGTTAAGTCAAAAGTAGCACCTGAAAATGTTGTACCTACTTTTATATATGCCGGTGTAGAAATAGATATAGTATCACCAGTTCCTTTTAAACCTAAATCACTAAAACTACTACTAATTTCACCTTCATCATATAATTCTTGTAGAATTGCACTATCAAAGTCTAATGTTAGTGGTGAACCTCCTGTACTAGCACTGTATGTCATAGTAAAAGTAGATGTACTTGCCGATGCTGCCGTTGAAGGGTCTGCAGCTGCGTCTAAAGTGATACACCACGCATTTCCTGCTTTATAACCAGATAAACCTAATACTCTACTTACATAAAGTTGGTTAGTCTGAGTTAAAAATGATCTCGCAATATAATTAAGTTCAAATTTTGGGTATCCGTTGCCCTTATATTTAGCAGGATCTAAACCACCAAAATAAGAAGTAAATTCATCATAATTTGAGATGAATACTGGTTCAAATGCTGGTCCTTTAGGAGTTTCCCCTAGTAACCCTAAAGTAGTTACCCCCACTTGTCTTGTTACGAATGTTAAATCCTTTTCTGATGTAAAAACACCTGGACTAACGAAAATTCTATTTGTTGAAGCCATTTAATTTTTTATTTTAATCTTTTTTATTATTTTGTTTTTATTATAAATATGCAATTATTTTTGAAAGTAAGTGATTTATTTTAATATTAAGATATTTAGTATGATATTTTTCATACTTTTATCATACTTATATAAAAAACAACTATGAAAAGGACTAAAAATCTAAAAATAACCCCTAAAACTCATTTATTATTAAAAACTTATTGTGAGGAAAATGGATTGAAAATGTTTGCATTTGTGGAAAAAATAATTAAAGAGAAATGTATACCCAAAAAAGATTTATATGGAGAAATACTTAAATAGTTTATCTCGCAATAAAAACTAAATTATAAGAAGTTTCTAAATTAAAACTACCTTCCCACTTCAATTTTCTATTTTCTATTTGGTAATCCTTCCCTATATGATATCTTATACCGTTTATGTATAATTCAGTTTTATTTACATCACTTATATCTAAATCAATTATTTCTTCAAATATAATTTGCCCATCAACAGAAGGGTTAAAAGTTAATGCTTGATAATTATTGATTACACCACCACCTATAAGTGTATCCAAAATAGGTTTTGGGTCTCTAACAACATAATTTCTTATAATCCTTTTCATTTTGTATTACCTATTAATGTAAGAAATGCGGTATTTGCCACATCTAATTTTGTTATGTTTATTTCTAATGTTTGTCCATATGTCACTTCAAAAGGTAAGTTTTTCACTTCTCCATCTACAGTTATAGTAAAAGAACTAATATTTTGTTGAGAAATATTGTTATATTCTGTATCATTTTCAACTACCAATTGGAAAACATTAATTCCTGGTGCATATTGTATGTTGATTTCAATTGAGGTATCTTCTTCCCTCGGTTTAATCTGAAATGCCGCATAATGTACATTTTCACTAACCTCAAAGAAGTTAATTGCTCTACTAATTGCAGGTGTAACCTCAAATTGTTTAGGATCTAATAAATAACCTAACATTTTAATACTAAATAATTGTACGTAATATCTTTTTTCATCTAAATTTTGTATGGAACTCTCATCACCAATATTGTCCATCATAAGAGGAATTGGGTGTCCATTTACTCTTATATATTTTTCACCCGCAGAAAATGAATCTAACATCAATCTATTTAATATATTTAAATCCCTCATTCTAGTACAAAATAATCTCACTTCATAATTTAAATCTACTGAAACAGGTTGTGGTATTTTATAAATGTCAAAACTTTTTATGTTACCATCCCATGTAGGTATTTTCATATATGTAAAAGTAGGTTTACCAGGCACATTAAATTTTCCTGCATAATTAGTTCCTGTTTGTGCGTCTGGTTTTCTTATTATAGTAATAAAAGGCATTGTTATATTTTTGTATTCATCCGAAAATTGCCAAGTTTTTGCAAACTCTGCCCATCTTTGTATACTTAAGAAAATAACTGGTACTTTTTCACCATTCAATACTAAAGTTATATCGTCTTCCATATATTGAACAAATTCTCTGTCCATATCTTCATGTAGAATACCTTTAGGAAGATACGTTCCCGGATTCGCAATATCATTCAAAATTCCTTGTCGGGCTTCAAAACCTTGTGGTGTAGGCGTAAATTTTAAATTTTTTCTATAATTTTTAGGAAGTCCCATTTATATTAAATACCTTTAAATTCATCTTCAGGAGTCGGTACACATGTCACAGTTCTGTAAAATCCTTTATATCCTGCTATAGTGTGTGCGTTGTCTGATGTTATTATACCATTATTAGATACTGTCCAATAAGTCATTTTATCCTCAGTTTCTGGATACCCTATATAATCACCGTAATTTATTTCAACCCCCAATTCATCTAAATGTGATTGATAGACACCCAAAGTTAGATTACCGTGTTCTAAATGTCTTAAACTACCATTAGGATTCCAAGCTTCATTTTTAGGAGATTCCATTTGAAAATTAACAGTTATTTCCACAGGCGTTTTAAATCTTATTTCATTAGGTGCTGCTTCTCCGTATATATCATCCGTTAATGATTTACCTTGATCAACTTGAAAAAGAACAACTTTAATATTAATATCTCCTTCAAGCCATTCTCTACCAAAATTTACCTCTAAATTAAAATCTTCTTGTGAAAAAAACTTATTTACTCTCGTAATTGGTACTTTTCTGTTATATTTCATGTATCTTTTTTCTATAAATATTTATACTTTGCAAAAAAATGATTATAATTAGAAATATGTTAGACATAAAAGACATAAAGGGATTAAAAATAGAAGAACTGTTAGTGACATATGAAGGTAAAAATCCTTATATTAATTATATAAAGAAAAAATACCAAACGGAAAAGTCTTATTTCTTAACTAATAGTCAAACAAAATATATTACTAATTACTTTAATTATATTCCTAAAACAATCAATAAAGTTGTAAAATTAACAGAATACTATTCCAATCAACTGCAAGAAGAATATAAATTAAAAGTACCTATTTCAAAAATATTAGTAGAAACTATTTTGGCAGAAAGTGATAAAGCAATACATGCAATATGTAAATTTTATAAAAATCAAAAAGAAGTTAAATTAATATGGATTCCTAAAACTCAATTAATTGAGGATATACATTATGAAGAAATAGATGTAGAAGTAGATTTTGAAAAATATATTGATTTAGATAAAAGAGGATGGAGGGCGTTTAAACATCAAGAAGAAGGGATAGAATTTTTATTAAAAAATAAAAAATGTATTTTAGCGGATGATATGGGATTAGGTAAAACTTACCAATCTATTGTTGCCGCATTAGAATGTGGTGCAGAAAGAGTTTTAATTGTTTGTCCTGCATCTTTGAAGATTAATTGGATGAGAGAAGTACAAAATTTCTGTGAAGATGTTTCTATAATAAAAGGTAAACATTGGGATCCAAATAGATTTACTATTATAAATTATGACATACTTAAAAATTTCCACACAATAGAAGAAAGGGGTAAAAAATATGAAGAATGGGAATTAAGAAGAGAAATAGTTGAATTTAATCCTGATTTAATTATTTTAGATGAAGCTCACTTTGTTAAAAACCATAAAAGTATTAGAGGTAAAATTTTAAAAGATATATCCAAAAGATTTTCACCTAAAAGATGTTGGTTATTAACAGGTACACCTATAGCTAATCGTCCTATGGATTATTATAACTTATTATCAATAATAGAGTGTAGTGTTGCTAATAATTGGGTTCATTATGCTAGAACATATTGTGAAGGTGTTAGATTTAAAAAAGGTGGTAGATTTGTTTGGGTTACTAAAGGTGCGTCTAATTTAGAAGAATTAGCACAGAAAACAAAAAGAACTATTTTGAGACGTAAAAAAGAAGAAGTATTAGATTTACCAGATAAACTTATAACACCAATTTATTTAGAATTACAAAATGTAGATGGTTATAAAAATGTATGGGAAGAATATTTAGCACAAAGAAAAATAGACGGTAAAAAAGGTAATCCAGCAAGAGATTTAGTAGAAGCTACTTTGTTAAGAACTTTTATCGCAATGGAAACTGTACCTTATACAATAGAAAAGGTTGAAGAAGCTTTAGAGTTAGATAAAAAAACTATAATATTTTGTAATTTTAATGATGAGATGGATGCTTTTATTAGACACTTTGGAGACAAATGTGTTTGTATCAGAGGAGGAATGTCCGAAAAACAAAAACAATTAGCGGTTGATAGATTTCAAGAAGATGATAACTGTAAAGTTTTTGTAGGACAAATAAAGGCTGCGGGTGTAGGATTAACTTTAACTGCTGCAGAAATAGTTATTATGAATTCGTTAGACTGGGTTCCTGGTAATCATGAACAAGCAGAAGATAGAGCATATAGAATTGGGCAAAACAAAACTGTTAATATTTATTATATGTTAATAGATGATACTATAGATACATTAGTATGGGATATTTTAAACGAAAAAAAGAAAATAATAGGAACAATAATGGGTGAAGAAGATATAATAACAGAATTTATAAAAAAAATAGAAAATGAAAGTAACACCAATAGTATTTAGTATGAAAGGATGTCCTCATTGTGATAATTTAAAATCACAACTTAAGGAATCTAATATTGAATTTAAAGAAATAGATGTAGACCAATCTGAAAATGAGGTTTTATATGAATCATTCTCAAAAAAAGTAGAAAGTGATTACTTACCTGCAATCGTTATAGGTAAAAAAGCATTTCTTCCAGAAAGAACATTTAAAAAGATTGATGATGCAGTAATTTTAATTAGGGAGTACCTTCGGGAGCTTTCTGATCGTGATAACCATTAATATTAAAATTATCATTACTATCACTATATTTATCAATTAATGAACCTAACTCATTAATTATATTATCGTGTTCCTCTGTACCGTCCCATCCTGCACCTTGTCCACTTCCATGTAATAATGATTTCCTTATATCTTCTAAACCTTCAATTAAATCTTCATTATTTGTATCTGCTTCATATGCGAATTGTATTGCTGCCTCTATATCTCTAAGGGCAGATGCCAAATGATTCATTGCTTTATGCATTAACCCAACTGAGATATCAGTAGAAGTGTGTGTATCTGTTTTGGTATAAGGAAAAAGATTTTTTTCTACTTCATAAGTAGTTTCTTCTCTTAAAATTTTTTTTATTAGGTTTCTTTTCATCATTTAATAAATATCTTAATATTTATAAATAAATAGTATAAATTATGGGAAATGCATTAAATGATAAATTAAAAGATGAATTATTTACATTAATAAAACATCGATTAGGTGCACCGATTAGAAAAATTGAGTTAGATAACGATCAAATGTGTTCGTTATTAGAAACTGCAATTGAAGATTATGCACAAAGAGTACAAGATTGGTTAATAGAAAATCAGTGGTCATCTTTATTAGGTAATGATGCAAGTAAAATAGATATTGCATTTGCACTTACTACACGTTCATTAGATTTTGAAAGTAGATTTACCTATGCATATTCTAAACAAGTAGGGTTACAAGATAGAGGACCTTGGGAATTAAAAAAAGATTACGTAACCATTGAAGCAGGTAAACAAGTTTATCAAATACCAGGTGGTAGAGAAGTAAATGAAATTTTATGGATTACACCTAATAGTACAGATCATGCACTCTATTCATTTGCTGGTTTTGGAGACTACGGATTTGGTGGAGGATTTGGACAAGTACCTTACGCAGGTTGGGGACAAGGTGGAGGATTAGGTAATGGTGGTTTTTATGTTGCACCCGCTTTTGATGTATTATTAAGAGCATCTGATTTTAGTTTAAAATCCAAATTACTTAGAAGTCAATTAACATATAAAGTTACCGCAGGACCGAATGGTACTAGATTATTACATTTAATGCCGATACCAGGAAGTAGACTATCTTTTAGTGCTGGTGGTTTAGTTGGTAGCCAAGTAGGGTTAGCAGGTACTAAAGTATGGTATTATTATTATGATACTAATGGAATGTCCGAAGATGAAATAAATTTATGTTTAAATGAAAATAAAGATATTATAAAATTACCTAATGATGTACCCCTTTCAAAACTAATGTACTCTGATTTAAACGAACCAACTAGAGTATGGGTAAGAAGATATCTTACGGCATTGTTTAAAGAAGCCTTAGGAAGAGTAAGAGGTAAATTTAGTGGGGCAATAAAAGTTCCTGACTCTGAATTAACTATGGATTATGATAGTTTATTAAGTGAAGGTAAAGAAGAACAAGGTAAATTGTTAGAAGATTTAGACGCTAGATTGGAAAGACTAAGTAATGCTAAACAATTAGAACTAAAAGCAGGTGAAGCGGAAAATCTTAATAAATCTTTACAATATAGACCTCTCGGATTGTTTGTGATTTAAACAAAACTCATCTACTATATTATATTCCTCAAACATATAAGTAGGTGATAAATTAATTAAATCCCAAAATAACATTTCTTCTTCAGTTACTGTTAATAAATCTTCTAAAGTATCTTGATCACCTTCCTTCATTGGTTGTCCTGAAGTTAGTGTTAATTGTTTTTGTGTAAAATATTGTCTATGTAATGGTGAAGTAATTATAATATCTTCTCTCACTTCTGGACTAAAACATACTAATAAAGGTTTAATCCTTTTATTAAATGCGTCAATATATCTTTCTATATTATAACTACCCGTAGTATCGGGATGATTTTCTATAATATCTGGTGAAATATATTGACAATTAATATGAACTATTTTTTCTTTAGTTTTTCTATCTGTTTTAGTTTGAATATCACCGTGAGATTTTTTAGTACCAGTATTCACATAATATATAGTATCACCTAAATCTACATTTAAACCTTCTTTTATAATAAGTTCCATATGTGCTTGTTTAGGTAAAGGGTTGCCCGCCTTATTTAATTGTAATGATCTTTTTTCATAATCTTTTACAGACATTCTAACTCTTGATTTGTTAGCTATTTTTGAAAGTGGAATTTCTTGATTATAAATTTTTTCTAGTGTATCATAATATTCATTAACAAATTCATATCCTTTACCTTTTAATAACATATGAATTCCTTTATCTATAAATTCTGCAATATATGTAGGTAATTTTTTAGATTTAATAGTATTACCTACTAATTTAACTTTTCCGTCTATTAAATCTGCATAATTCTTTCGTGCAATATTAATTGTTGATTCACATATTTCATCCACATCTAACCCCATTACACCTTTCATATACTTATCATTATATTCTGCAACAACGGCATCTAAACCTTTATAGGTTTTACCTGTTTCGTTAAATCTATGTTGTCCGTTGGAAGTATATATATTATCCTCTACATATTTAGGTATTGAAAAGTTGAATCCATCGGTATCCCCTACTAAAGGTCTAAATCCTTTTTTATTAAAGAATCTTATCATATGTCTTAAGTATTGTCTACCAGTACATGTAATTTTTTCACCCATATTAGTGTCACCCCAAGGGAATACATTAGGTGCAGATATAGAACCAAACATACCATTATTTAATATTTTTAATGGCAATTGTTTTTTGTCATAATATTCAGATTTTTCTTTTTCACCTAATTTAGCGTGTTTAGATTTTAACTCTTTATATAAATTACGATAATCATAATTATATTGAAGGAGTCCTCTCATTGCACCAGTAACATCACATTCAGTAAAAACATTATGAGTTAATTGTATTGATGGGTATAGTGATGCAAAGTCAAACTTCACTACATTTTCTGTAAAACCCACTTCTAATAGTCTAGATAATCCACCTGTAAAACCTTTGGTAGGCATAGTATGTGGGACACCTAATCCATTATGATATGACCATCCTAACATTAATAGTTTCCACGTTGCCGCAGTACCCATTGTAGAAGATCTCATAAAAGAAGTAGGTAAAATTTTAGACAAAAGAAACGTTGCCTGATTAAATATATTATCTACTTTTTCAGTTTCCCACAAATCATCTATTAAGTATCTCTCTACTATATATTTACCAGTAACTTGTTTACTACCTTCAGGTAATGTACCATTAGTTATGATACCCCACTCACCATTTTCATCAGTAAACCAATATTTGTTATCTGTATCACTCCAAACCTTACTAATTTTATCACCCGAAATATATACCCTATTTGGTTTCGCAGCATTGGAGTATTTTGTAATATATTTAAGACTTGCTTGTTTAATTGAAGAATTAATTGCTTGTGCTCTTCTAACCGCATGATAAACATCCATTATATTATATCCCCACATAACCGTTTGTTCATAGTATTCCATCTCAGGACCCATTTTTAAAGTTTGTTTTTTCCTATAAAAAGGTATTGGACCTAATGTTTTTGCAATCTGTCCTATTTCTAATCTCAAAAGTTGTGCTCTTTTAACTATATAATGCCAGTCAAAATTTTCAGAGTTATAACCTGCAATAATCGCTGGTTTAAGATGATTAATAACTTTAAAAAATGTAGTAATTGCTTCTCTTTCTCTTTCTCTTAATTCCCTTCTCGTTTCACCTTCTATTGATAATACGTGTTGAAACCCTCTATTATCTTTCATACCAATTTGAAAAATTCTACCATCGGCAGGATCTAAACTAGTGGTTTCAATATCGAAAGAAAATCTATGAACATCATCATAATTTTCAAAACCCTTAAATAATCTTTTACCTGTTTGTATAAGAAATTGTTCTGTTGGGTTTATAGCTAAAAAATTGTCTCTATGTTCTTCACTATATACTGGTGTACCACCTTCTTGAAAAAACTTTAATAAATCACCGTATGTACCTTTACATCTAACTAAAAATTTATATCCTCCTTCTAGTCGAGGTATAGTCTCACCACTTTCATCATTTATATTAAGAGGTATGAATTTAACTCTATACTCTCTCATTTTATCTTTTATCTTCCTTCTATCACCTTTATAAAAAACAGTCATATTAGGAGACTTCATCCATAAAAAAGGTTTTAACCTATGTTTTTCAATACGTTTTCCGTTTTCAGGGTCGTGAATTATTAGACTTATTTTATTCTCCTTATAAGAAGACTCAACCCCTACAATATATTTCTGATCGTCATATCCTTCTAAGTATGTTTCAATTTCTTTTACAGTTGCAGGCATATTATATAATATTAATTATTATTACAAATATACGAAAAAAAATGTAATTATCAAACTTCTAAGACATTAATAAATAATTTGTCTCTAATTGGTGCAATTAATGTTCCCGTACCGTCTAAAAATTCTATAATAAATTCACCGTTAAATTTACCAACTTTTTTAGTATCCCTATTTCTCCAATTATATACAATATAATATTCGTTTTCATCTCCACCTATATCACAAGATTCACATTTTAATTCAATATCTGCCGGTGAATTGGCGATTCTTTTAACTTTATTATCTACATCATACATATTAAATTTAATAGTTGCATTTTGTATTTTTTCAAAAAACTTTTTGAAATCATTTCTACCATCATTTATTAATTCCATTTTTAGTGGTGGTAAAGTACTATTTTGATTTATAAAAAATTCCATATTAACTAACGATAAATTGTGACGTTATTGTTATATCATCTATTGCAATTGGTGGTTGAGTTCCAACACTACTATCATTTCTCCACCTTAACATAAATCTAGCTTGTTCACCAGGAGTCCATAAATTACTAGGTACTGATATTGTCTCCAATTGCCAGTTACCCTCAGTTGCACCTGCCACATAACTAGTATTTAAACGATTACCGGTGCCACCACCCATTTCGTAGTCCTCAAAGTTTGTCACAGATCCAGTATTAGATGGTGTAAATGTTGTAGGTGCTAACCCAACCATTCCATAATCAAACGAAGACTCACCAACACATGTCCAATAAAAACTAACTGTTAATGCAATACAACTAGAAGGGACATCAAAATCTACATACATATAAGAATTTATCGATGGTGATAGTCTATATTGATACGGTGGTACACCACCAGCCCAAGTTTCATCACTTATATAAGCTGAATTACTACCAGTTCTAGAAGTGTCACTACTAACTGTCCATATATTTTGTGGAGATCCTGCAGTAGATGATGGTTGTCTGAATACCCAACCATTCGCTACACCTAAATCACTCCAATCTTCCTCTAATAGAATTTGTGTATCCACCACTAAAGGTTGTGCTTGTTTACCTAAACTCCATTTAGAAACTTCTAAATCAAAAGATATTAAATTAATAGTTGTGGCTTGTATATGTTCTAATCTAAAAAGAATTATATCGCCTTCATAATAATTCGATATATCAAATGTACCAACAGTGGACTGTAAAACTATATTTTCACCAAAATCAGTATCAATTTCTACAATTTCCGCTGGATAAGTATTAAATGGTGTAACATTTTGCGGTGATCTAGGTATAGGCGTTTTACCACCATCTGAATCTGCAATAAGAACATTACCCACCTCTACAGGTAAGAATGATAATCTCATTTCTGATGGTGTATCCTCATCACCGGTACCCGATAAAATATAAGTTATTTTTACTTTAACTCTTTGAGAAGTACTAATTCCTTGTGGTATTTTCATAAGGAAAGTACCAAAGTCACCATTAGTAGCAAATTGTGATTCTAAAAACTGTTGTGTCCAAGTTTCTGCGCCTGTTCCATCACCAACTGTAACACTAAAACTTGCTAAGTCTCCTGCTGGATCACTCCATGTACCCATAAATAAATTTATTTCTTCTTTATGTAGTGATCTACCATTAAATGATAATACACCTTCTTTACTTATTGTACTACTGTCATAAATTATTTTAACTTGTTCGATAGTAGGTTTAGTTGTTCCCGTAGATATCATTCTACATCTCATCCAATAACCAGTAACACCATTTATAGTCTTAGCTGACCAAGGATCATTATTTGGTTCTAAATTTGCTGAATCTTTACTAAGTTCAAAACTAATATTTTCATTACTCTGACTTCTTAAAAATAAATCATTACCATAACTATAACCTAAATCTTCTGAGTGTATATGCCATAAATCCCTTTTCCATTCTGTACCATTCCAATATTCAAATACGTAATCACCACCAACTTTTTTCTGTAATATATTTATATCTAACCCATAAAATTTTAGTGGTGTTGTTAAATCACTACTAACTCTTCGTGTAGTAAATAAAATGGTAGTTCCAGTCCCCCCACTCTGAAAAGTTATAGTACTACCCTCTTTGGATTCTGCATCATCTGTAACATCAATAAAATTACCTCCATCACTAACACTACTTGTAGTATTATCTGTGGTAAATATCTTCATACCTACAGTCGAAGGTGCACCTCTACCTACATTCATTTCCGTTCCTCTTTCTGCAAACCCTAAACTCATTTGATCTAAACCAAATAAATTTTTACTTGAATTGAATACATCTGTAGATTCTTGTGTAAAATCCAAACCAAACTCTGCAGTATATGCTACTGCCGGTGGATAAATATAATTTGGTTGGTGATTAGATGTTATTCTATATGATGCATCTATACCTGTACCAGTTAAATCTACATTTACTGAATAAGTTACATTTTCTAAAGAACCACCTAATAAATTAATTTCTTCATAATCTCCTGATGCACTTAATGCATTAGTTGAATTGCTTATATTAGGTGTAAATATTTTTGCCACTGGTATTACTCCTGAACTACCACCTTCAGTTCTAATGGCGTTAGTTACATTACTGTTTCCACAATTAAATCCTACCATTTGTGCTCTACCGGCATTAGTACCACTTGAAGTGGTTACCAATAACACATTATCAATATCACCATTAGATTCTGGTACGTGAACTCCCTCTAATGCTAAAGTGCCTGAATCTACTTTTAAACAATTAGACATCCCCCCACCTTCAACTCTTATACCATAACCAATTAATTTACCACCACCAGTTTTATAAAGTCCTGTACCTGTACTACCTACACCACCATTACCGTAGAATGTAATATTATTGGCGGTAGATGTACCACTAATGTGTGTTGAAATAAGTGCGTCAAAACTTCCTTGTGGTACGTTAATACTAAAACCGTCAATAAAAGAGTCTTCGCTTAATTCTACAATTGCACCACCTGCACTTGCTGGTGAAGGACCTAAAATAGTAACTTCCCAGCCACCTTCACTAACTAAAGACACACCTTCAGGAATACCAATTTCTTCTGGATATTCTCCAGGTCTTACAATTACTGTATCCCCATTAGTTGTGTCATTTAATGCTGATTCTATAGTTAAATAAGGTTTATCTTGTCTATTAGTAAGTGCAGTACCATCATCACCAAAAATAGAATCAACCCATAATACATTACCTGTATTTATATCCTCATTACTAGAACCACTAAATGTAGAAGATGCCCTATATTCTATTTCTCCTGTAGTACTGTTTCTTACTAATACTTCCGTACCAGAATTATTTAATGTTGGTGTGTCAGATAGTGTTATAGTATCTGCGGTTAAACCACTAGTAATTTCTAATGAACCTTCTAATAACCCATCACTTTTTTCAAAAGTAAGTACATTTGTATCTACACCGTTATCATCATACCCAATATGCATTGGGGTATCTACATCGTCTGCCTCGATATACCAATAATCATTTTGTGCACCTACACCTAATCTACTATATGCAGTACCTCCATTAGCATTGGTAATCTTTACATCTGTTCTAGGTCTAGTAGTGTCATCATAAATCAATAAAGAAGATTGTCCTTTTGTGATTCTAAAATAAGGTCCATCACTCAGTGAAGGACTTCCGTTATCACCTTCAGCAATAAAATTAAAACCACCATCACTTATAAAATTAAAGGCGTTACTTAATAGGTTTCCACCACCATTATATCTATAAAATATATCACCAATATTTCCATTATCACTAAATCTTAAATTTGGTCCTGCGTAATTTTGTGATCCACCGCCAGTTCCAGGATTGTCGAATATTGTTAGGGTAGGTGTTAATGATGTTCGTGATCCACCACCAACATTATTTTCACCAAATAAAGTAGTAGTTTTACCACTCATAAAATCATTTACAATTAATTCAGTCCCAATAGTTACTGAACTACATCCAGAAATATTAGATACCCATAGTTCATTTATACATGTTCCTGATGTATTACCAGTAAAAGTTAATGAACCTAAATTTACGGGTATATTAACACCATCGTTTCTTGTTATATCTAAAGTAGTGTTAGTTAAAGTTGCACCAGTTACAAAAGTATTAGTATCACCACTAAGTGAACTTAAATCTACAGTAACATCCGTTAATCCGTTATTTCTTTCTAATTCTAATATAGTACCATTTAATGTTGCTCCTGTAACAACATTATCTGTAGTATTTGCGGTGTAAGTATCAAATAAAGTTGTGTTTACTTTACCGCTTAAAACTGGTGTTAAATCCGTAGTAATACCTATTCCGTCATTTCTTTCTATTATTAAATCATTACCTGTTAATGTAGTACCAGTTACAAAAGTATTAGTATCTACTGAACCCGTCAATGAACTTAAGTCTACTGTAACATCAGTTAGTCCATTATTCCTCTCTAATTCTAATGTGAAACCATTTAATGTTGCTCCTGTAACAACATTATCTGTAGTATTTGCCGTATATGTATCAAATAAAGTTGTATCTACTTTACCACTAATAATTGGTGTTAAGTCTGTGGTAATATCTATATTATCATTTCTTTCTATTATTAAATCATTACCTGTTAATGTAGTACCAGTTACAAAAGTATTAGTATCACTATCACCAGTTAAAGAACTTAAATTTACACTAACTGTAACACCATCATTTCTTTCAATACCTAAAGTAGTATTAGTTAAAGTTGCACCAGTTACAAAAGTATTAGTATCACCACTAAGTGAACTTAAATCTACAGTAACATCACTTAATCCATTATTTCTTTCTAATTCTAATGTTCCACCTACTAAAGTTGCTCCTGTAACAACATTATCTGTAGTATTTGCGGTGTAAGTATCAAATAAAATTGTATCTACTTTACCACTTATAATAGGGTTAAAATCTGTTGTAATATCTACTCCATCATTTCTTTCTAGTGTATAATTTGTTCCCACTAAAGTTGTAGCAGAAATAAATGTATTTTCACTTATACCACTTAATGGAGATAAATCCACCGTTACGTCAGTTAGTCCGTTATTTCTCTCTAATTCTAAAGTTGCCCCTACTAAAGTTGCACCAGTAACTACATCATCAGTAGTATTTGCAGTGTAGGTGTTAAAAATAGATTTATCTAATTTAGTATCAATTATCATTTGAGTAAGAGCACTATAACTTTCAAACGTAGTAGTGTCTACTTTACCACTTACAATAGAATCAAAATCTGTAGTAATTGTTGTATTGTCGGTCCGTGTTAAAGTATAGTTTGTACCCACTAATGTACTTCCAGTTACATATACATCGGTAAATCCAGTAACAAAACCACATATATCAAACGTAGTCCCACTATTTGTACTAAATGTTACACAACCATTTGTTGGGTTGTAAGTTCCTCCTGTAACATTAATATCATTATCACTAAACAACGCCACTGCATTGGTGACATTAAATGTACCACCAGTTGTATTTGTAAATGTTAATTGTTGTGTTCCTGCATTTGCGTTTCCACTATTAACAAAAACATTATTATCTATGGAAGATAAATCTACACTAATATCTACACCATCGTTTCTTGTTATATCTAAAGTAGTGTTAGTTAAAGTTGCACCAGTTACAAAAGTATTGGTGTCACCACTAAGTGAACTTAAGTCCACAGTTACATCAGATAAACCATTATTTCTTTCTAATTCTAATGTTCCACCTACTAAAGTTGCACCAGTAACTACATCATCTGTAGTATTAGCAGTATAAGTATCAAAAGTAGTAATATCTAATTTATTACTAATATTATCATCAACATATTCTTTATCTACTAAAGATCTATCAGTAAAAGTAGCTGAGTAATCAGTTCCATATTTTAGTCCACCCTGATTTAACTGTGCTTCCCCAGTTTGACCGTTTATCCTTATAAATCCAAAATCACCTGCAGCATTTTCTGACGATAGTTGGATAAATCCATTTTGTTGTAATTCAAGTCTACTAAATCCATCTGCAGCAGGATTAGAAACGCTTGACCCCAAATCTATATTGGCAGTTTTTAAATCTGCAATAGAACCATTTTCTAAAACTTCTTGTAGTGTACTTCCCGTTGTAAAACCACTAACAATGGGATTAAAATTGGTAGTAAATGCAGAACCATTATTTTGATTTATAGTATACTCCGTACCAACTAACGTTGTACCAGTAATAAAAGTATTATTATCTACAGTATTTGCAGTATATGTGTCGAATATACTAGTATCTAATTTATTGTTAATTTCAGTTTGAGTTAGTCCAGAATAAGTATTAAAAACAGTTGTATCTAATTTATTATTAATTTCTGTTTGAGTATCCGCAGTATAAGTATCGAAAGTAGTAGTATCTACTTTACCAGTAATTATGGGATTAAAGTCTGTTGTAAAGGATGATCCGTTATTTTGATTAATAGTATAGTTAGTACCTACTAAAGTTGTACCAGTAACAAATGTATTGGTATCTGTATCACCAGTTAAAGAACTTAAATCTACCGTAATTTGTGGTTCACCGTTATTTCTATCAATCTCTAAGGTAAAACCATTTAAGGTTGCACCGGTTACGAATGTATCACTAGTACTGATTCCTGTTAAACTCACACTAAAAGGTGGAAAACCATTACTACCACTAAAATCTATATTTTGGGTTACATCATTATATGTACCACCAGTTACAAAAGTATTAGTACTACCAGTTACAAAACTAATTAATTGTTCTAATTTTATTTTACTTGTTACATCACTCTCATTTACGGTTACCAATAAATCTTCAGGTTTTAAATTTAAATTTAAAGGTAATTGACTTATTTTTTTAGGAAATCCCATTTTATTTTTCTTTTTTTATATAAATATGTTAATATTCTTTATTATTCATTTTATACTATTAAGAAATCTTCACCATCTTCACTAGAAATAATATTACTATTCTCAGTTAAGAGATAATCTATTAATTCTTGTGGACAAATTCCATAATTTAAACAGTATTTTTTAAATCTATATCTAATTGTAGTTATATCTAAACAACATTCATATAGCCTAAATTTAGATATATCACCAAAGAAACTACCAGCAAAATTTTCTTGTATAATTAAATTTTCATCTAATGGATCGGGCCCACCAATAGTGTTAGTTTCTAATAATCCTTGTGTACCACCACCTAAAGAGTAATTAAATGGTACACCCTCTTGTTTTTCTCTATATTCATATAAATCTTTAAATAAAAATTCATCAAAATCTTCAATAGAATATTTAAGATAACCATTAACAAAAAAGTCTAATCTACCTTTTCGTCTAGGTATGTTATCCATTTCATCAAAAAGATATGTTTCGTATGCACAGAATCTAATTGCTAATTGAAACCATTCATCATTAGGAATTATACCTGCTTCAGAATATTCTTCTATAACTGTTACACCTGTAATATATCTTTCTTGTACAGTAGTTCCAGTTTTTTTACACATAGGAACATTACAGTCTTCACACCAAGATCCACAACCACCAACATATTCTTTTGCATAATAAGTACCACATAATTGACAATTACAAGTAGATTTACAACTATCACAACAACTTGTAACAGTAGTAGAAGTAACTGCAGAACATACTCCACTTACACCTAATGAACGATATCCAATAGAACCATCTTTTCTTATTCTAAAACCTAATGCATTGTTTACTATATCAGCATTTTTATCTCTTTCATCTGTTACAACAGTGGTAACACCAGTAAAATAACATTCTCCTGTGGGTTGATAAACTAAAAAAGGATTATTTAGTAATTCTTTCTTACTAGTTTTAGGTGGGGGTAATGGATATCCCGATGATGTAGTATATCCTGTTTCACCACTAAATACGTCCCAAAACTTATTTTCCGATCTTGTCCCCATATAATAAAATAATCCTTCATTATTAGGGTATAATGCATTTATTGTTGTACCGGTATCTCCTGTACACGATTTACTATTTCTTCTCATCCAAAATTCGGCAGTCCATCCACTTTCATATCTTGTTGGTAATATTTGATAATTCCATGGTGTAGGTTTTTTTTGTAGATAACATTGATATGCTTTTCTAGGATCTGGACATCCTTTACACCCACCACCATTCTTACACCAAGGACCACACCCACCAACGTATTCTTCTTCATAAACTGTTCCACATAATTGACAGTTATTATTCCCACAATTACAATTATTTGAGCCGGGAATAAAAAGTGGATTACTATTATTACAATCACAAGAAGTAGTTCCAGTACATCCACTTCCACAAGGTGGTGGACAATTAAACCACTCCATCGGCCAAACGAACATATTATTTGAAATATCTTTAAAAAATGTTCTATCTGATAATTTAAAAAATCCTTGATAAAAACCACCACATAATTCTACATATCTACCTACGGTATTTCCAGAAGTAATAAATTGATAGGGATAAGTATAAGTACACCCACTAACTCTAGTAAAACAAAATTTTGTATCTGCGGATGTTATTGTAAATGACGAACCAGTATAAACATCAATAAATGTTGATCCTGTAGTAGATCCTGTACAATCATAAGAAATAAAACCATTATCAATACCTGTTAATCCAATATCATTTAATGTCAGTGCGGAGGTGGGTAATGATAATCTTTCAAAACACGTATCACCAGTCCAACCCACTAAACTACATAGTGAATCACCACTAATACATTTATTATTATCAATGTCTATATCGATAATGACACATTCATCTAATATCTCTTGATGATTTAGACTACACCCACAATCATTACAAATAAATAAATCCCAATAATCGGAATTACTTAATTGTAAGTTCATACAATTATTGAAATTATTTTGGTTAATATTACTCATTAATATAGTTTATTAATAAATATTAAGAAATAACAATTAAATTTTAATTTATGCCACAAATGAAATAATATAAATACCTGGTTCAGCAAATGTCATATCTATTTGATGTAATTGATGCGGACCGGTTACTGCATTTGCCGGTATCATACCTGTAGAATTAACCATACCTACTGCTTCTGGTAAAATAACTTTTCCTCTATTAACATGATAAACTGTAAAAACAGGATAAAATCTATTTAAATTATGTGTAACAGTTACTGTTTCATTTTTTGTTGTTGTGGTAACCGTTGTTCTACTATTATGAGTTGCGTCCGGATCATGTTGTAATGAATTTAAACTAACACTTAAATCACTTAATCCATTATTACGAGTGAATCTTAAGACATTCATATTTGATAAATCACTCGTTAAAGTTACATTTGTTATATATGAATCACTACCCGAACCACTACTAGTTGGTGTTTGCCAAGTTGCATTACCACTACCATCACTAGTTAATACTTTACCACTACCTGGATTACCACCATTAATCTGTACAGTACCACCAATATATAAATCATCAGTAACACTTACTTTACCATTGTCTCCGTCAATACTTAACTTAATGTTATCATTAATTGAAAGATTAATATCTTTATGTGTCCATCCTGACGGTGCATTTGCACCTGTTTGATATGATAAATCTATCTTATAACCCGTACTATCAACAGAATGGTAACCCCCACCTGAATGAGTATCCGCATTAAACAAATATAATTGTGGATCGGTATCACCAAAACCTGTTGAAATACTACTTGATCCTCTTACAGTTAAATTTTCGTTTCCTAATGGTGCAACACCACCAATAGCCACACTTTGTCCTTGAAGTGTTAAACCTAAACCTGAAGTAGTAATTAAATTTATAGAACCATTAGTAGATTCTTGATTCCAAATATTTAATGCATCTGTTTTTGTTGTGTAACCTACAACACCTTTAACTGCAGCGCTATCGGTAAACTCTATAAAATTACCACCCGCATTTTCTGTTGTTTCTAATCTTAAAATTGCGTTATCACTTTTAACATGTAATCTTTTTTGAGGTGAATCTAACCCAATACCTACATTACCAATATGTCTATAAATGTTATTACCTGTAGGTTTGTCAAACCATAAAGAACTACTATTACTATCACCTTCAGAACCGACTAAATCAGTTACATTAACATCTATATTAGTACTATCAGACATAGTTAATCTTAACATAGTAACTTCTTCACTAGGGGTTTTACTATTTACTCCACCACCACTAGGTATGGTTGTTTCGATAAGTGACCCACTTACTAAAAACTTATCACTTCCGGATCCATTACTACCTGCAGGTCCAGCAGGTCCAGTTAAATCAGATGTAGTAAAAGATGTCCCATCACTATAATTAATTGTAAATGTACCATCTCCATTATCTACAGTGCTGGATACCCCTACACCATCAACACCATTAGTACCATTTTTACCATCATTACCAGGTGTTCCATTATTACCACTATCTCCTTTAGGTCCTTGTGGGCCAGTTAAATTAGATGTAGTAAAAGATGTCCCATCACTATAATTAATTGTAAATGTACCATCTCCGTTATCTATGGTGTTAGTTATACCTACACCATCAACTCCGTCAGTACCATTACTACCATTAACACCATCTTTACCAGGATCTCCTTTAGGTCCTGGTGCACCATTACTACCATTTTTACCATCAGCACCGGTATCACCTTTAGGTCCTTGTGGTCCAGTTAAATTAGATGTCGTAAAGGTACTACCATCACTATAATTAATTGTAAATGTACCATCTCCGTTATCTACTGTGCTAGTCACACCAACACCATCGTTACCGTTAATACCATCTTTACCGTTAGCACCTGCCGCTCCAGTATCACCTTTAGGTCCTTGTATACCTTGTGCGCCATTTTTACCATCAGCACCTGCCGCTCCAGTATCACCTTTATCACCTTTAGGTCCTTGTATACCTTGTGCACCATTACTACCATTTTTACCATCAGCACCTGCTGCTCCAGTATCTCCTTTATCACCTTTAGGTCCTTGTATACCATTACTACCATTAGTACCATCTTTACCATCAGTACCTGCAGCACCTGTATCACCTTTAGGTCCTTGCGGGCCTGTTAAATCATTAGAAGTAAAAGATGTTCCATCACTATAGTTAATTGTAAATGTACCATTTCCATTATCTACGGTACTAGTTACTCCTACACCGTCTGCACCTGCACCATTCCCACCTAATGAAGATAAATCTACAGTTACATCTTCAAAATGACTATTACAAGAAGATGACATAGAAAATGTTAGTATATTATCATTTAATGTTAACGAATAATCATTATTGTCACTATATAATTCATTTATATTAACATGTGTAGTACTACCATCATTATAAGTTAATTCTATTTTTTTACAACAACCCGTATCTAAATTATTAAGTGCTTCAAATACACACTGAACTGGATTAGGGTTTATATAGTTAGGATCACCTATTAAATATACATCACTAGGTTCACCAGTTGTTGTATGAGTACACCCACCACACTCTTTTATTAAAGTATTAAGTAAGTTTTTTAAATCTAAAATTTCTTCGTTTATATCAGATAATTGTGGTGATAATGAGTTCAATTGTGTAGTTAATTCACTAATAGTAGGACTACTATCATCTGCAACATCTTTAGAGGTTGTTGCATCAGATACTTCTGTAACACCTCCCTGATTTAATGGTGTAGTATTAGTAGAACCTTTATTTTGTGATGCTCCTAATACTTCTCCAGCTGATGTTGTTGTTTGTCCATCTGATGTTGTTGTTTGTCCATTACTTTCTTCTACAGATTCTGCCATTTCTGAAGAATTATTACTTAAACTTTCTATTTGACTTTCTATTGAATCTATTTGTTGTTGTAATTGGGATGCTTGTGCTTCTTTTTCTTTTATTTGATTTTCATAAGCGTTTTGTTGTTCAGAACATTGTGCATCTGTTAATGTACTTGTTTTAACAATATCGTTTATAGGACAAGGTGGACATTCATAATTAATACTTCTACATTTTACTTCTATTTCAGGATTGGTGTCAACAACATCAATTGAAGTAAGACCTGGAGAGGCATTTTCAATTTTGACACATTCTAAAACATTACTACATTCAGATAAAAGAAATCCTGATGGACAAGCATATCTTAAATGTGAAGGATTATTACTGATATCAAAATAACTAGGGGGTGACGAATTTTGTTTTGGTTTAGTTGAAAATATTATTGTGGGCACTAATTCCGCTTCAGTAGTATAAGTTTTTAGTGTCGCCATATCCATATCATAAATTTCAGCACCAAAAGATGCGACTTGTGCATTATCATAACCTTCCATAGAGATAATGTGTTTTCCCGCATCCAAAGTAACTGGAAATAACCACCAATGCTTAAAGTTTCTGGTTTCATTAACTGCAGTAAATTCAATAATAAGTTGACCATCAACACTTAATTTACATAGATTATCTGCCGCCATACCAATAACATATGTTTTACTTTCGGCAATTTCAATACAATGGTTAAATCCTAACCATATACGATCATCCACATTTTCATTAGGGTAGTTACCCCATATACCTACATTATTTGTTCCAGTATCATTTGAACTATGTAATCTTTCTTTCCATAAATTATTTGATGAAGATGTAAATGGTTGAGGGACTGTTCCACCACTATAAACAAATGGGTATGAGTTTGATGGGTCAATATCCATAAACAATCCTCCATTTGCACCATAACCAGCGTTACTATTTCCTTTAGTAATTGGTTCGAATACAAATCCTGGTTTGGGTACGGGATTATTAGGATCAGATAAATCCATATTATCTATAACTGGAACAGTTGTAATTTTTTCACATATTTGATTTGCACCACTCCCTACTAATGTATATCCTGCAGGACAAGTGGGGGTAGTATTAGTAACTACTTTAAAACATTTACTACCATTGGGTTTACCGTAGTCACCTAATTCATCATGTGTGTAACCATCAGGACACCAATCATTATAACCTATACCAGTTGATTCTGTAAAATATCCTGTGGTTGTAGATGAATAAACTACATCATAACCCGATGGACATTCATTAATAAATCTAGTTAAAGTAAAATCTGAGACACTTTTTGATATTGTAAGAGGATCTACTTCTACAACAGTCTCTATTGAATCCACAATTTCTTGTACACTAACAGTCGTTTGTTTACAAACAGTATCTGGATCGTCTACAATGTTAATAGAGTCCACATATTTACCGATACAATCACCACAATCTGCAGTTAAAGTAGTTAAATTAATATCTACTGTGTTACCCGATTCTTTAGTTAAGGTTAAAATATTATTTGTTACTTGTCCTGATACTATATCATCACCATCATTAGGGGTTGTTAAAGTTTTCCACTCTGCGTTACCACTACTATCTATACATGTTAATAACCTATCAACTCCGGGTGTACCACCAACTATTTGTATTTTACCATTTATTTTCATTATGCAATAATTATAATTTTATGTTCCCCACCTGTTTCAACGTCAATTGCTACGCTATTTGGTAGATAATTAGAAACTTTATTTGGGATTATTAATTGTCCTGTTCCAACTTCTATAACTTGAACTATAACATTTTCATCATTTAAATTATGATTTATAATATTTTGTCCTGATGACAATGTTTGTGTAGTAACAAATTTATTACTTCCACCACTACTAATATTATTTATGTTTGTATCTAATTGTTTAATACCCTCAATCATAAAAGGAATTAAATCTTGATAATTCATAGCATCTACTTCATTAAGTTGACTGTTACCTACCGTAAAGCTTGATTTACATCTTTTAACTAATGTTTTTGCAATGTTATTAATTACTAATTCATCAGGAGTTAAATCAGTTAGTTTACCGGCAGATATTAAATTATCTCTAAAATCATCCACTTTAAATCCATAATGTTTTTTACCTACAGAACTAATTCTAGTCTCTGGTTTAAATTCAAATTGATAGGCACTTACTTGTTGTATAAAATTTAGTGGGTCAACTACGTCACCTAACTCTAAGATATTTTGTTTCACTCTACTATCGGATGGTATATCTATTAATTTACCATCAACATTAGTACCTAAATTTGCACCTCCTACATCAGGAATATCTTCAACAATTAATGATTTACTATTACCTGATTTAATTATTATATTACCTTCTTCCGCTTCTAAATCACCTTCTAATAGTTTAGTTTTGGTAGGTGATACTTCTAAAGTCTCCGTACCGGAAGCTTTTACTACAACTATACCATCTGTTTCATCTTCACCAATAATTAACTTTTTATCAGTTTCATTATACTTTACAAAACTATCTTGGCCGAAATACATCGCGGGTTCACCCACAGTAGTTATATCTAAAGTAACTGTTGGTATACCGCCACCTTGATCACCAAAGTAAACATCACCTTGATTTTGACTATTAATATATAATGGTGAACAAGACTCTAAGTTAGTAACATAAAATTCATCTAAACAACTATCCGAACTTAAACCGGTATTACCAGATATTATATTATATTTGTAATTACCTGTACTACCTGATCGTGATACATGTAAAGTATATAGAGGATCACCCACACCAAATTCCGAAAGTTGTACTACTTTCTCATTAACAACATTTTCAGTTGTTAATTCTAAAACATTAATACCGTCTGTTTGAAATCCAAATTCTTTATTAAGATTGTCATATCTCATAATACCATCTAGTGAGTTTTCATCACCAAATTTAAGAGTAACATTCCTATCTTCAGTACCAACTATGGCGACTTCAGTTTCGTTATCCGATTCGAATAACGCCACATTGTCATTACCTAAAGTGGGTAAAGAAGGTAATGAACTAATATTAACATGTAATCTAGATGAAGGTGAAATATTACCAACTCCTAAATCACCATTTTGAGTTAATGCCATTAATCCACCAGTACTAAAAGTGTTTCCAGTTGCCCAAACGAATTTGTCGTTTACACTATAAGAACCCATTAACCATCTATTACCACTAGTCTCATCAAAATCTATATACGCATTGTTTCCATCATCAGATTTTAATTTTAATACTGCATTACTATTGGAAGATTCAATATGTAATTGTTGTATATTACTACCACTTATATGAAGAGTACTATCTGGACTCATCGTACCTAGTCCTAATCTTCCTCTACCCGTTAATATCATTTTATCACTTAATGTATTGGAAGCGATAGTACCAAAGAATAAATTAGACCTAGTACCACTACTTTCTGTTCTTAACTGAGCATCTATTTTGTCAGATTGATTAGACCCTGCACTTTTAAAGTTTATTCTATTTTCATATTCCCCACTTCCACCTACAGTAGTCGAACTAATTGCGAGTATTGCATCTTCATTACTAATTAATACGTTACCATTATTTATATGTAATTTTGATATTGGTGTTTGTGTACCAATACCCATTTTACCAAAAGAAGTTTGTATTGTAACACCACTATTACTACCAAAATATACATCACCTTCATCACCGGGATTAATATAAAGTGGTGAACAAGAACGTAAGTTGGCTACATATAGATTTGTTAAACAATCTGTAGATGTATTACCACTACTAACTAAGGGATCAGACCAACTAAAGCTAGATCCTACTCCTGTTGTTCCAGTAACTACGTTACCGTTACTATCGAACCCTAAATTACCGATAGGTGTACCATTTCCTATAGAATTAATATTTAAATTAGGTACATAAACTGTATCATTAGTAGTAGCATTAAGTCCTGTACCACCAATTATTACTGATCTATCAACACCAATATCAAAAGTATTATTAGTACCCCCAACAATACCTGAGTTATCATTTTGTGCTAAACCATTATTACCACTACCATTTTTATGATTACTACCACCTAAAATAAAACTATCCGTACAAGCACTCATTCTAGAATCTGAAGTACTCAACATAGCACCTCTAGCGGAAGAGAAAATAATGTTAGATGAACCACCTAACATTACATTATTAAAACTTAATGCGGTTCTTCCAGATATAGTATTACCAAAACCACCTAATTGTGTATCCGCACCTAAAGTAGAAGTACTATTACTAGTAACATTGCCAACACCCCCTAAGAATGAAGCGTATTTGCTATTGGAAATTGTATGTCCTGTTCCTGCTGCAATAATTGCTCCATTAGATTCACCATTTACTGTATAACTACTACTACCTTTTTCATCAATTAATACTTCATTACTTAATCCGGCTTCTTCCCAAAATGATGTTGCACTACCTGTAGTACCCGTAACCACATTACCACTAGAATCAAATCCTAAATTACCGATAGGTGTACCATTTCCTATAGAATTAATATTTAAATTTGGTACGTAAACAGTATCAGAAGTGTCTCCAGTAATATTTTGTCCACCTAAAATAACTGATCTAGTTACGCTTTCCATAAGGTTATTTATACCCCCTACTATCACTGAGCGTGAAGATGCATCCATAATGTGATCACTACCGCCAATAATAACTGATTCAAAAGACTTATTTAATTCAGAATCTTCCGAAGTATAAATACCACCCCTACAGTCGTCTATAGTGTTATTAGTACCACCAATAATTGAAGCGGTTGGACCATCGATTATTTCGTTGTTAGTACCACCACCTATTAATGCGTTATCGGAAGAACCATTAATTGTGTTCCTTTGTCCCCCAACTATCACACTATACTGAATAGTTGACCCATTTCCTATAATACTTGAATTAGTTGTTGAAATAATTGCGGATGCAGATGCACCACTTATTGTATTAGATCCCCCATTTATTATTGTAGAAGCTCTACCATCCGTAATATTATTAGTAGTGAAATAACCACCTACTAATATAGCACCTGTGGATGTTCCACTAATTGTTCCCGCATTTTGATTAATACTTTTTAAACCACCATTTTCAGTTTGCCAAAAAACTGTTCCGGTTCCACCAGAGGAAGGTTGCCAACTTCCTACGCCATTTGCATCACATGTTAATACGTATCCATTAGTCGCACCACTAGTCATAGTAAAGTTTTCAGTAGTGGTTCTTTTCTTAATATTTAAGTTACCAAAATTATCTAAAGTTAAAATATTATCAGTTGTTGCCGTATAAGGTGCAACATTTTGTAACCCATCTACCCTAAGTGTAAAATCATTACCATGAGTATCTTTCCATTCATCACCAACCTTTACATGTAATTTAGCCTCTATACTAGCTGCAGTAGTTGTACCCACACCTACTTTACCGTATTGTGTAGCTCCTTTTGCTAAAGAAGTTGCAGCATTATTATAAAAACTATGTAAGGTGTTAGTTTGTCCATCTTTTATTGCCATCACTGATCCTAATGCAGTAGATAAACTGCTAGTATCACCTAAAACACTAAATACTGCGTCATCGTCTACTAATGGAGTAGAAGGTCCAAAATTACCATTAATAGATACTCTACCTGCGGTAGAACCTGCAACTCCATTATTACCATTTTTAACTAATAATATATTTTGATTAAGACTATTCTGTATTTGTAAAGAAAAATTATCTGGATCAGTTGGTCCAGTACTAGTACTACTATCTCCTTGAATAAACAATTGTGCCGTTGGTGTTTCAGTATTTATGCCTACATAACCTTTAGTATCACCCGTACCCGCAATAAACATATTTGCAGTATTTCCATCCGCATCGTTACCAGCGAAAAATCTAATGTAATCTTCTGTATCTGTACCAGGTGCAGATATTATATTTAAACCGTTTTGATGAATGGAAGAATAAAGATAACCGTCACCTTTTGCACCATATCCCGGAAAACTAGTCTCTGTACTACCTCTAACTCCAAATGTAATACCACCATTTCCTGGTGTGGCAACTGCTATTCTAGCAAGTTGATCTGTTGTAATCGCACTTAATTTAACATTCGCACCGCTATTTAAGTTAAGGTCTGACTCAAATATTGCTCCAGTTTCTTCCATTTTGAAGTCTCCCATAACATGTAGAGTTTTATCTACATCATTATTTGTAATATCCCCAATACCAACCCTTTGGTTATTTGTTAATACCATTACTTCACTTAGTGGTCCACCTGTAGGATAAGTATAAAATTGTAAATTACCTGATACACCCCCACCAAAAGTACTACCTTCTATTCTAGCAAAAGGTGTTGATACACCATTATTATCAAAATCAATAATTGAGTCATTTAAGGCAGTACCACTTAATGTTAATACACTATTATTAGATGGGTTAGATATAAGAACATCTCCTCTTACATCTAAATTTTCTAATGGGTTATCTGTACCAACCCCTAAATTACCATCCACAAATACACCATCTGAAATAGTGGATAGTTTTGTACTACCATTATATTCTAAATCAACTGCATTTGTACCAATTCTTAATTTTCTACTTGCATTGGTAAAGGCGACAATACTATCAGTTCCGTTAAATCCAAAATAAGTGTTAGTATCACCACTATGCCTAATATATTCGCCTAATTCCATAGAATTTTCAACAGTAATACCACTAACTTTTAAAATTTGTGAATCAAAAGAAGTTTTACCACTTACCCCAATACTAAAAGTATTGTTGGTTTTATCATACGTAAAACCAGTAATAGTGTCACCACCATCCATTAAAGTACTTAAATCAATAGAACTAGCAAATCCACCGTTATTATAACCTAATGTTAATAATGAATCAGTGGAAAGTGTTCCACCCGTTACAAATGTATTAGTATCTGTACTTCCGGTTAAGGTTGATGCTTCTCTATATTCCACTTCACCAGTACTATTATTTCTTACTAATATTGCAGTTTCACTATTGTTTAATGTTGGTATTTGAGAAAGAGTTATATCACCATTAACAGTAATACCACTAACTTCTAAAATTTGTGAATCAAAAGAAGTTCCACCACTTAAACCGATAGTAAAAGTATTACTAGTGGGATTATAAGAATATCCGGTTATTGGGGTACTAGCCGCACCACTAGAAGGAAGTTGGTTAGCATTAATATATTTTACTGTTGCCGTATCATTATCATATATAACTAATTTATCATTTGCACCATCTACTGTTATACCTGTTCCGTTAGTTGCTGCTAAAATAAATGAGTCGGCACCTGAGTAGTCTAATGCGATTCGAACTTCAGGATCCGCCACTCCTACATCTATACCAGGAAAACCTACAAATTCTAGTGTATCTCCAGAACTTATAGTGAATGGTGTACCATTATCACCCTCTACTGTGAATGACATTGTACCACCGCCACTAGTTGATCCGGTAACAATATTACCATTGGAATCTAAACCTAAATTTATTAAAGGTGCACCACCACCAACAGTACCAATGTTTAAATTAGGTACATAGACAGTGTTATCACTAGTACCAGTAATACCATTACCACCTAAAATTATTGAATTATTTCCAGATAATAGATGATTCCTACCTCCTATTATAGCAGAACTACTACCTCCTGAAATAACTGATTGTGTTGATGTATATATACCTGAATCAACTTCTACTATAGTATTGTCGGATCCACCTATAATTGCACTATCTAAACCACCATTAATAATATTAGAAGAACCACCTACTATAGTTGCTCTTTCTGATGGTTGTGCAGTAGTGTCTTCTATAGTATTGCTCAATCCACCAACAATTGTTGCATGTGAAATATCTGAAACTGCAGAAGGATTACTTTTAATCGAACTGTTTTGAGTAGATAATAGTGCCGAAGTTGTCGAACCACTAATTACATTACTACTACCATTTAATATAGTAGAACCCGGTGATGAAAAAATTTCATTAGTACTAAATCCACCAGCAATTAAAGATCCCGTTGAAGTTCCGTTAATTGAGCCTGTAGTTGGTGTGTAACTTTTTAAACCACCATTTTCAGTTTGCCAAAGTGTACCACCACTTAATGATGATAAATCAACATTAAAAGTTCCACCCGTTGTATTTGTAAATGTTAATTCTGATGTACTACTATCATATGTACCACCAGATACAAAAGTATTAGTTAATCCTGTAACAAACCCACATATGTCAAACGTATCTCCACTGTTTGTCTTAAATGTAACACATCCTGTATTAGGACTGTATGTACCACCTGTAACATTAATATCGTTGTCACTAAATAATGCTGCAGCATTGGTGACATTAAATGTACCACCAGTAGTATTTGTGAATGTTAATTGTCGTGTGGCTGCATTTGCATTTCCACTATCAACAAAAACATTATTATCTACCGCTAATGAACTTAAATCTACAGTAATTTGAGATTGTCCATCATTCCTATCAATTTCTAAATCAGTACCATTTAATGTTGCACCTGTTACAAAAGTATTTGTACCACTAGTTGGTAACCATGTACCTACACCATTGGCATCAGAAGTTAACACATACCCATTAACTGCACCATCTCTAATTCTAACCTTGCCATCAACGTCAAGTTTTTCTGTTGGAATTGTCCCAATACCTAATTTACCATCATTACTTAAAGTCATTTTGGTATCTGCAGTAGTACTAAAAGTAGTGCCATCATTTCTTGTCGCAAACTTAATACTGGGATTAGTAGTTGAGTTAACCCCTATAACTAAATCGTTTATCGAATCAGGTGACATACCAATATTAGAGGTTGATATACCTCCATCTTGTGATAGTAAAATATCCGCAGTATCGGTATCGTCTACGTCATTTATGTCTGCCTCTATTTTAATTTTAGCATTTGTAGTGGATTTTATATGTAACTTTTCTGTTGGTGTATCAGTTCCTATTCCTGTATTACCACTAACTATTAAATCATTAGTTACAGTTAAACCACTTACTACACTAATAGTGGTATCAAAAGAAGTACCACCACTTAAATCTATACTAAATTTATTAGTAGTTTCATCGTATGTATATCCTGTAATGGTTTGACCACCACCACCACTTAAAGTAGAAGAATCTCTATATTCTACTACACCTGTGGTAGAATTTCTTACTAAAATTTCTGTTGCTGAGTTATTATTAACAGGTGTGTTAATAAGATTAAATGTTTGTCCTGAAAGAATACCCTCAACAATGGAGTTACCCTTAGAGACAAACCCGTTTTTTATTATAAATTCGTTTGCCATTATTTAATACTTTCCCTTTCCAGTTATTAAATGTTATTATTTATATATAAATATATAGAACTTAATAAAACTAAAGACCAAATCTACCTCTCATTGCTTCGAAGTTTCTTTTGACTTCATCTGCACTAAGACATTTAGTATAAATTGAGGTTGATGCAATTTTCCCACTAAATCTTTGCCCACCAGAACTAGCTCCTCTAGCAACATCTGGTTCGTTTGGTCCAGATGGCCTACCTGAGACTACTCCCACATTTGTTTCTGTTTTTACTATTTTCCCATTAACATATATTTTAATAGTACTAGAGCCATCCCCATTATCGGAAGCAGTAGTCACTACATAATTAAAAGGGTTAGGATAGTTAGTGGAAGTATATGCCGTATATGTTGATCCTGCCTGTCCTGTACCATCACTAAGAGTCATATTAATATTATCGCTATAAATATATAGCCATGTTCTATTTACATTTCCTCCAGCACCTGGTAAAAATAATGTAGAACCTTCAGAACCACTTCTATCATGATTAATCCAAGCGGTATAAGTTAATTCAGAAGGTATATTTTCCATAGGTGTACCTACACCTTTAAAATAATAATCACTACCATCAAACTCAAAAGATTTTATATACCCATCTATGGCAATAGGAATTTCGGTTACTGTAGATGGGTCAGGTGGTGGTGGACCAGCATCCGTATCAATGGCAAAGTCTAAATGGGTAAAAGAAGTATTCAATTCAGGATTAACTAAATTATATCCTTTACCTTGATTTATATTGTAGGAATTTGGGTTTTGTGCATCCATATAAAACACCAAATTATCAGTCACTATTTTAGGTGAATAAAAATACGCCATTTTAGATACTTCTTATTATTGTTTTTATTTCCCAATTATTTGTAGTTGCAGATACTAATAAATTTGCTGACGTACCCGTCACACTCATATCAAATGTTAAATTGGTTGTACTACCAATATCATTTGTTGTTGTTTCATTAAATTCTACAGAACTACCACTAAATACTGACATTATAGATCCTGCTCTAACACCCGCAGTGTTTTTGGCAGTATATTCAAAAAATGCTCCTGTATATGCACTAATAGGTATACTATATAATGTAGATTGACCACTATTAATAGTTTGTTTAATAGTTGTGTTTAACGAAGGAGATAAATTACTACCCATCAATATAGTATTGTCGTCATAGACTTCTAAAATAGGTAATCCTGATACGTTATTTACACCAAATAATTGTCCAGTTAAACTATCTGTGATTGTGAATAATTCCCCAACCGAACCCTCTACACTAAATAAAGGTGAGGTATTGCCTGATCCAAATATTTTTACTACATCTGTACTATCACCACTAAAAATAGATTCTCCATTAACATTAAAACCACCATTAACAGTTAATCCTGTTACCACACTAATATTTGCAGTTAAGTCAGGTTCTCCACCACTTTGTTTAATTGTGAAATTATTATTACTATAGGTATAGGCGGTAACTGTTGTGCCCGTAGCACCACCTCCAGTTGTACCTGTAACAACATTACCATTAATATCCACACCTAAATTACCGATAGGTGTACCACTACCAATATTTAATATTCTTAAATTACCCCCAATAAATGTATCACCACTTATTGTGGTATGACCATCGGGTTGAATTTCAATACGTTTAAATAATGTTTCTCCTGAAGCATTCCAAATTTCTAACGTAGTACTTTTTTCCCCACTATCCCATACAGGTAGTCTTTTAGATATAATTAAACCACCGGGATCCTCACCACTTCCATGATCGAATCTAAATGCAGCACTATTTGGACCTGTTGAACCACTAAACCCATTACTTGTATTATTAATTACTATATTAGTCTCATCAGGATATTTAGTTTGGTTTGCAATTGAACCTGCTTTAGCAATTTGAAATGTTCCATCTGGTACAGTAGTACCTACCCCAACTCTCGCAGAAGAGGATGAAGTATTAAAAGTCATTAAATTAGTACTACTACTACCTTTTATATGAACTGGATTAGAAGTATTGGCAAAATCAGTCTCAAAGAAAAATCTTCTTGTTCCTAATTCAGTAAATGCTAATGGTATCTGATCATTAGTACTATCATTATGAACTTCTATACCTGTACCGTCATTAGTTGCCCAACTAAAAGGTGTGTTAGTACCAACACCAATTTGTCCTTTTGGATTTATATATAATGAAGGTGATGTAGTAGAACCTGTAGAATCAAAATATATATCTTGTCCTGGTTGGACTCCTATACGTAAATCTTCTCCCGTACACCCACTAATCTTTTTAACAAATAATTGTGTAATACAATTTCCTGATGTGTTTCCAGTAAAAATTAAATCTGATAAATCAATAGGGTTAGCAGTACCACCATTATTCCAATTTAAAAATAATAAACCATCTGTACTCACAGTACCTCCAGTTACGTAAATATTATCTGAAGAGAAACCGGTGACAGTTATTGTACCTCCAGTCCCATTGGTTAATATTAAAGTACCTGCACTATATGTACCACCAGTAATTGCGGAACCTGATCCACCACCACTAAAAAATATTTCATCCCAATCCGTTAAGTCAAAATCGTAAGGGTCTTTATCTTTTAATTTAAAATATCTTGCACCACTTTCCGTACCTACAATCATACCAGGTCTTCTTCTCGGTAAAGGTACGGTAGTACCAGTTAAAACGTCATTAGTATTACCACTATAGTTTCTTAATCCATCGATACCTAACTGGGTATCAATAACTGCATAAGTATCTGTAGTATCACCTGGCGAAATAAATCCCGCTATTTTAACTCCACCTAATGGTCCGTAATCTGCCATATTTAATTAATTTTATTCATATTTTTATTAACTACATAACCATGTGTTAAATGCTGCACTAGTTGGATTAACAGATCTATATATCTTATAGTTTACTGCCACACCAAATGCGTTTGTTATTGGTATATCAGATAATGTGGTATAAGGTATGTTAGTTCCAAAACATCCTGCAACCGAATCTCTAATATCAGTAGGTTGTGCTAATATATCAGGAATACACCAATACATATATTCCGCACCACCAGTAGCTGGTTGTGTTACGTATGCATTAACAACGCCAGTTACTAAATCATTTCCTGCTAATGCCGTCATTTGCCCTGAAGTAATAGAAGTATTAGCGTTTTTACCATAATACCATTGAACTTTCCAAGTTCTAGATAAAGTTCTACTAAATGTACCACCAATAGTGTTTTCACCAAATATAGTATAGAGTAATTTAGAACCAATAGTATTTTGCCCCATTGCGTTAGTTAATATAATACTTTCTGTCCCATCATTAGTTAATGAATTAGCTATCGTAGTTACAGGATCTGCTTCTTTTATTTCAATACTACCTAGAATTCCATCTGCAACGTTACCACTATTACTAGTACCCCATGTAAAAGTTTGTGCACCAATCGATATTGTTTGCCCTAATTCATATTCTGATAAAAGTCCTCCTTGATTAAAACTGGTAAATGCTGGTGGTTGGTATGGATATAATAGTAAGTCCCACATTTCTTGCATTGTTTTACCAGGTGCAGGAAATGAACTACCTACCGTAATACCACCAACTGTAGAAGTAGTTGAAGCACTATTTACATAATTAGGTATAGTACCACCCGATAACCCACTTAAATCAATATCTATTTCTACATCATCATTTCTTGTTAATGTTAACTCGTCCCCAGTTAAAGTACCACCGGTTACAAATATATTAGTTAAACCTGATGTCCCACCAGATGCTGGTGCCCATATTGCAGTACCGTCACTTTCTGCTTGTGTTAACACATAACCTATAGTACCTAAAGACGCACCTTCCGTAACTCTTATTTGTTTAGTAGTTAATTTATTATCTATAGTTGCATCTTCTTTACTCCTTAAGTAATCTAAAGGTCCGGTATAATCTAAAGACGCTGCGGAATATGCTAAATAAGTTGCCGTTACTAAACCAGTCATTGAGGTGTATACGGTGGCAGAAAAAGGTGGAGGTGGAAAAGTACTCCCACTTATATCACCAAATAAATCATAAAATGCATACTGAATACTATAACCACTATATTCTAAAGCTATAGGGTGTGTCCCATTCATTCCTGAAATAGTAATATCCCAATAAGGACCAATAGTTGTTTCACCCGTATACCCAATAGTTATAGGTAATGTCAATCCGCTAGTACTAGCAGAATAAAGTGGATTTGTCCAAGTTAAAGAACTATAGGGTATACCTTCTTGTGAAGTACCAGTAAACATAGACGGAATAAAACTTGGTGATGCAGGATTAGAAACGTCAAATAAGGTAGTAATGTTATTACCACTTAAAACTGCCGTTTGTACATCCCCATCTGTTGGGTTTAATAATGTAACCGTACTCAAATCGATACCAGTTGGGTATTCACTAAATGGTATACCTGCCTGTATTTTACCATCAAAACAGGCAGTATTACCTGTTATGATATTTGCTTGTCTCGCTAAGTCTACTTGAGTTATAAATTTCTTTTCACAATCCGACATATTTTTATCTTTATTAATAAATATTTAGTTTTCTGTTATATTTATATAAAAAACTTTAAACATGAATAAAACATATAAAAAGTCCGATATTCATAAATATATTAATGAAAAGAAAAATGTCATTGACGAAGAAGAAGTTAATGAGTTAGTTGACATCGATGGTTCATTAATTAACAAAGATGATAATTATAGGGCAACTCCTTCGGTTATTAAATCTAAAAAGACTAGTGATGATTTTGCTAGGGCAGCAACACAGGGTCCTGAAGCTTACTTTATATATGGTGGTCCTTATTATGGTATAAATTATAGTTATGTTGTTAATGAAGAAGAGAAAATAGAAGAAAATATTTCACCAGAAGCAATACAAGATTTGGAAGCATTTCATGATATTGAATTTAATTATGATTTTTTAGAAGAAAATAAAATGAAAGGATTAGTCGATGAGATGTTTTTATCGAAAAAGACAGATAGTGGAATGGTAAAAAAAACTAACGAACAAGATTTAGTTGGGGATGAAATAGAAATTGCAGATATAAGTGAATTAAAAAAAACTTTTGAAAAACCTATGGTTATTCACAAGTTAAATCATTTATTAAGTCTAGTTGAAAAAGAAGAATTAAATGGTGAAGAATTGGCAATTTTATTAAATCATTTAATTAAAAATGTAAAAATAGATTTAATTAGTGAAAAACATAAAGAAATTTTAGGGGATAAAATTAAATATGGCGAACAGGAAGGAGAATAAAGGTGGTAATAGTGAATTACGTGGCAAATATTGGTCATGTCCTGAATATGTAACCAATGCAATTAATTCTGCAGTAAAAAGATATGAAGCATTAAATAAAAATGGTAAAACAAGTGAGGGATATAAAAGAGCTAAAGGAATATTAAATAACAATCTAATAGAATACTCACAAATGAAAAGAATTAAAAATTGGTTTGATACATTTGAAGGTAGTACGGATGATATGGAATATAGATTAAATGGTGGAAAAACAATGCATAATTGGGTAGACTCTACATTAAATAGAGAAACTGCCGCAATTAAAGCACCTAAAAAGATAAAAATGGAAACAGGATTATCTAACCAATTCATTAAATCTCATAACAAAGATGTTAATAAAGTTAATAGAGAAACTTTAAAAATAAATTTACCTAAAATACATAAAGACATTAGTGGACAAATATCTAGAGGTAAACCAGTTTACGAAGAAGTAAAAAAAATAAAGAAATTAATAACGTATAATTATAAAAAATAAAAAAATGGCGAGTAAATTAGAAGAATTAGGTAAACAATTCAGAACAGACAATATAATCAAAAATACTTATCAGAATGGTGAAGGAAACCAATATGGCGCTAAACACCCTAATGCTAAATCAGATGGGGATAATAAAGGTAAAGGTACAGGCAATTTTTTAGATACATATAATGGTGGTTCATTAAGTGATGAAATAGGTTCATCTAACGAACCAGGTTCTGGTAGAATTGCAAATATTGCAAAAAATAAGTATAGTGCAGAAAAACCATATGAGACACCATCAACAGATGGTAATAAAAATCAATTTAAAGCTACTTAAATCATAATGAAACTTTACAATTTAGCAGAAAGTCTTATATTAGAAGTTGCCGCTAAGGGTGACATAATGAATGCTATGCGTAAACGTAGAATTATTGAGTTAAACTATGATGATGAAGAAGATCCAGGTGGAAAAGGAAAAAGATGGGTACAAATATATTGTTATGGAGTATCTAAAGCGGGAAACGAAGTAATAAGGGTGTATCAAGTAGGTGGTGACACAAAAACTATACAACCAGGTTGGAAATTATTTAGGACTGATAGAATGCAAAATATGAGAACATTAGGTGGTACGTTTAATGAAGCTAAACCACTATTTAACCCAACAGGAGATAAAGATATGACAAACATATATTATATAACAAAATTTGAATAATTATGAGTAACGCAAGTAAATTAGCAGAAATATTAAGTAGATCTAAAGCGGTAATGCAAAAAACTGATGAAAATCATGGTTCTACTATTAAAAATACACAAGGTGGTAATTCTTTTTCATCTGAAGAAAAAGAAATACCGAACTTAACAGAAGATTACATTAGTAGACATTCTAAGGGTAGTACTAGGTCAGTAGCACCACAAAATGGACAATATAGGAATTTAAAAACATCTAAGATGCCTAAAGAAGTATTAGATGCAATGGTTAATAACCCAATAGAGATTCCTGAGTCTCCTAATCATACTTTTGAATTATCAGATGTACAAGACTTAGTAAATGAAAGTGTTCCCACACAACAACCACTACCAACACCCACATCTAATTATGAAACTAATGATATTAGACAAATAGTTAGAGAAGAGATAGGGGATGTAGTTAAAGAGGTTGTAGAAGAGTATTTAGATAAATCTTTAGTAACTGAAGATATTAAAATCAAAATAGGTGATACAATATTCGGTGGTAAATTAAAACCACTACCAACAAAAAAGAAAAAAAGAGTATAAAAAGAAACCCTCCGAAGAGGGTTTTTTTATTTTAAACTATTTTCTAAATCTTCTTTTCCTTCGACAATTTGTGATTTTGCCAACCAAAAAGTTAAATCTCCAATTTTATCAATTTTCATTTTAAGTAGTTTCTTATAAACTGCAACATCTAATTCATTCTTTACATATGGTATACCTAATGTTTTGGAACAAACTGGTCCTACACCAGTCGCCTGTGATCTCCAATCCGTTAAATCTCTACCACACACTCTACAAGATGAAACATCTGAAACAGTTAGTTTACCAACTACTTGATACGCTCTTTCAGTCTCTTTCAAAACCTTACTAATAGTCATTAAAAAAGGTCTAAACTCTAATTCATTCTCTTCCGCAACTCTCTTAGCAATGAATTTAGTAATTTTGATATCCACATTAACCTCTTTAGGTTGTTGTGTTTGAGTTGAGTTATTAAGTTTAGTAAAAAATTTACCTGCCGCCAAAAGTTGTCTTTCGGTTAATTTACCATATTTTTTTAACCCATTCTGTAATGAATTAATAAATCCGTTATTACCGTTGTAATTTTGTACTCTGATTGTGATTTCTGAATTTCCCATAGTTATTTGATTTGATATTGTAAAGATACAAAAAATTTTTAAACTGCCAAACTTTTTAGAAGTTTTTTTAATGTACGGTTACATCATGTTCGTGTTTAGGGTATGTATCTACATCCTTACAGATATTTAAAATCTTTTCATACAAATCCATTTTTTGACTTTTAATGGTTTCCATATCTTCGTGTGAACGAATTTTATCTGAGTAGTCAAAACCGTCATACAAACCGTATAACATATTACCTACACCACCAAAAGGACTAACACCATCTATGCCGAATAGTTCTGTTGTTGCCTCACTAATACTTCTTAGGGTTTTTTTACCCATACATTCGTGTCTATTAAAATATTTCATAGTTGTTTAATTTTTATAATACTAAATTACAAAAAATTTTTTAATCTACCAAATTTTTTATAAGATTTTTATATTTTCTATTGTCAATTTTTTAAAATTAGGGTGTAATGGATGAGATTTATCGATTGATATGTGTTTAGAGAAATATGGATGAGACTTAGCCCAACTCCAATCTACGTAATAAAAAATTTCTTTAGTAGTAGGATTAATTAATTTTTTAACATAATCCTTTTTAATCGTTCTTGGTACGTCAACTCTTTTTTTATTCATTACACTTTTTCTGTAATTAATACATTGTTTACTATTATATATCAAAGAATCCTTTTTTTGACAACATTCCGCAGTCAAACCCTCAAAAACTATTTCACATTTAACAGTATCTATCTCTCTTTGTACCCTCAACTCAAACTCAGTAGTCATATTAATTCTATTAGGGTTTTTACTATTAGATTTGACTTTACTAATTTGATCATTCAAATAAATTTTAGGTGAATATTTTTTAGAGGATACAACTCTACCAAAATGAACATCCCCATTTTTAAAAGTTGTTTTATAAATTTTTGAGTAATCTGATAAATTTAACATATTATTAACATTTAGTGGTTTGATGTGACAAATATACAAAAAAAATTTAAACCACCAAATTTTTATTAAAAAAAAATATATTTATTATTATGGAAAAACATTTTCTAAGTGAAATTATTAGAATAAAATCTTTATTTAATGAAGAAAGATTATACGGTAATATAGTTACAGAACAAGAATTACCAGGACCCAATTATTATGAAATACAAAAATTTATAGAAAAACATACGGGCATAGATACTGGTGCGCCTGGATTTGGTGATATGACTGCAAAAGCACTAGGTGTTTATTTAATGGGTGATAATAATACTATTAATAGTGTAGAAGACCTATCAAAAGTACTATCTGACTTTGGATTTGAAACTAACGGTGATCAATTTGGTATAGATTACGCAAAAGCAGTCTCAAACATTATAAAGTTTGTTGAGGGTAAGACAGAAGACATCGTAGAAATTTTATCTACACGAGAAAATAAAGATTTAATAATAAACCTTATAAATACGGCAGTTAACAATCAATTACCTTTTGACGATAAAACTAAATTAGGTGAATTTTTACCTGTTAAATCACCGGTTAATGTTGGATTTGTAAAAACACAATGGAATAAATTAAGAAATGTTGATGTTAAATATGAAATAAATGAGATTATATTTAAAGATTATAATTTAAATGATGGTACAATCAATATTTCTATTAACGGAGATTTAAATATAGGTGGTGCTATTTACTTCGAAGTTTATGGTTCCGGTACGGTTTCCATAGAGATCGTAGATGATAGATATGTGAATATTAAAATAGAATCTGTTAACTTAAGTACTAAATATCAGTATATTGATAGTTTTATCGATGTAGGTTTTCAATTAAAAGATAATTTTGTTAGATTACTATTCGCACAAAATCGTTTTCCAGATATTGGTATTTTTGGTATTGGTGAGGGATATACTGAATGGGGACCATATTATTATACTACACCTATTGAAGAAGAAATAAAAGCGATACCGATTGAGCCTATAGATTTAGAACCCTATAAAAAAGATTTTAAAACAAACGTTGTAAAAAATTTATAAATAACATTTATTAATAAAGTTTTTTTACTTATATTTTAAAAAAACTTTATTATGAGTAAATTAAAAATTTTAGTAGTACCTAGTGATAGAACAGGTGTATCTTATTACCGTTCTACAATACCCCACATTAAATTACAAGAATATTATCCTAACGACTTTTATGTAGATATAGATTATGAGCCAGATTTGGAGAGTGATGATTTCTTAAAACAATATGATTTAATTCATTACCATAGAACATTAGGTCCATATGAAAAAATAGAGTCTGTTCTTAAGAGATGTGATGAGTTAGGTATAACCACTATTATGGATATTGATGATCATTGGGCACCGGGTCCTGATCACCCAGCTTGGGCAATTATTAAACAACAAAAATTAAATAAAAAGATTGCAGATAATTTAAAAATTGCTCGTAACATAACTACAACTACACCTATTTTTGCGAAAGAAATAACAAAATTTAATCAAAATGTATTTGTTTTACCTAACGCAATTAATCCAGAAGAAAAACAATATAAAAGTAATACAGAAAAAAGTGATAGAGTTCGTATAGGTTGGTTAGGTGGATCTTCTCACTTAAAAGATTTAGAAATTTTATCTGGTGTAGTAAGTAGTATCAAATCTGCAGGTTTAATAGATAAAGTACAATTTGTATTATGTGGATATGATTTAAGAGGAACTATGACTGTAATTGATAGAGAAACTGGTAAACAAAAACAAAGACCTATTAAACCAAAAGAAAGTGTATGGTATAAATACGAAAAAATATTTACTGATAATTATAAAATTGTTAGTCCAGAATATAAAGATTTTTTACTTAAATTTGAAAAGAAAGAATATGAAAACGTAAAAAATGAACCCTATAGAAGAATATGGACTAAACCAATTACTAGTTACGCATCTAATTATAATCTATTTGATGTTTCTTTAGCACCACTTAAAGAAAGTGACTTTAATAGAGTTAAATCTCAGTTAAAAGTAATAGAAGCTGGATTTCATAAGAAAGCTTTAATAGGACAAGATTTTGGACCTTATCAAATAGACATTGAAAATGCATATGAAAGAGGAGGTAATTATAATACTGAGAAATGTAATGGTATATTAATACCTGAAAATAAAAATCATAAGTTTTGGTTTAAACATATTAAATATTTAATTGAAAATCCTAAAGAAATCGAAAAATTAGGTGAGAATCTATATAAAAAAGTAAATGGTAAATATGATATGAAATCTGTTTGTGAAAAACGATTATTACTTTACAAATCATTAATAAATAAAAAAGAACCTGCAAAAAATTTGATGTTTTAAAATAAATTAATTATTTTTAAAGAAAATTTAAAATTATGTCAAAAACAGTAGAATTAAAAGATAAAATATTAAAAAATAAACAAACTTTCTTAGAAAAGAATAAGTTGTATGGTATATTAAATAAAGAATTATTAGATTATTTAGGTGAAGATTTATTAACTGCACCTGCATCGACTATGACATCTTTACATAATGCTTTTCCTGGTGGGTTAATTGATCACGTTCTTAAAACCACCAAATATGCTATAGGTATAAATAAATTATTACCTGATAGTTTATCCGTAGATGCACAATCCATAGTTAAGGTGTGTTTTTTACACCAAATAGGTAAAACTTTTCTTTATAAATGGTGCGAATCTGAATGGCATAGAACTAATCAAGGAAAAATGTATGAGTTTAATGAAGACATTACTTCAATGAAAATAGGTGAAAGATCAGTTTATTACGCTATGAAATATGGTGTTACATTAAGTGAGGAAGAATATCAGGCAATAGTAAATTATGATAAACCTGATGATGACAAACAATCAAAATGGTATGGTAGTACTTTGTCTACAATACTTAAACAAGCTAATGAATTAGCGATAATAGAAGAAAAAAACAATAAGTAATGGGTGAAGAATATAATGAAAATAGTATTGAGGATTTAAATAAAATTTTAGATGAAATAACAACTATGGTTAACGAATATGGTAATGGAACTAACATCGATGATGGTGTCAATAACATTACTAACGTAGTTGAACATTATAAAAACTTACATGAAAATGGACAATTAAAAACTATTACTAAGTTTGTTAATAAAAGTAATAATCCTGATCCTACATATGCACATGTAGGTGATAGTGGTTTCGATATTAGGGCTTCATTAAAAGAATCAATAACACTAAAACCATTAGAGAGAAAATTAATACCTACTGGATTAAGTTTTGAATTATCTCCTAATACTGAACTTCAAGTTAGACCTAGAAGTGGTATGACATTAAAACATGGTATTACAGTATTAAATACACCAGGAACAGTAGATGAAGGATATAGAGGGGATGTTGGTATTATAGTAATAAATTTAAGTAATGACAAATATACCATTGAAGATGGTGATAGAATTGCACAAGGCGTTATTATGAACGTAGTAAATCAAAATGTGTCTCAATTAGTAAATAGTGAAGATAAAAATCTATCATCTACTAGTAGAGGTAATAGTGGGTTTGGATCAACAGGTAAAAATTAAAAAGTATGGGGAAAGAAGAAGAGATTAAAAAAATCGAAAAATACCTTCAAAAATTAGAGGTAGAATTAGTGATGAGCGAGTATAGTAATGGATGGCTTATAAAATGGGTGGAGGATAAAATGCTTGAATTAGAAGATCGGTTAAAACAATTAAAAAATGATTAGTGTTATATACTGTACTAGAGAAACTAAGCCCTCACATAAAGAACACATTATTAAATCATCTGGACTTCATAAACATATCGAAGTAATTGAAATAATTAATAATGGTGAGTCTTTAACTAAATGTTATAATAGAGGTATTAAAGAAGCAAAATATGATACTATTGTTATATGTCATGATGATATAATGATAGAAACTAAACAATGGGGTAAGAAATTATTAAAAATATATGATAGAAATCCTCAATATAGTATAATTGGTGTTGCAGGTACTAAAGAATTAAGTAAAAGTGGAAGATGGTGGGACAATCAACAAAAAATGTATGGTAAAGTTAAACACACCCATAATAATAAAAGTTGGTTAAGTGTATACAGTGATGATTTAGGTGACAACGTAGAAGAGGTAGTTTTAGTAGATGGATTATGGTTTTCATTTAAAAAAGACAAAATAAAAACTACGTTTAATGAAGATGTGAAAGGTTTTCATTTTTATGATGTAACTTTCTGTGTAGAAAATAAAATTAAAGGATGTAAGGTTGGTGTAATTACCAAAGTTAGAATTAATCATATGTCTATAGGGCAGACTAATGTAGAGTGGGAAGAAAACAGAAAACTTTTTGTTAAGAATAATGAACAAAATTTACCCATGCATGTAGATGAGAATTTTGAGAATAGAAAATTAAAAGTTTTATTGGGGTGTATGAATTATAATGGATTAACCGGATCTGAAATCTCAACCTTTGAATTATCAAAATCACTAAAAGAAAAAGGGTGTGAGGTACATGTCTATTCAAATATAGGGGGGATTTTAGAAAAAAAGGCAAAAAAAATAGGGATTAAATTACATAATTTAGATACTCCTCCTGGTTATAAAAAAGGTGATGGAAAATGGGTACTAAATATGAATGGTAAAATAATAGTTTCTGAAAAAAATAAACTTTATAAAATAAAAGATGAGAAATTTGATATTATTCAGATAAATCATCAACCAATAGGTAAGACTTTGTTAAATCTTTTTCCACAAAACAAATTTGTTAACATTGTACGTTCTAGAACTTTACCCGTAGAATATCCTTTATTTGATGAAAAAATTAAAAAATATATTGCAATAAGTGATCCAGTTAAGGAACATATGTGTAAAAATTTTAAAGAAATTAAAGAATCAGATATTGAAATGATATATAATATAACTGAAGATAAAAAAAATAATAATAAGAACGTTAAAGAAAGTATTAACATTGAAAATTTCGTTTTATTACCGGGTACAATGAATTATCTTAGAAAAGAGATGGTGTATGATATTACGGAAAAAACCAAATCAAAGGGGCAAAATTTAGTTTTAGTTGGTAACGATAATGATTTTGGTTATGCTAAAAAAATAAGTGAAGAAAACGAACACGTAACATATTTTGAAGAAATGTCAGATTTAAGTGAGTTATATGAGAAATGTGAAAAAGTATGTGGTTCATATTTAGGACGAACTTTAATAGAAGGATTTAAACACAATAAAAAAGGGATTGGATATTTAGTGGATCCCGCAGGTGATATAGAGGAAATAAAAGATGATATATTTCCAAAAGATATGAATTTATTTAATACAGATTATATTACAGAACAATATATAGATTTATATAAAAGAGTAATAAATCAAGTTGATGAAAAGATTAATACCCCTACTACTATTACACAAATGAGAGTAGCGCCAGGTTTAAGTTTTTTTAAAAATAAGTTATTAAAAAAATACGGTTTAAATGAATACACAGATATTAACAAACCTTGTATATTCAATGGAATATATACTATGCAAGATTATATGGCACTAATAAACCATAAAGGACATAAGACGGTTGTTTGGTGTGGTTCGGATGCACAATTTTTAAATAAAGATTTAATTAATCAAGCAGGTAAAATAAGACATATTGCGAAATCTAAATTCATCTCGGAAACCTTAACTAAAAAAAATATACCACATATATTATTACCTATAACACCTACAACACCAATTAAAAATTATAAAGAGAAAAAAGGTGAAAACATATACTTTTATAGTGGTGAAGATAGAATTAAATACGGTGGAGATTTAGTAGATATTATTAAAGAAAAAACTGATTACAATATCATAGAAGCTAATGCGAAATCGTTTAGTGAAGAAGAGTTAGAAAAAGTTTATGAAAGTTGTTTTATTGGTTTAAGGTTAACTAAACATGATGGTTTACCTAATACAGTTTTAGAAATGGGGTTAACAGGAAGACATTGTGTACATAATGGTAATACACCTAATTCTTTGAATTATAAAACAGTAGAAGATATTATTAATCATATAAATAATGAATATGATAAAAGAAATGAAAATAGTGAAAATGTCGCAGATGATATTATTGAATTTTTAGATGTTAATAACGATTGGTTAGATGTATACGATGAATATTAAAAATAAAAAAGTTTTAGTTCTTTCCCCACATACTGATGATTTAGAGTTTGGTTGTGGTGGAACAGTAAATAAGTTAATAGAAGACGGCAATATTGTTTATTGTGCAGCGTTTTCTGCATGTAAACAATCAGTTAAAAAAGAATTTCCTGAAGATATTTTAATTACTGAAATTAAAAAAGCTAGTAAGGTTTTAGGTATCCCAAAAGATAATTTAATCCTTTTAGATTATAACGTAAGAACATTTAATTACCAACGACAAGAAATATTAGATGATATTTTAACACTCAAAAAGAGTATACAACCCGATATAGTTTTTATACCTTCATTAACCGATGTACATCAAGATCATTATACTATTGCACAAGAAGGGTTTAGAGCGTTTAAATTTAGTAGTTTACTGTCGTATGAATTACCTTGGAATAATTTAACATTTAATACTACTTCTTTTATGAAATTAGAGGAAAAACACATTAATAAAAAAATTGAAGCGATAAAACAATACTTATCTCAATCTCATAGACCCTATGCTAACGAAGAATTCGTAAAGTCATTAGCTAGAACTAGGGGGGTACAGATAAATACTTTATACGCTGAATGTTTTGAAGTAATAAGATGGATACTATAACAAAAACAAAAAAATTATGAAAATGAATAATATATCAGAAAAAGCAATTATCGGAGAAAACGTTCAAATAGGAAGTTTTTGTGTGATAGAAGAAGATGTTATCATTGGTGATAACACAATTATTAAAAATTATGTAGAACTTAGAAAAAACACCATCATTGGTGAAGACTGTTATATTGATTCTAGAGTTTCTACTTCAGGAAATTGTAAGATTGGTGATAGAGTTACACTAAGATATGATTCAATAATCGCTAGAGGAGTAGAAATTGGTGATGATACTTATGTTTGTCCTAGAGTTATGACGAATAATTTAGATTCAGGAAAAATACAAATAGGTGGTGCTAAAATTGGTGCTAAATGTTTCATAGGCACTAATAGTGTTTTACAACATGGTATTTCTATAGTAAATAATACTACAATAGGTTCATTGTCTTTTGTCAATAAAGACATTATGGATAGTGGGATTTACTTTGGTAATCCGGCAAAGAAGTATCATAAAGAAAAAGAACTTTATGAAAGTAAAAGTTAAGGACATATTAAAACTAGGTAATGTAAAATTTAAAGATGAATGTGTTTTTGAAAATCTTAGAATTGGTAAAAAAGAAGATACATCTGAAGATTGTTTATATTGGGTTAAAAATATTAGTTTTTATAATAATTTTGTTAACGGAATTTTAATTATTAGTGAGCGTGATTATAACACACTAAAAAAACTTAAAAAATTAAACCCAAATATTATTCATTTAGTTTGTGAGGAAACTACCTCTAGGTTAACTTATATTTTAATTTTAAAATTAGTTGAGGAAAAAATTAATCCCACAAACTATGTTGACTATCATAAAAATAATTCACCTAATATTACAATAATGGATAACGTTCATATTTCTAAAAATGTTATTATAGGTGAAGGTACGATACTATATCCTAACGTAGTTATCCATAGTAATGTTACTATTGGTGAAAATTGTATAATAAGAGAAAATTCCTGTTTAGGTACTAACGGTATGGGATTTGAAAAAAACACAAATGATGAGTGGATTAGATTTCCTCAGATAGGGGGGCTTATAATAGAAGATAATGTAGAAATTGGTTCACATAGTGATATTAAAAAGGGTGCATTAGAAAATACTATTATTAAAAAAGGTTGTAAATTAGGTTCTTATACTAACATTGGACATAATTGTATAATAGGTGAAAATTCACTATTTACTTCACATTGTGTAGTTGCTGGTTCTAATACAATAGGTGAGAATTTTTATTGTGGTATAAACGCATCTTTAAAAAATGGTATGAATGTAGGTTCTAATGTTACTTTAGGGGCTAATTCTTTTCTAAATAGTAATGCAGATTCTAATAATACTTATGTTGGAACACCAGCAAAAATAATTAAAAAATAAATTATGTCGGTAGAAACAGTTTTATTTTCTAACGACTCTTCCTATGGGGGTATAAGTTTTATTGCTAACCACATAGAAAATAGTTGTACAATATTAGTTAGGTCGGTAAGAAGAGATTTTGATTCTATGATTAAAAATAAATTTTTTTATGAAAAGAATACTAAATTATGTGTTAACTTATTAAAAAATTCTAAAAGAATAATTATTTTTGGTGCAATATCTTTAGATAATATAGAATTAAAAAAATTTAAGAATAAAGAATTAATAATAGTAATAAGTGATGGTAGATTTTTAAAGAAAAATAAAAGAGTTAATAATATTTTAAAAAATAACCCTAATGTAAAAGTATTAATAATGCCTGATAAAATACCTTTTTTGGATAAATCTATTAAATATAAACCATATTTTCAACACATAGGAATACCATTAGATAAAGAAATACAAAAATATGAGGAACTTACTTTTTCTCATTCTCCAGGTTTAAAATACTCTAGTAACTTAAAAGGTACTAAATTTATTAAAAGAACTTTACACGATCAAAAACTAATAGTGATTAGAGATAAAAAATGGAGTGATTGTATAAAAATTAAAGAAAAAACACATATTTTTATAGATCAAATGGTATCTACTTCTTTGTCTAAAAAATTATTAGGTTTTAAGGGTGGTATTGGTAAATCAGGTTTAGAGGCTATGTTAGTTAAAAATGTACTTATTACTAGCTCACCACAATTAATCACTGAACCTTTTTTTGAAAACCCTCCTAGTATAAGTATTAATCCTAGTGAATTACGTAAAACCATTGAAGATTTTATTGAAAATCCTGATAAAATAAAATCGATTTCAAAAAAACAGTATGAGTGGACAAAAAAACATACTTCTTTAGAATTTGTTAAAAATAATATATTAAATTAAACTTAAATAAAAAATTTGTAGTGTGATGAATAATAAAATTTGTATATCGGTAGTTGTTAATAAAAATTATGAAAAATATATTCCTTATTTTATTTATTTTATAACTAAATCTTACCCTAATTATTTTATAAAAGTTTTATTTTTAGGAAGTTTATCTGAAAAGACTAAAGAATTAATTAATGTTATTAACAACGATTTAGTTTCTATTGAAGAAGGATTTTTTGCGGGATACCCCAAAGATAACCAAAAATTGAAATCTATTAGATGGGTAATACCTGAAGATGTATTTAGTGATTTTGATTATGTGTATATTGGTGATGTAGATATATTAATATGTAAAGAAACCCCTACACTCGGAGAAACCCATATAACACATTTAAAAAATAATAACTTACCGTATAGTAATTCTATAAGACCTAAACAAAAAAGATTTACCGGTTTACACTTTTTTAAAGTTAAAGAATATTATGAAAAAATGTCTAATATTATAAAACAATACTCAACAAAACTAAAAAATAGAAAACTATCTTTATCCCAACGTTACAGAAATGAACATTTATTATACGATATAATTAACAAAGGTATAGGTAAATTACCTCAAAATAAATTTAAAATAGATATAGGAGGGAGTGGACCACATCACGGATTACATTTAGGTATTTGGAGGGGGTACAAAAGTAATTTACCACCAGCAGTTAAAAATCAGATAGTTAAAGATAATTATAAAAATCATTATAAATTTTATTGTGAAGTAAAAAATGATAGTGTTTTTAAAAAAATTAATACTAGCTATCCTCTTGTAGAGTTGAAGTATATGGAAAACTTTTTTAAAAATATTTAATATTATGGAAATTAAAGAAACCTATATAGATGATTGGTTATTTAATAATAAAAAAATATAATTAATCATATACTTTATTTCATTTTACCCATATATTAATATAAAATAATTTTATATGGGTAGAAGAAAGAACAAACAACTTTCACAAGAAGAGATAGAAGAAATGGAATTATTCCTAAATAGGAATAATGTAGAAGAAGAAAAAGTATTCCAAACCATCTCTGTACACGTTAAGTGTAAAACAGAAAATCAAAAAAAATTAGTTAATTCAATCAAACAAAACGAAATTACTATTTGTAGTGGATTACCGGGATCGGGAAAAACATTTTTATCATGTGCAGAAGCACTTAAATTAATAAAATCTAGACCTAAATACAAAAGAATTGTTTTAGTTAAATCTATTACTGCGTTAAAAGGTGAAGAAATAGGACATTTACCGGGTGAATTAAAAGATAAAATGGCACCAATTATGGAATCTTTCACTGATAATATTAGAAAATTAATTGGTAGAAGTAGGATGGAAAAACTAATTGAATTAGGTGTTATTGAAATTGTTCCCATCGCATTTGCGAGAGGAAGAAGTATAGATAACTCTATAATACTAATTGATGAAGCACAAAACATATCAATGGATAACATAAGAACATTAATGACTAGAATAGGTGATAATTCTAAAATGGTTATTATGGGGGACGTAAGACAAAAAGATATAAGAAATAAAAAAGATTCTTCTTTAGAAATAGTATTGGATAAATTCAAAGATGTTGAAGGATTCGGTTGTGTACAACTTAGAAATCCTAATGATGTAGTTAGAAACCCAATAATAAAAAAAATAGAAGAGGTATTTGAAAAATTAGAACAATGAAAATAGGAATTACGATAGATGGTGTTATAAGAGATTTTATAACAAAATTTGAATTAGTTTATGATAAATATTACCCAATTATTGATGAAGAAACAGGTGAAAATAAAATAATTGAAAGAGATATTAAAGATTTAGATTTATTAAAATATTTCGAATTTAGTGGGGGTACTCAACAATTAAATAAATTTATGTATGTAGACGCTTCATTAGAAATATTTGGTCATGCGGGTGAAGTAAAATTAAATTCCGTTGAACATTTAAACCAATTACATAATATGATAGAAGATATGGGGCATACCCCCATTATTATTAGTAAAGAATTAAACAATAGTAAACCAGCAACTTTATTTTTCTTATCTAAACTATCTTCTAAAGTTAATAATATTAAGTTTGTAAGAGATTATGTAAATAAGTGGGAACATGTAGATGTATTAATTACTGCATCTCCTGAAACTTTAGATACTAAACCAAATAATAAAGTATCAGTAAAGGTTATCAACACATATAATAAAAATAATAATTCTGATTATACTGTAGTAGATTTAAAAGAACTATTAGAAGATAAAAGTATGTTAGAAAAAATTTTAAGTACTGAAACAATTGAATATGAAGATATATAAGTAATTTAAGGTTTACTTATTCGAATAATAATTTACATTAAAAAAAAAGATTAAGATGGATGATATTTTATTAAATGTGGGGGGTAAAGAATTTTATTTCGATATCGATAAATTAGCAGAACAAGTACAATACGGTGTTGAAACTAAATGTGAAGAAGTACCAAACGAAAATAACGAAGAAGACTCATTATCGTCACTAAAAATAGATGTCACCAAATATGAAATGTATAGAGATTTAATTGGAGCAGTATTGAGTTACAACGATGTAGTAGACGATAAATTAGGTATGGTAGGTCTAAACCAATTACCAATACCATTTAAATTATCATTTAATACCTTATTAATGAAGGGTATACTAAAAGAATTATAACAATAAAAAAAAAACAAAAAAAATGAGTGACAATCAAAGCACAGTAAAAGACACTATTCAAAAAATAGTAAACAAAGATTTTGGTATCTATTTTTTTACTTTAGATACTAAAGGGAATCCCACCGCAGGTGTGGCAACAATTTATGAACATGTTAAAACATTAAGGGAGTTTGGGTTTAATGCTCAAATTTTACATGATAAAAACGATTATAGATTAAGAGGAAATGAAGAAGGTATGGGAATCGCAGAATGGTTAGGTGAAGAATATGCTGAACTACCTCACGTTTCTATAGAATCTCAAACTTTACAAGTAGGACCACAAGATTTTGTGATAATTCCGGAAGCATTTGCAAGTATAATGAAACAAACTGTTAATTTTCCTTGTAAAAGAATAGTATTCTTACAATCATATGAATATATTTTTGAAATGTTAGAGATTGGTGAAAATTGGAATGCGTTTGGTATTAATGAGGTTATTACGACAAATGAAAATTTAAAGAAATATGTAGAATCTATCTTTAGAAATTTAGTGACAGAAGTTATACCTATTGGTATACCAGATTACTTTAAAAATAGTGAAAAACCAAAAATACCTACAGTGTCTATATCGGCTAGAGACAAAAGAGAAATTTTAAAAATTGTAAAAGTATTTTTTCAAAAATACCCTCACTATCGTTTCATTACTTTTAGAGATATGTCAGGATTACCTAGAAAAGAGTTTGCCAAAAGTTTATCCGAATCATTTTTAAGTGTTTGGGTAGATGAATTATCTAGTTTTGGTACTTTTCCCTTAGAATCAATGAAAAGTGAAACACCAGTTATTGGTAAAATACCGAGAATGATACCAGAATGGATGGGGGAAAGTGATGAAAATGGTGCACTTAAATTAATTGATAATGGTGTGTGGGTAACTAACTTAAATGCAATTCCTGATATGATAGCAACTATGGTTGGTTTATATTTAGAAGATGCATTACCTGAAAATGTATTAAATACAATGAAAGAGTACGAAAACAAATATACAGAAAAAGAAAGTAAACAACAAATTAAAGAAGTATATAATAGAATTTTTAGTAGAAGATTAACTGAATTAGGGGTGGTAGACGCTAAAGAGACTAAAAATAATAAAAAAGAAGAAATTACAACAAAATAAAAAAATAGTTATGAAAACAGATATTAGTTTAATTATTCCTATACATAAATTAGATGATAGTGTTAGTGAATATTTTGAAAAAGCAATCAATAGTATAATTGAACAAAAGATTTTACCAGATGAAGTTTTAATTGTACGTTCAAACGATAAAAAGTTAATTAAATTTTTAGATTCTTTTGATTATGGTAAAATTAAAAAAATTACAAAAGTTATTGAAAATGAAACAGGTAATTATGATTTTCAATCACAAATAAATTATGGTGTAGAACAATCTACTAGTAACTATTTTTCTTTTCTAGAGTATGATGATGTATTATCACCAATATGGTTTGATAATGTTGTAAAATATAGAGAATCATATCCTGAAGTTGGAGTATTTTTACCAATAGTATTTGAATGTAATGAAAAAGGTGAGTTTATATCTTTTACAAATGAAAATGTATGGGTACAAAATGTTTCCGAAAATATGGGATTATTAGATAATGAAACTTTACAAAAAATACAGAATTTCAATTTCGATGGGATGGTAGTAAATAAAGAAATATTTCAAGAACATGGTGGATTAAAGAAACATATGAAGTTAACTTTTACCTATGAATTTTTATTGAGATTAAGTTACTTAGATGTCCAAATTATGGTGATTCCTAAGTTAGGATATAAACATATTAATAATCGTGCTGGATCATTATTTGATGAATATAAAAACACTGTTAACGTACTTGAAAGTAAATTTTGGGTAAATAAAGCTAAAAAAGAATATTTTTTCACTGAAGATAGAGAAATAACATACGATGTAGAAACCACTTAAATGTCTGAAGAAATTAAAAAAAGAGGTAGGAAAAGAACCACTAATTTATATTTCGGACCTGAAGAGGAAAAAGCAGTTGTGGAATTTTTGACTTGTGAGGATGAACACCAACGTAATAAAATTTACAATAAAAGTTTACGTGCTCCACTTAATAAGATGATAGAATCAATCATTAGACGTTATAAACTCTATAGAAAAGATATGGAGTTTGAAGATCTACATGCAGATACACTATCATTTTTAGCAATGAAAATGAATAAGTTTGAACCTGAACAAGGAAAAAAAGCTTATTCATATTTTGGAACTATTTGTAAAAATTATTTATTAGGACAATTACTTAAATCTGATAAAAGAATGAAAACAGATTTAGCATATGATGATGTTTATAAATCCGTTGAAGAAATGGATGATTATCAATACACAATCGAAGAAGGTGATAAAACGCCATTAGATGAATTTATTAAAGAAATTTCTGCAAATATTAAAGCAGAAATAGAACACGGTAAATTAAGTGAAAATGAATTAGCAGTAGGTAATGCTTTAATGCAAGTATTAGATAATTGGGAAACTATATTTGAACAAGTTGAAAGTGGGAATAAATATAATAAAAATTTGATTCTTGCATATATTAGAGAATTGTCTGGATTAACCACTAAAGACATAAGAGTGGCAATGAGGAGATACAAAAAGATTTATTCGGCTTTAAAGGGGTTTAAAATAGATAAAGGTTTATTATAATTTTAGTTTTCCAGTATTTATATAAAAACAAATCTTATGGGAAGACCAAAAAAAACTAAAATAAATTTAGATAAGGGAAGTCTCCAAGAGTTTATGCAAGAAATTTATAATGATTGTGTGAATGTAATGAATAGTGCTCGAAAAGAATTAAATGAGAGAAAAAATAGAGCTGAAATTGAAGACATAAATGATGAATCTATGATAGGTAAAGTAAATAATGATACTTTGAAAATCATTGAGGCGACTATTGATAGAAAATTAGCTTTAGCAAAATTACAAAGTCAAATAGTAGAAACTGATAAAAAAGAAACTAACAGTGAAACTAGTGATAATTCATTAAGTGATGAGGATAAAAATTTGTTAAGAGACTTATTTAATGAGAAAAAAGAAAAAAATAACACTGATTACGAATTAGACTAAATATAAATGGAGGATCCTAATAAATTAAATAAAATTTGTAGTAAAATTGAAACTATAAAAGAGCAATTAGCCATTAAACAAAAAATAATGGACGAAATTAAAAAGTTAAAGGCTCAATGTAATGGTGCACCATCATTTACTATAGATGCATCTTTACCTTCTCTTAATATTAATTTTGCAATATTTTTCTTTCTTAAAGATATATTAGCGGTGTTGGGTGATTTAAAAATAGATGAATTAAGGGCAAGAATTTTAAATTGGTTGGTTTCAGTCATAAAACCTCTTCAAATAAGATTAGCAAATTTATTTAAAATGGGTATTCGTTCATGTTATACATGTAAGGTACAACCTACAATAGGTGAATGGTTATTTCTTACTAATCCTACTACAGGACAAGAAGGAATTGGTTTTAATGTAAAAGTAGAAGATATTGATGAAAGATGTTTACTTAAAATAAATCCTAATAGTGAAATAGGGAAATTAAAATATGATTATGGTTTTAATTCATTTTTATGGAATGTAATACAACAAGCACCTGCTACTATTCCGTGGAAAAACCCAAAAAATGGTAGAACAATTGCACATTTTACTTTTTTAGAAAACGAATCAACTGCCTTTACTGCAGGATTAGCTAACAGTCCTCAAACTACTAAAGCAGAAAGTAATGTCATTAATATGAAAATTGATGATTACTATCATAATAAAACTTTAACTGATTTTTCTACAGAATACATTGACAGTATTTTACCTTTATTTGATATTGAAACGTTATTTCCAAATTCTATCGACAGTGTGTTTGGGACCCTCACTAAGAATTTAAGAGATAAAAAAGGTATAAGTGATTTATGTGTTGAAAAAGAAGCAGAGGCAGACGCATATATTAATCAATTAATAGAATTCGGTATAGATGATAAAGAAGTCATTGTAGATGATTCATTTTTTGAGTTTACACCCAAACAAGTTGTTAACATTAAAAAAGCAGTAGAAGATAAGAAAAAAGGACAAATGGTTTTTACTGATTGTTGTAATAAAAAAACTGCTTCAGTTTCACCAGAAACTTTGATTGATTTAGGTAACCAATTATCTGGTGCAACAGATAATGGTAAAAAAGTAGAATTAATAAAAAGTGCTATGGATAGTATAGTACGACAAACCGGTAATAATGTAGATCCAATAGATCAACAAAAAGCAGGTTTTGAATTCTTTTTAAGATTGTTAGCAAATATAACTACTGAATTATTTAAACTAACTAATTCACCAAAAAATAAATATTTAAATCAACTTATGGAGTATTTAGTGAATGGTGAAATTAAGGGTGGTTTAAAACAATATTATAAAGCAACTAGTTGCATATGGAGAAATATAATTGGTGAATTATTAAAAAAATTATTATATGAATTAATAATACCATGGATATTAAGAAATTTAAAACCTTTATTATTGTGTGTGTTAGGTAAAATATTAAAAGAAAAATGGGCAAATTATCAATTGTCTATACAATCGTTAATTCCTGGATTTTCTAATTTACCTCCTGATACACGACAAAAAATTATCAATGCACTAAAAGGTGTTAAAGATAAGTATAATGATATAACTAACTTTACCAATAATTTAAATTTAGGACCTGTTAAGGCATCTTTAGGATTAGAGGGTGAAGGATTAGGTAAATTCTGTTAATTATGAGTATAACTTCATTAGATACAATATCAAAATTTTTAAGGTCGATTATAAATCCACCTACACCTTTACCACCTATAAGTAAAATACAAATTGGGTTGGGTATGCCAACAAGACCTGGATTAAGTGCTGAAGGAATATGGGCAAGATTAGTGTCTAATAAAACAAAAGCAGGTGTACCTGCAGTACCTTCTGAACAAGATTTAGCGATGGAAAAAGAGAGAATAAATGCAATAGTAGAAGCATTACTAACTGACGCAAAAGTAGAAATAGTAATACCTGAAAATGCAATAAATGTAACTGTATATACACCAGGTACACCACCCACACCTATAGGTTTTGGTATTAATGATATACCTATTATTGGTCAAGTAAAAGGTTCAGGAATAATTAGATAAAATGGAAAAACAAAAAGAAATAATAAAATGGAATGATATGTCTAATACTAATATTAAACATGAATTAGAAAGTATAAAAGAATATCACTCATCTCTTAAAGTACAGATAACTAAATTATTAGATAAAATAGACGATTTAGAAAAAGAATATTTATTAGGTAGTACTATATTAGAAAATAGACAAAAAGGAATTGATTAATGGCAAATGCAAATGCAACATATGATAAGTTAAACAGGAGAACTATACCATTAATTAGAGTAGGTGAAGTTATGGATGTTGATGACCCTAAAAAAACAGGTAGAATAAGAGTTAAAATAGATGGTATAGACAAATCAGATGTGACAGTTCAATCATTACCTTATTGTGTACCACTTACACCTAGATTTTTAAATGTAATGCCTAAAATTGGTGAATTAGTTTTAGTATTTCAATATGAACATAAAAAAGGTGTAAAATACACTGAATTTTCCAGCCAGAGATTTTGGATGGGTCCATTAATTTCTCAATCTAATAAATTAAATTATGATCCAATAGTCGACGCTAGATCAGTAATGACAGGCGGTAAATTTAAATTACCTGATATAACTTTAAGTAATACCGAAGGTGTTTACCCAAATACGGAAGACATCGCTTTACAAGGAAGAGGTAACACAGATGTTATATTGAAAGAGGGACAAATATGGATACGTGCAGGTAAATATATAGACACTGAAGAAAAAAATCAATTTAATGATAGAGATTTAGGATATATTCAAGTAAAATACGGTGGTAATGAATTAGTAAGAACTTTAGAGGATAAAGTAATAACTAATTATGTTTATGATAAAGCAGAAACCTTAATAAATGTTCAAATAGATACATTAAATGTTGATAATGAAGTGTTAGCCGGCAATTTAACCCCTAATGAATATTCTCAAAGTACTAAAAATGTGGTGAGAATAAAAGTTACACAAATAAAAAACAATTCTACTCTTTTTGAACAAAACTTTTTAAACCCCGGTTTTTCAACAAGAGAAAGTGCAATTATTGCCGCAAATACTGCGATTAAACCATTTGTGGTGGGAAAATGGAAATTAAAATCCAACTCAGATGAAATATTAAAAGAATATGGTGGGGAAGAGGCAGTAACCAGTAGAGTGGCATTTTTTAAAGGTAATAAAAAAGAAGTTAAAAAAACCATTAAAGTAGTAAAAATGGAAGCCAATACGGAGAGAAGTGGGAGTGTTATTAATATGGTAGGTAATAAAATTAATTTAATTAGTCACGATGGACCACATACCTTCAATTTAACAAATCCTGAAGAATTAATTTCTACTGAAGAACAAAAGAAAATAAATAATGAAGCACATCCTTTAGTATATGGTGATATATTAGTAGAATTTTTAGAATTAGTTAAATCTTATGTGGCTGGACATACTCACAATTATCACGGAATGCCCGCAACAGAATTACCAAATAAAATAAATGTGTTAAATTTTGATTTAGATAGTATATTAAATAAAAACATTAACAGTAATTAAGATATTTATATATAAAAAGATATGGTAATAAGAACTTACATAGATAAAAATAATACTATAATTAAAAATAGCGACGTAAATACGGGTAGAAATCCTATTGCGGAATTGTATTATGGTGGTAAAACTAGTGAAACAGATTTTACTAGACATTTATTATATTTTGATATAGAAGATTTACAAAATAGATATAATAATGGTGAGTTAGGTGATTTATCTAAAGTTACTCACACTCTTAGAATGTGTAATAGTTCTTTTTTTGATAGAAATTTACAAGCACAAAAAGCATTAGATGAAAAACAAAGAACATCTTCCTTTGATTTGATGTTATTTAGAGTAAATCAAGATTGGGATGAGGGGACTGGTTATGATTATCAAAGATTTATAAAATTAGAAGATGATAACGATATTACTTTTGTACAAAGTGCTAGTAATTGGTTTCAATCTGATACATTAACACCTTGGGTGGATGAAGGTGTATATTCCGCAGAAACGTATTGTTCTTTTAATGGTGATACTGGTTCTACTTGTGAAGGTTTAACTGGATATACTACAGTAACACCTTCAGTAACGGGAATCACAGTTGCAACACAACATTTTGATAAAGGTAATGAAAATATCGAAATGGATATGACTGAAGAAGTAAATAGTTTAATTACTGGTGGTACAACTAATTACGGTTACGGAGTTGCATTCGTACCACCATTAGAAGAAATAATAACTGTACCAGCACAATATGTCGGTTTCTTTACTAGACACACTCAAACATATTATCAACCATTTTTAGAAACTGATTATAACAACCCTATAAAAGATGATAGAAAAAATTTCTATAAAAATAGATATAATAAAATTTATTTATATAGTAACGTAGGAGGTGAACCAACAAACTTAGATAGTAATCCTAGTGTAACAATTTACGACAATGAAGGTAGTGTTTTTTCTGCGATTACATCCGCACAAACTGTACAAGTTTCTACGGGCATTTATTACGCAGAAGTATTTGTCCCTAACTCAGTAGATAGTGGGGTATTATATTATGATGAGTGGAGTGATTTAAAAGTTGGTGGTGTAGACATTGAAAATGTAGAATTATCCTTTGAAATTAAGCCAGAAACGGAATACTATCAAATAGGGAATAACGATTCTTTACCTGTCGATTATGCAATGTCATTAAGTGGGGTAAAAAGAGATGAAAGAATTAAAAGAGGTGATGTGAGAAAAATATTAGTTTCTGCAAGATTACCTTATACAATTAATGAAAGTAAAGTAATTGATAATTTACAATATAGAGTTTGGGTTACTGAAGGAAACGCACAAGTAAATGTTATTGACTGGAGAGATGTTAATATGGCATATCTCAAAAATTACTTCTTACTAGACACGTCTTGGATGATACCAAATGAATACTATATTGACATAAAATTAACTTCAAATCAAGAAGTTAAACAATACACTAACGTAATGAACTTTAATATTGTCAATCAAGTAGACAAATTACACTAATTTTAATCGATTTTAGGGGGTTTTTAACAGTCTTATATGTATATACATATAAGACAGGATTTAAGTCATTTTAATTCTCTTTTACACCTTTACCGTAAATAAACGTCATTCCATTAATTGTAGAACGTAATTTTTCTAGTAACATATCTATAAATTCATAAACACTTTCCTTAGATAAAACTTCAGGTAATTTTATGTCCTCACTCCATATTATACCCTCATCTTTATACTCATGTCCGAATTTATATTCACATTTACCTCGAAGATAATTTTGAGATTTTTCATCTTCATCTTTATAATAATCTAATCGTATTGATGCAGTTAGACCCATATTACGCATCGTCTCCCAACTAGTAGTCTCTATATCCTTTGGTTCTATAATATCTTCTTGAGTAGGTTGAATATATAACATAACACCGTTATAGGTAGACCAAACCATAGGTCTTACAGATAATTTTACTTCATTTGCTTCTTTTCTAGACTCCTCCAATTCTTTATAACTTCTTGGTGGAAAACTTTGATATATAATGCCGGGAAGTACTTCATTTTCACTTTGAGTTTTAACGTTATATTCTACAGGTTGTGTTAGATAAAAATTATTATCTTCATTTTTCTTTGATTCAATGTAGTCGTCTAGTATATCTCTAAATGCGTGATTCATAAATAAATCACTTCTATTATTTTTTTTCCTAAGACTTTCGAACTCCTTAAACAATTTTTCACCATTCCAATAATAGGTAGACGCTAAATCATGTGCAATATCATAAGGAGTTTCAAAATATTCTATTAAGAATGCTGCCGCACCCCACTTATCAAAGTTCCAAGATTTTTCAATCTTACCAGATCCCATACCAAATTTTTGATGAAGAACAGTTAATAATTTTTTTTCTTGTGGTGTAAACTCATCAATAGTGTCAATTAAAAGTGATTCTAATAATACGTGCTTTTTCTTAATAATCATAGTATGCTAATATAATAATAAATATCTATTAAAACAAAAAAAAAGGGTAGAAAATAAATTCCACCCTTTTTAATATTAAGTTGTATTATTAAGATTATCTTAATAAGTTAACATCAAATGTTACAACTCCATCAATTGTTACTGTACCATAGAAACGGTTATTAACCATTTTCTTAGCGTATCTAGTCATGATACCCTTAGTTGGTGCAAAGTTGAATGGGTTTTGTAACGTTGGAGTCAATTGTAATGGTACGTAAGGTGCATAAATGTACCCAGTATCCAATAATGACTTCCCTTTGTGTCCAACAATGATTGAGTTAGCTGGTGCGTAAGGATCTCTATATACAGTGTATCTTCCTCCTAATGAACCAATCTTCTCAATACCCATATTGTATTGATCTTGCTCAGGTGCTGCGTTAGATACGTGGAAGTATTCTAAATCATCAAATATCGCTGAAGCTTCAGAAGAAACTACGATAAAGTTAGCACCACCTCTTAGAGTTGATTTATGAATTTGTGCAGATAATTGGTTAATTCTAGTGATTAACGTCTGATTCCACTCTTTCTGAGTGTATGCGTTAAATCCACCACCATTATTAGCTCTTTTCCATCCGTTGTAATCCCATCTTAATGACCAAGCTGCACCAGATCTTAAATCTCTAAGGATTTCCCTATCGATTTCAGCTGCTACCTGCTCAGATAATAAAGCCGTTAATTCAGCTTCAGCATCAATGTTATGGAATGCACTAACGTCTTGTGCTAATTCTGGCGACCAAGTTGCTCTTAATTTTCTTTCAGTTACCGAAACAACTACTTCATCAAGTTCGAAAGAAACTTCTCCCATTTCAGTTGCGAATTCTAAAGTTGCATATTGCATCCAAGAACCAGAGAATGATAAACCAGTAGTTACTGATCCACCAGAAGCTCCAACATAACCATCAAAGCTACTTCCAGAACAACTAACACACGCAGGTGTAGTTAAATCTAAAGTTACTAATAAACATCCATCAGGATTACAGATATCATTATAATCAACGATACCTCTTCCGTATTTCTGTGCAGTTACGTTAAATGGAATTGAAGCACCTGCCGCGATAAATGTATCACCAGCTGGGTCAACTACAGGACCGTCAGCAACAATTCTTAATGATGCTAAGAAAGATTCTGTATCCATTTCGTTTCCGTCAGGTCCAGTTAATCTTCCAGCTCCAGCAGTTGTGAATCCAGAAATACACATAGAAAGACTTCTGATTGATCCGTCAGCAGCAACTGGTTGGTCTGCAAATGCAGTAACAACAGTTTCACCGTTAGCACTTACAATTGCACCGTAACCTTCAGCTACTTGTACAGTTGCAGTACCTTTAGATGCGTCAAACATACCGTCATTATAGAATACATCATATAATGATTTTTGTAAGAATTCTGAAACGGCATTTCCGCTACAAGAACTGAATACACATTCTGGTAATGAACCGTTAGTTGCGTTACCATTTAAAGGATTGTGATTTCTTCCAGTTGTTTTTGGTACAAAGTAAAATAATTTTCCAATTGGCATGTTCATCGCCTGTACCGATACGATATCGTTAGCCAATAATTTTGAGAATACCCTTCTTACGATAGGGAAAACTACAGTTTCGAAAGAACCAGATGAACCAGCATCTGTAGCTTCTGTTAATAAAGCTGAAGCTTGGTTTTCGTATAACTGAGCGATGTTCTCTTTTACGTGACCTTTTAAACCTTCTAAGAATCCTAAAGAATCCCATTTTCCGATGGTTTTAGATCTGATTTGTTTCAAGTGTTCTAGTCCGATATTTCCAACTTCACCTGAATTTAATAAATGTCCCATTTTTTGAGTTTTTTATTGTTTTGTTATTGTTATTTTTTTTATGATAATTTTCTCATCAAATCTTTAATCGCAGTTATTTGTGGATCTACATATGCAGTAGATTCATTTAAATCCGATTTAGAAGACTTAACAGTCTTATTTACTTTATTCTCTACAGATTCTGTAATTGGTGACTTAGAATCTAACTCACTTTTTACTGATTTGTAGATAGATTTAGATTCCTTAATAGTTTCTGCATTATCAAATCTTTTTAAGATTTCCATCTTTTCTGATTTGGTTGTAGAATGTTCAGTGAATAATCTATTTACGTATGCTAAATTTGTGTTGAATAAAGCAACTTCGTTTAATTTATTCTTGAATACTTTAAGTGCTCCTTTATACTCTTCGTTTTTGGATTTTAACTCTTTGTATTCCTTCATAATTTTTGATTCCGATACTTTTTGTACATTTTTAGGTGTTCTTCTTTTTCTAGATTCTGATACACCACCGTAAGGACTTGCTTGATCCGACCCAGCTTTGGCACCACTATATCTTTGGTAACCAGTTGATTGGTGTCTTTTAAGTTTGTCTTCTTCGATTGCGCCATCACCTTCAGAAACATCTAAATCTACTATTTCTTCATCTTCTTCCATGTAATCTCTATGACTTCTAGACTCATCGCCTTTATTGCCGCCATATTTTCCTTCATACATATCATCACCTTCTTCCATGTAATCTCTATGACTTCTAGACTCATCGCCTTTATTGCCGCCATATTTTCCTTCATACATGTCATCACCTTCTTCCATATAGTCTCTGTGGCTTCTAGACTCATCGCCTTTGTTACCACCATAATGACCTTCATACATGTCATCACCTTCTTCCATATAGTCTCTGTGGCTTCTAGATTCGTCTCCTTTATTGCCGCCATATTTACCTTCTTCCATGTAATCTCTACGACTTTTAGATTCGTCTCCTTTATTACCTCCATAAGGTTGTTCTTCAGAAAGTTCGATTTCGTACATTACTTCTTCGTCCATATGATCGTGACCTTCATATTTCTTGCCACATCCTGCTTCCTCTTTCATACAATCAGACTTTTCGTCCATTTTGTCATAAGATTCTTCATAATGTTCGTCACCTTCTTTGATGTAGTATTCTGCACCGGTTTCGTTATCTGTTAAGTGGATTCCGTCAGCGTCTTTAACAACTTCAACTTCGTCTTCATCGCTCATTTTCTTAAATACTGCGATTACTTCTTCGTCTGATGCACCAGTTAAATCTAATTCTTCTTCATCACCCATATCTAATTCTGCGGGTAATTCAACAACATCTAATTCAACTTCTTCATCATCGTCTCCCGCTAAAGCGTCAAGATCGATATCTAAATCCATTAATTCTGACTCTTCTGAGTCATTTCCAGCATCTAATGCTGGCATTTCTTCCATTTCTTCATCGGATCCTTCCACATCGATTTCTTCAACTTCTTCGTCTTCCTCATTTAAAGACGACTCAACGATGTTCTCAATTTCTTGTTTCATATGTGAAGCAAGCATTTCTTTCGTATTGGCTTTTAAGGCATCCTCTAAAGACTTTGCTTCTAACAAAGCCTCTTCGATGATTGATTTTCTTTTTGTAGCCATTGTAAATTTTTGTTTTTTTTACATTTTGTTATTATAATAAAAAATGCAGCACTATAAAGTGCCATTTTTTTATAAATATGCAAAAAATGATAAAAGTGTGGATTTATTGTGAAATTAATCTGATAAAAAATTATCTAATGAATCGATAAGTAAATCTTTATCTTTATTCTCTTTTGATTCAGACATCTGTTGTTCTTTAGAAGGTGATTCATTATATATCCAAGAACCCGGTGTTGATGGTGATGTTACCACATCCCAACATATTAATTCAAAGTCATCTTGTACAATATTTTTACCGTTTTCTTTTTTCAATGAACCGACACCTCTCGATGATACACCTATTTTTAAACCTTTTCTTAAAAGATTTGCTACTTGATCACCTTCACATGATATTATACCTTGTGTTACAAATCCTGGTGACATAATAATTTCTAATTTACCCATTAGAACATTACCTTCCCACCATAGTTCTGTCACATTATGAGAAATTCTACTGATAGCTACTATTGAAGAATCTGGATGATCCGCTTCACCCATAGCTCTTTTTTCTTCAATAAGTTTCATATAGTTTTCAGATTCTTTTTTAAGTATTTTTTCAGGATATACTCTACCGTTTCTATTCTCCACATCATATTTTTGCATTACTGCATAAACAACTAAAGGATCTTCGACTATTTGTCCACCTTTAGTTAGTTTATTTATTTCGTTAATGAAATGTCTATTATCTTTAGGAGAGATGTATCCCGCATCATATTCTACTAAGATACCTTTTTTATTTAACTCATTGTTTTTTAAAATTTCCATAATATAGATATACTTTACATATAAATATACCTTTATTACAAAAAAATTTAGTTTTTAGTTTTATAAAAAGTAAAGTGGGTATCTGTATCTAAACAATCTTTTATAACATCTTCTATTATTTGTGTAGAAGAATTTACTATTGTAGGATTGTTAACAGGAATAGGTTCTTTTTGGAATAATGTTATTTCACAAGACATAAAACTTCTTTTTGTTGGTTTTATACCTGATGATCTCATATCTAAATCTACGATATATTTACCTCTATGAAATTCATTTAAATTATAACTATTGATTTTATGTTTAATTCTAGTTCTAATTTTATTAATTACATTTTCATAGTTTAAATCTATATCGTATTTTTTTAATTGTCCCCAAGCGGAGAGATTTATGTATATTGTTTTTGGATTTTTATTATCTACTGTCCCAACTTTTATTTTATAATTTGGGTTTAAATCTAATTTTAATTCTTTTCCTCGTTTCATTCATAGTCAATTTCTTTTATGTTATTTTAATACAAAGATAATCATTTTTATCAATGATGTCAAACTATGCATAAAAAAACCCACTGTTTAGTGGGTTTAAATAGATTATTCTGTTACAGAATTTTTTAGATTATATATACTATCAATATCTGTTGGGAAAGTTTCTTTATTAAAAGACATTCTTAATAATTTATCTTTTACTTTTAAAAGTTTGTCTTTTAAGTCTAAATCTGTATTTTCACTTAGACGATTATCAATAATGTCTATACATTCATTTTTTAATGAAGAATAAGTTTCTTCTTTTTCTTCATCGTTACTGTTAAGAACATTTTTGATAATTTTCTTTTCTTCTTCAGTAATATTTTCATATTTAGAGTTAAATTTATTAACTGCTAATTTTGTTAATACTGAAGGTGGTACACCTGCAACATCATATTGTGATTCTACTTTAGTTTCTTCTTTTAACATTCTTTCTTTAAAGAAATTAATTGATTCTTGTATTCTCTCGATGTTGGTAGGTGTTTTAGTGGTATTACGTAATATATTAATATGAGAATATATTTCTTTATTTTCTTTAACTATTTCTTTATCACCTAAAATTTTATTTAATTTATTAAGCCCTTTTGATGGGTTATTATCTTTTAATAAAGATATATTCTCCTTAATATAATCTTTAGCGTCTGATTCTGAAGTAAATTTTTTAGTAGTTAAGTTCTTATATATAAGATATTCTTTTTTTAAGTTAACATCCTCTTTTAATGTTTGTACGTATTTTTTGAATAATTTTTTACCTTCTTCATTTTTATTTAAAATTGATTCTGATAAAATATTATTAAAAGTATCTTTTATGTATCCAAAATTAGTCATATTCTTTTGTTTATTTATAAATATTAAGATTTAATAAAAAGTTTACTTTTCTTCATTATCAATAATACTATCAATTTCTTTAGACATTTCTTCTATTTTAGAATTTATAGTATTAACTTCATCATCTAAATTCTCAACATTAAAAACTTTTTCATCTTCATCTATACTTTCCATAAGTCTTTTAAAGTACATATTCTGATATTTTTTAACTTTATCATTTAGAATTTTTTGTTGTTTTTCTTCTAATAATAAATTTTCTTTTTTGTCTATTGATTCTACTGCTGCGCTTGCTTCAGCCGCTGCCGCTTCTCCACCTGCGTCAGTAGCCGCAGCATCATCCATACCGCCAGCTAAGTCTGCACCAAAGTCAGATCCACCTCCGAAGTCATCACCACCAGTGTCTCCACCCATATCACCTCCTGCTGCGTCACCTCCAGATTCTCCTTCAGCACCCATTGGGTCACCATATAATGTATCAACTCTATCAAAGATACCTGTTTTCTTAATTACAGTAGAAGTTTGTTCCATTTCTGCACTAGCTGCTTTCTCCATTCTTTGTTGTTCTAAATCATTACGTATTTCTTCTTCGGACATTCCTAATATATCTCTCTTTGCTCTCGTCATAGAATATGCCCCAAACCCATTACCTGCATCCGCTACTGCATCTTTATATAAAGTAACCTTTAACTGAGTTTGTTCTATTTTTAACATTTCCGCTTGTGTAGATGGGTTATTAAGTGTTAAAGTAAAATTTTCTAATTCATCCTCTAAACCTAAGATATAAAGATGTATAATTGCAATTTTATTTAATTCTTGTATAATTGCTTGTTGTACCCTATTAATTGTTCTAGAAAATCTAATATCTTGTAATGCTAAGTTTTTACCTTCTCCTGTCACTTCTTCAAAACCTAAGAATGGTTTTGGTACTCTTAATGCCGTAAACAGTTTCTTTTGTAAAAATTGGATATCAGCAATTTCGGATAGATTAGTTGCACCTGGTAAAGTATCTATTGGACTAGGTGCGTTCTGATCTCTCACTGGTACAAAATAATCTTGATCTTGTGCCATTTGATTGTATCTTGTATCTATCTGTCCAGTTTGTTGGTCGATAACAGGACTTCTTTTAAAGTTATCTGCAATCTTATTAACATATGCTGGTACATCTTTTTCATCAATGTTCCCAACAAATATTTTAAATATTCTTCTTTCTGGTGCTCTTGTTACTCTATATATTAACATTGCATCTTCTGAAAGTAATAATTGTTTCCATATTCTTCTTGCTTTTTCTAAGATAGATGTACCATAAGGTAATCTTCTATCGTCACCTAATAATCTAAAATGTGCTATTTGCCATGCATTAAATTCCATATCTTTTTGTCCCCAAACAAATTTAACTGGGTTAAATTTATCTTCAGTTGATAAATTAGAGTTTTCACCAAACCCATCATTCTCTTTACGAGTTATTTCAATATTAGGTAATTGTTTTACACTTTGTACCCCATTTTCACTATCGATTGATAGGTATAAGAAGTTATCACCATATTTACAAGTGTTTCTAACCCACATAGGTAAATTAGTATGTATATCTAATCTATTGAAGAATAAATCTTGTAATATTCTTCTAACTCTTTTACTTTCTGAAAAAATATTTAATATTTTACCATCCCCATTAGGTGTGGTAGATTCTTCCATAAATATATCTAAAGCTGCTGCAATTTCAGGAAAGAATTCCATTCCCTCAAAATCTGCATAAGATGCTAATCGCGTAGTTTCGTAATATATTGAGTGTTGATATATCTCATTATCAACTTTTTTCCATTGATTCGCTAAATAAGCGTCTTGTTGTTTTTGTAGTAACTCATAATCATATTCTTCTTTTGATTGAGTTTTTAGTAACTCTTTATCATTAATAGAATATCTAGATTTACTTTCCGCCTGTTTTCTTTCAGGTCCGAATAAGTCACTTAACTGTTGAAATACTGTTTTTCTTGCCATTTTATTAAATATCTTTTTACTATTATAATAAATATCTAGTAAAAACTAAATATTACTTTATACCAAATAACCAATTATATTCGCCATTATCGTTATTTCCATTATTTTGTTTAGGTTCATATGTTGGGGTATTACTATAAAATGGATTTACATGTGTTTGTTTAGGTGTGATTTTATTACTACTATTACTCACAGTAGTCCAACTATCTAACATTGCCCTAGTTTGGTTTTCTATCTGTTTTAGTTTCTTAAAAGTAGTTTGTACCACAAATATTGGCATTGCTAATGCCATAATTATATCGTCATGATAACCATCCATATGATCTGGTCTACCATTTCTATATACAAATGTTTTTAATTCTGATATTAACCTTACTGATCTTATTATTGTTTTATTTTCTCTAATGTGTTCTTCCATATCACTAACCATTTGAAGTCTACTACTCCCTACATTAAAACCAGGTACTTTATCACCTTGTTTATATAATGTCTTAGCATATTTTTCACTTAATTTTCTACTCTTAGGATCATCATAATGTAAATGTTTATAATCCATTTCTAACAATTTCATAACTGTAGAAACTCCCATACCACCTGTAATATCTACTACAGTATATGCGTTATATAAATTACCATATTTATAAACTATTTCTGCTAACAAATCTGGTGGAAGTTTATATTTGAATTCTGCCACTTGTTCTAAACCATCAAAATCTAAAATAACTATAGTAGAACTATCTTTACCATCACCTCTAGATACATCTACACCCATAATATATTTATGTCCTTCTTCGGGCTCTTTCCAAATCCACATTGATTTTTCCATCTCTGCCTTATATTTTGGTTCTTTTACATTGTTTTGTTCTTGAAATTCTATGTATTCATCATCTATAACATTACCCCCAGAAGAAACAAAAGATACATCTAATTCTTGTGCTATTTGTTTTTTATCTCCGTTCATATCTCTACACATTTCTTCATACCACGGAGAAGAACCTTTCCATCCATCATTAACCATTACACTATAATCTTCTATATCTATACTATTGGTTTCGTATGTTTTACCACTATATTCCCATCTTAATGTTTCTCTCCCCACTGTTTCACATTCAATTACCTCATCTTCCCCTCTTAACCACCTTAAACCTCTGTTATATCTTATATCTTCATGCCACCTCATTTCAATTATATTGAAATTATTATCACCTTGTTTTGCACCATCGTATGTTTTATAATATAATGCGTCTTGCCCATTAGGTGTGGAAATTAGAGTTACTTTACCACCCGTACCTAATGATGTTAATGCAGCACCAAATACCTCAGCACCATTATCGATAAACGCAGCTTCGTCCATAATTAAAAATGTTGGTGTATACCCCCTTAACGCATCTTTAGAAGTTGCTAATGCTTTTACTTCACATTGTGTATCTTTGGTTTTAATATGCCCTTTTGCTTCAATAGATAAGTAAGAGTCTCCTTCACCAACTCCCCATACCCACGCAGGTATCTGATCTAAGAAATCTTTTATTTTTTTTAAAAACTCTTGTGCTAATGTTTGTTTATTGGCTAATACTAGTACTTTCCAAGGATTATTAGGATCACCAAACGCAATCTTTGCGGCGATATATGCTGCAGTAGTTGTAGATACACCTGCCTGTCTTGGTTTAGTTACAATATTACGATTATGTTTTTCATATGATTTAATTATTTC